TGACTCACGAGCCAGCCCTCTCCATGCGAGATCAAGTTCAGATCCCAAGGACCAATCAGCATGCCCGCAGCCGCCTGAATCAGGATGCAGCCTGGCCGCATCACCGTCTTGTCGAACATGACAGTCAAAGGGAAGGGCCCGCGAGGAGTCGGTAACGAGCGGATCTGAGCCTTTCCCATTCCGTGTGCCGAATCCTTCTTTCTTTTTTGTCGTACGCGTGCAGTTCCGTCCATCTGTCTGTCTCCCTTTTGCTGAATGTTGATCGACCCACCGCTTCGAGCTCGATGGGCAGTTTCCACCAATCAGCCCTTTCGAAGGTTGGTCTATTGTCGTTGTCCAGAAGACCAACCAGCCGACATCGTCGGTAGCCTTCCTTCCACCACCTCGTGCTCCAGTAGTACGGGTAGCTGCCGAGCGCCACACCGTCTCCGACGACCCTCATCATGGTCCACTCTTGCCACTTCACGACGCGCTCGTAGTCGTACCGATCAAGCACCTCCTTTGCGAGCGCGCGCTCGAACTGGAAGAGCATGTGCTCCTCTGGCTGCTGATCGATGGTCGAGTACGGCGCCTGCGTGATGACGTGTACAAGCTCGTGCAGGTATACCTCTACACCTGCCTCAAGGCCACGGTTCGTTGCGAAGACGACCGTTTCTTCTTCTGGAACGCACCCGTGCACGTACGGGCCGCGGATGTTCTTCTGCATGTCACCGAACGGCTTCCACTGAATCGTGACGCCGTACACCGTCGCGAGCTGGTTGATGACGATGTCAGGGTTCCATCTCTTGGGCGGTACCCGGTACCTCACTCTTTCCGATGCGGGTCCGCCTGTATCATCAGACCCATCATCGTCGACGCCTGCTCTCGATGAGCTGCGTAGTCTGGGTGCTCTTGCAGCTTGCATTCCTTTGGATTTTTGCACGGACATCTCCCACGCTCGCTTCCGCTCAAACACGTCATGCGGCAGTAGCTCTCAAAGAGCTGCTCGTCGTCGTAGTCATTTGGCTCGCTCATCTGTCACCCACGTCGTGGTGAAACACGTCGTAGTAGTCAGCCGCATCATCGTCGTCGTAGGCGAAACCGAGAGCGCGATAGCGTTCCTTTCCCTCTTCTCGCTTGCGGTCCCGTTCGTCCCAGGCTTCGTCCAAGCTGGCTGAAACAAGCTCCAGGAGGTCGCCGAGCCCGAGAGGCTCTGGGCTCCGCAAGCGATTGCGCAGACGCATCTTGGTGACCGCTCGGCGCGCCTGTCCCTTGAGGGACTCTTTCGCCCTCTTCACGATATCCATGACCAACCTCCTTGTCGTTCTACTTCTCGTAGCCGACGTCGTTCAGGAACGCTTTCCCAGTCGGAGACCCGAGCCACTGAATAACGGTGGCAGCAACGATCTTGTCGCGCTCGCTTGGCTCCGGTGGGTGAGATCCGTCACCATCGCCAACGTAGAGGGCGTGAGCAAGCGTGCTACCGTGCCTATTCCACCTGTCCCACCACATGGCGAACTTGGCTTCCTCCGGATTGCTCTTGAGCCGATGTGCGTTCAGACCCGCAACCTTGCTCATGCGACACCGACCATGCCGATGCATCCGAAGTCGATGACGACAAAGTCCGTCTCCGGAAGGACCAGGTTCATCGTCTGAACCTTCTCTCCGCTCACGTGCTTCTGCCAAGCCCTGTACGCCCTGACGCGACGCTTTCGTCGTCCCTTGTTGTCGTCGAGAGCGTGCAGATCTCGAGCGAGCTGGAGCTCTCTCTGGAGCTTGATGCCCACAGGGCAGTGCACGCCCTTGGCGCAGCGTCTGCACATAGGGGTGGCTCGCTTCTTATCCGGTGCCCTCTCTTCCATCGTCCTTCTCCTCTTCGTCGTCGAGAATCAACTGTCTCGGATTTGTCTTGCCGTTCACGAACGTTTCGAGCTCGCCCTTGGCTCTGGTCACCAAGTATGCCGCACGAGCGAACGCAGTGGAGCAGCCTTTTCGGTACATTGCTCGCCACGTCTTGAACACCGGAAGCATGACTTCGGCTGGGGCCGTGCCCCACATCTCCATGTTCAGCCTGAAGTGCTGCGCTTTGCCGGCCTTCATGGCGCTGACATGTGCGCAGTTCGAATCCTTCTGCTGAACGAAGAAATCGTCAGGCCCGAGCCACTGCTCGAATGGGATCAGCACCTTGTGCTCCTTCCACATACGGCGAGGCACGAGTCCAAGGATTCGCGACTCTCCGTCTCGTAGAAGAAACAACTCTGCGTAGTACTCATCGAGACCGCCGCAATCGACGAACTCGATCTCGTGCTCCGCGCCTTCCAGTCCGTTGTCACGTACAAAGACGGTCACGGCTGACGATCCCTCATACTGCTTTCGTACACTACGAAGGAGCCACGTTCCAGTGCAGTTTACAAGTTACGACTTGTGATCCCACTTAGAAGGCTGGCGTAGGCTCTCCGAGAGCTTCCGTAACCTCTTTGGGCGGCGGAGATGAGGAGAAGGTGGGGTTGCTCACATGGTAGACCGACTGGCCGTTGTGGAGCATCTTCCATAGCATGTCGGCCGTCTTCAAAAACTGCATCAGCGCCTCCTCCGGGCCCACCGGGGCAACAAGGAACGCGTACGGCTGAGCAAGGTTCCATCCCTTGGTGGACGCGACGAGAGTCTTTGCCTCGGTGGCAAGGACCCGTCGATCCGCTTCCTTCACCGGATCTGGCAGGTCGCCGGCGAACAGTCCGAATCGAGTCATGATGACGTCGTGCAGCTTGGCTTCGTGCTCCAGGTACATCTCCCCTATCCTGGTCCCGATCTTGAGCGGGCTAATCAGATCTCCGAGGTACGCCTCCGCGGCGTCATGCAGAAGTCCCTGCATCGCCATTAGCGGCCCGTGCGATCCGAGCAGGATAGTGGCACAGATCGTCGAGTGCTGCGCCACCGAGTAGAACCTCAGACTGTGTCCGAGGTAACGACACTGTTTCGACAGTGACTGCGCAATGTCGAGCAGGAAGACCTCCTCTGGTCTTGGATCGAGCGGATAGAACCTACCTCCGCTCCACGTCCCCATCCACGGTCCGATTCTCTCGTCAGTGCCCTCACTCATGTCGATCTCCTATCTCAGCCAGAGCCCTTCTACCGATCGATGCTCTCCATCGAGAAACGATCGATACATCGTGATGGCTATATCTCTCAAGTGACCAAGGCTCGAATCGTTATCGATCACCGCATCGAAGAACATGTCGTCCATGTCGTCCTGCATCGTCTCACTGATGTGAACGCTTCTTGCGCCAGTGAGACCTGGTTCCCGGCGACGAACTCGAACAACCTTGTGGCCCAGCGAACGTAGCCGCTTCATGTCGTTCGTGTTACGAACGTCGGTGATGAGCACCGCCGGGATCGGATCACGTGCGACGGTAGAACCGAAGATGCCGTCCGCTGGCGAATACCAGGTACCTTCACTCTCAAGCAACAGCTTGGCCTGAGACAATACGAGGTCGATCCAGACAGGATCGTACAGCTCGCGAAGACCCTCCAGCATGACCTGGAACGTCCTCCTCGGCGTCAGATGCGTCTCCATGACATGGTCGTGATCGCCTCTGTAGATCGCAGCCTTGTGTTCTGCTTCCGCGACCGCAAGCATCTTCGAGCTCAGCGGAAATCTGAGGTCCTGAGCCTCTTTCTTGTTACCCCAGAGCTGCTCGTGCGTAAAGCCGAAGCAGTCTCTCAGGAATCGTTTTCCTGGATCGGACATGGCCATACTGAAGGCGCCAACCTGGTTGCGGACTGCTTCGGCAACAGAGTCTTTTCCAGACCTGGCCTTTCCACTGATCCCTATGATCATTGCCACCACGTGATCTCTGCGTAGCCTGTCCCACCGACCGCACCAGCTCCACCGCTACTGTTAAATCCACCGATCTGGTTTCCGCCACCACCAGAGCCGCCTGAAGCACCTGCTCCACTGTTGGGCGCGGGTGACACGCCATCAATACCGATGGTCGAGGCGAGGGGAACGTTGCTACCGTTGCTACCGTTCTGGCCAGCTCCACCTGGACCGCCAGGACCCGCTCCGCCGCCACCAGATCCACAGCCGCCGATGCCGCCGTTGTTGGCCCCTCCGATGGACAGTGCTCCTCCTGCGTTTCCGTTCTTGCTGTTCGCTCCAGAGGCGGCGCCGCTGGAGATCGTGGACCCTCCAGAACCAGACCAGCCACCGTCGCCGTGAGCTCGTCTTGTCAGTCCGGCACCGTCCTGGATGCCTGACGTTCCAGTGGACGTTGGAAACTCGACGGTAGCGCTCTTGGCCGCACAGCCACCAAGCGTGATGTACGGGGTGGCCGAGATGCCGAGCGTTCCGCGTCCGCCACCGGCACCTGATGCGGTGTACGTGTTGGCGCCGATCTGAATCGTGGTGTCTCCACCATCGCCTCCGTGACCGCCAGCTCCACCGTTGGTCGCGCCCGCCACGCCCGCCGTTCCGCCCGCACCAAGGGTGACGGTAATCGTGTCGCCGGGGGTGACCGGAACGAACTGGTCTACTTCCTGAGACCCGGCTCCACCAGAGCCTCCGCAAGCCGTTATTGTGGTTGCCCCCTGCTGGCCTCCACATCCGCCGCCGCCGCCGCCGCCGCCTCCCCAGAAGCGAAGGTGCATCATGAACACATTCGGCGGGACGGCGAACGAGCCGGATGTGGTGAACTTCTTCTGCTGCGGTCGAGCCATGTTCTACCTCATCAGTCTACACATTCAGCAAGAAAACAAGTGCCAGTCAACGCCATCTGACTTCAGCACCCAGCGACCACCTGGCATGTTCAGCTCGTAGTCCGCTGCTACGCCATCGATCTTCTCCGTACCGAAGCGCGTCAGCGTAATCCCTGCGCCCAACGCCAGCAGGAACGAGTTGTCCGCCATCATCAAGCTTCGACCCTTGAAGAGAGCCGGATTGATGAGAGCATACGTGATCGATCCAGCGGTGAAGGTGACGAACTTGTCGTGCCCACCGGCACTGTCCATCGTGTCGGCAATGCCGATGGCGCGCGTGATGCCGACAACGCTGTCAACCTCATCCCAGCCGCTCTCTGTCCAGTTCGTGTCGTTTGCAGCGAGGCGTACGTAGCCGATGACATCGGCTTGGGCATTCAGGAACCCCACGGACAGTTTCACGGCCGCGGTGCCTGCGGTGTCTTTTGCCCATGTGAGCGTGACGTTCACGGTTGCAGCAGCATTCACGGTAACGATGAACTCACCAGTCATCGAAACGTAGATGCGCGTCTTGGTCGTTCCGGAAGTAGGGACGCTCTCCCAGATCAGTGACACTGGAGCGACTCCGCCAGAGGCGTCGTGCGTGGTTGTGAGCGTCGGATCAAGAAGACTGGTCTTTCCAGAACCGAGTCTCATGCGTCCGAGCCATTGCAAGATCGGATGGTTCACGGTCCCGGCGTCTCGACGTCCCGCGTTCACAACCGCCTCTGCACCCGATGCATCCAAAGCGAGAGACAAAGCTCGAGCGAGGTCAGCAACGGCTGCTGCTCCACCGTTGGCGGGATCTGGCAGAAGCTGGAGCGCCGTGGCCATGACGCTCTGTGCGACGTCTTTCTTCAATACCTTGGCGGGCGTACGCGTGTCTGCCCACACTTCTGCATCATCGACACGAACGACGGCCGCATCGCTAGCTGCGACGATGTTGTCCGCAACAATCTCGAAGTGGCTGAGGAAGGCTGCCCCTGACGGAACCTTGAACTTCTGATCGATCTGTCGATAGATCGCATCGACCGCGGTCATTGGAATCGTATAGACGGATGGCGCACCCATATCGACACCGTCGATGTCCTGGTAGTTCAGAACGATCTTGAGCGATCCTCCGGACGGAACCTGGAGGGCTTTTACCTTGAGGCGAACACGCATGTAGTCACCGACCGCGACCTGCGCATTGACGGCCTGACCGATCGATGACGAAACGGCTCCTGTCGCGTTCACCCACTGAAGCTCCATGCTTCGGGATTCACCGCTGTTGGCAGAGTCTGTCTTGATCGGAGTCCAGTAGCTGATCGAAGCGCCCGCCGGATTCTTGACCCAGTACCAGGCCGAGTATGGCCCCAGAGACCCAACCTCCGACTGCTCGAAGCTGCCGTTGCGAATGAGCTGTCTCGGGATGGTGGCGGCACGACCTGCTTCGGCCCACGCCTCCATGCGCAGCCCTGGCGTGATGTCTTCGTCCGCAATGGTACCGGCACCCGGAACGCGGACCGTCCCGAGGATCGTGAGGATCGGCTTCTCTGTCGCTCCAGTAAACTGGTCTACTGGGTACAGCTGGTAGATGCGTAACGCGCCTGTGGTGGTCGCGCTCACCGTGTAGTTCACGTACAAGGCCAGGACGACCGTCTTGTTCGCGAAGGCCGTGAGGTCGATGTCGAAGTCGCCGCCGCTCTTTTTGACAGCGACACCGTGCTCGCCTCCGTTGAGCATGACCTGGGCTGCATGGTCCAGGAACGTCGGGTCTGCTTTCACTGTGACGTGAAGGTCCGTCACGGACGGAACGAGATCGAAGCCTCTGTAGACGCCGCGCGCCGATGTGGCTCCGAGTTTTCGGTTGAGGCCATCGGAGACGTACTGCTCCAGCCAGTGGAGCGTAATTTCGGACGACGAGAACGTCAGCGCATCCGTGGACATGAGTCATTCATACCACGGCTCTTTTACACGGACGATGCTTCGACCTTTCGAATGGCGAACGAACCGATCTTCGTTCTCAGGATGACAAGATCATCATCGAAGGGCCGTGCCTTCTGCGATTTGACGATGTGTGCATACTGATGCCGAGCCAACTCCATAACGGCTTTCATTTCTTCCAGATCGGCCTCGAGGCACATCGTGGGCCAAACGCCACTGATAGCGACACCTTCGCGCGATACCGAGACCTCGCCCGAGTAGTATCCATCGTCGAGCTGGTATCGAACGACGATACCGCTCATGATCGTTGGCATGTCCTTACGCTTCCAGTTCATACGGCCAGCCGATCAGTCACAGACAAACCCTCGATCTCCATCAGCTCCGCCATGTTCGAGTTGTGCGCGAACAGAGACTCACCAGGAAGCGTCTTCCTGAGCTGCTCGAAGCCCCTGAAGTTGCCGGACCATGTCAGCTCTTCGAGTGCTCTCCCCGCGTGCTCGAACGGACTCATGTGGCCATTCGAGAGCAGTTTCGTGGCGAGCTCGATGTCGGCCTTCGGATCTCGCTGACCATCATGCGTCAGGTACGAGACGCGTGCACAACGCCCTGCACAGATCATTTTGATGTCGTCTTCCGAGAAGCCTTCACGCAGAAGCTTGTTCTCGTCTGGAACGAGCGGTAGGTGCCAGCTACCAAATGGCATCTTCACCGGCTTTGCTGCCTTGATGACCTGGAGCATCTCGTGAGCCACCCAGGCAAGCTCGGGCTGGGCCATCGCGTGATCGCGTAGCCCATACCAGTTCATGAAGTTCGTGGCCGACACGAGCACAGTGATGTGCATCCACGGCTCAGTGAGCCTGTTGGCGATCTGCTTGTGAACATTCAGCCCACCTTTGTCCTTCGGCGATCCGAGCTTCCTGGCGTACTTGACCATGAGGTCGCGCGCTTCGAGCCAGATCCTCTTTGCCTCTTCGATGTCCTCTGTCGACAACTCTTGAGCGGCTTGCATGCCGGACTGGTTCTCTCCCCAGAACTTGGGCATAGCCGGATCTTCCGAGACTCGACTGAGCATCTTCTCGAGCGGGATGGCACGCGAACTGGCAGCATTGCGCGAGAACATACGGTGAGTCATGAGTTCACTATGACAAAACCTTGGATAACTTAATTCCCACGTCGTCAGGCGAGCTCCAGTGGGACCAATGGAGTCAGCAATGATCTTGGCTGAATACGGCATCCTCTTTCATCCTCTCTCGAAACTCATCGCCGGTCATCGACGACTTTCAGAAGTTGCACGAGCGGTCATCCTCGTGGTCAGAACGACACTTCTTGCACCAGTATGCGAGGCCATCACGGCTCGCCTTGCATGGGCCGAACTCACTCGTCTTTCGATTCTTCTTGCACTCGTGGCACTCTTTGACTGCCACCATTCCTAGCTTCTTTCTGCGCAGCCTCCGCCGACGCGACGTACTTGTTCACTCGATCCAGCTGATACTTGAGTGTGTCTCTGACTTCCTTCATCCGTGCTACCGGATCGAAGTTCGAGAAGAGCATGTCGACATTCGTCCTCACGGCCTTGATACCGCGGGCGAAGTCGCGCTCCAGGACGTCGAGCTGGTTGCCGATCTCTTTCAGCCGCTTCTCCATCCAAGGAACCTTCGCCTTCGGCGCCGGATCATCGGAAGGTACCGGGTGTCGGCGGCGACCGAAACCTTCACAGGTACAGCCTTTGAACGGGTGATCGTGCCCATACGTACATGGACCAGTACCGTTCTCCGCGTGCCAGCTCGCCTCGTGGCCGCAGCCGCACATCTTCACCTTGTGGATCGTCATTGGACACTCCAGTGTCTACGGCCTTGCATGTGTCTTGCCACTGCTGAACGTGTCGTATCAGGCTCGTCGAACGAGCCGCAAGCCTTGACTGTAGTCGATCCAGCCGTGGTCGTGCTTCGTGTAGAAGCCCTGGATCGTAGAACCTCGTGCAGGCTGCCATCCGTAGATGCCGATGACGCCGTCTTTCTTCACGACGTCCTTGTGCGAGCCGCCAAGCAGCGTGAACGACTTCCCGAGGATCTGCTTGGTCAGCTTCATGTACGTGATGTCGAAGGTGGCTTGCGACGCCATCGTCTTGAACGAGTAGTCCGATCCTTCCTTTGGCGTGAAGATCATCTTAGAGGCATCGACCTTGAGATCGGACGCTTCGTAGATGGCGTCCACCAGCTTCGGTGTCGGGAGCTCGAACCCAAGACTCTCGGCGAGAGTCTCTGCCTGACCGATACCTACGGGTGCAACGTAGAACGGGGCGACCAACCACCATTCGTTCTCCGGACCGAGCACCTGAACGAGATTCTCGGTCGCAGTGGCGATGGCGATCTGATCGTTGATGTCCTGAGGGATGGAGTCGATCACGCGACGACTGGCCTGTCGTCGTCAGTCCAGTCGTACTTGAGCGGCTCGATATCGACGCCAGCATAGATGTGCGGGATCGGCTGCGGCGTCTTGTCTACAGGCTGCTCAGCCCTGATGGCCGCAAGCGCCTCATCATAGCCGGACGCGACCATGAACTTGTCGAAATGCACCTTCATGCCATTCCGATACGCGTCTTCCGGAGCTGTGAAGTAACCCTTCACCTTGAGCGCATGCACGAAGGACTCGACACTTGGACCTTCGGTGGGCGTACCAATCACGTACTTCCACGCAGGAGCGTAGTGCTTCTGGAGGAAGACGAAGTGTCCGTGCATCGCCGTATCCAGATCCGGGTACGATCGAAACCACGCCCCCGGATCGGTGGCAGGGATCTCGACGCGTTGGCCGTTGACGATCTCCCAGACGCCCTTCAGCGCCATGTAGTCGAAGCCGTCACCCTTCACATGTTTCACGTTGCCAAGGTTCCAGTTCCAGCAGCATGCTCCCGCGCCGGTTTCGACGGCGAACTGTGCCCACAGGATTGCCGCCTGGGCCTTCGAAGCTTCCGGCCACACCTTCAGAAGCGCATGAGCGTACTGCGTCATCGTGGGTGTGGTTCGCACGGTAGGAACGAGAGTCTCTACCTTGGGTTCCGGCGTGGGCTCGGCTGCTTGGTCTGTTGTCTGTTCGGTTTCGCTCATGGCCTCAGTCTACCTCCGCTTTGAGCAAAACGTATCGACCTTGTCGCCACCTGGGTGCTGGAGAGGCATGAGGACAAACGCCCACTCCCTACAGGCAAACATAATCGGATCGGACCATGTCTGTGTGACCCGAACCCTGACCTGACTTCTAGGGCACGGCACCACCGCAAGCACTTGCGAAAGAAGCTCCTTGTTCAAGAGGACGCCCAGAAGGCTGCCCGGAGCAAACACATTCGAGTGTCCATCCTCATCTACCTCCCACGTTGGCGTCCCTGCCCACCAACGGATGGCCTCGAACTCATTGCAATCACTCCATGCAGACTTGAACGGGAGCACATCCTCGAACAAGTTGATGAACTTGTCCCAGCTGGCAGCATCGCCGAGCTTGCGCATCGGGTACTCTGCCGGTCCATGCACAGCAACCGCGTAGAAACCGTTGGTTGCGCAGTTGTACATGGCTCCCGCGAGCCTTGCGGAGAACGGGAACCCAAGGATCGATCCCTCTTTGAGGAAAGCGGCCTTGTTCGTGAGCTTCTTCAGTAGCTGAGTGTCCATGCCTTCTCCTTGAAATGCAAATGGCGGCAAGGACCTCTCCTTGCCGCCCTCCTGGTTTGGGTACCCGGTACACCTTTCAGCCGATGACCTCGATGTCCTCGTCGCTCTTGCTACGAAAGAACCACTTCCCGTTGCGGGAAGCGATCGTGACGATCTTCCCGCTCCAGTGGAAGGGCCCGTTGCCACACTTGTCGTGGATCTCCCTCACGATCTGGCTGACCTTCTCCTCGGCCTTCTTGAAGGCATCCTGGGCGTCCACCTTCTCACCAGAGGCGTCTTCGTACGCTTCGAAGAGCTGCTTCTTCTCTCTCTTCGAGATTCCCTTGTCCTCTACTACGGCCGGCAGCGCCGTTGCCTCCGGCTCCGTCTTCGTGGCTCTGCGTCGCTTGATCGTCGTCTGTGTGCCTACTTGTCCCATGACAAACTCCTTGTCTACAAATTCATCGTATCGATTTCTCAGACCTGATCCACCTCTTCTGCCTCTAGTGCGAGCGCGTTGAACCATTGTGCGTAGCTCTCGTTCTTTCCCTCCACAAGTCTCCATGCCGCCAGAAGCATCGCTGGCAAGAGCATGAGCGCGACAGCCGTCTGTCCTTTTGTGGCTGATGTGTACGAAGCCAGAATCGGATGTCGATTCCCATGAACTACATCTTGGAGACCCGAGCCTCAAGCGAGGCTCGCATCTTCTCCTTTGATGATGCTGGCAGCCTTCGGAGCGAGTCGATGATCGGAATGATCTCGTACTGAGTGACGAGAGCAAAGTCATAGCAGCAGGCGTCGCATCCGACCGTGAATGGGGTGGTCCAGCCTTTGTCGTAGCGCGCAATGTCGATCATCGACGAGATGGTCGCGTCGATAGCTCTGTACACGTTGCGGTATCGAGATCAGCCCGCAGGGCCTTGAGGTGTCTTTTTCTGTCCATGACCTTGCTCCATGTTGGCTACGTGCTTCAGCATGTCCAAGCAGGCGTTGAACCTGTGCTCCTGGCCCGTGAAGTTCATCCAGATGGGCGGCATGTTGAGCATCTTGCAGATGTCTTCTGCAATCTCGACACCAAGCATTCCCTTCCAGCTCTCTGGCAGCGTTCCAGAGAGCTCGCTCTTGGCGTCGGCCTCTTTCTTGAAACGCTCACACCACTCATCAAGCGTGAAGACACGGATCGGATGCATGCCCATGTTCACGTTGCCGATCATCTTGGCCTTCTCGTCGTACAGGATGCCGACCTTCTCCAGGTCACATATCATCCAGTCTTCGTAGACGCCGTTGGGCTTCAGCATCGAGATCCATTCGTGCAGTAGAGCGCAAAGCCGTCTGTCCATACTCATGGGAGTCCTCCAAAGGCGGTGACCGAGTCGCGTCTGTTGGGCGAGCCGGACATCGTCGTCCATCAAAGTGTCGCGGACATCAGCCGCATGCGTTGGTGCGGCCCAGTGTGTTCCGTATCGAAAACCACGGGTATCTGTCCGAAACGAACGTAGACCGCCCCCCCCGATTGGGTGGGAGGGGGAGAGTTTGATTCTATCTAGAGGGGGCCGTGGGACTAGTGAAAAGGGCTTGGTTCGGCACCATTCAGTGAGCTCTTTCGCTGACAGAGTGGCTCGATTTCTTCGCACGACTTCACGTTCACGACGCACGACGGGTGTAGGGCATGTCCCTGGCTCTGCGTGTACTCACAGAACTCAGTGCAGGTCTGTCCCTTCGGATGCTCCTTGTCCGGCTGGAGCGGCTGACCCTCCGGGCAATTCAACCCAGATCCATCTTCGCCCCGCAAGTGCTTGCAGGCCGAATCGCAGCTCGCGGTGTCCGTGGCTGCGTGATGCGTAGGGATCTGGTTCGAACCTCCACACGCGATCACGATCAGCGAGGCCACAAAGCAAACGAAGACCTGGGACGCTTTCTTGAACGTACTCATGCCACCTCCTGATTCCGTATGCCTCTACCAAATGGTGAAGGCCTCATCGTGAGCGCTTCATCAACAGACCATCCGATTCTCAGACGATTGTAGATTGTATTTTGACTCAATCCCATTTCCTCTGCCCATGCTGCGTAGCACTGAGTCTTTCCGTTGAGCGTCAGTAGTCGAGTGCTACTTCTATTTCTTGCCTGCGTCTTCCTGGTGGCCCAGCAACAGTTGGACTTGGTGTACGGACCGTCATTGTTCATACGCTCGATCGTGTGATCTTTCGTTGGTCGTTGACCCATGTCTTCCAGGAACCCATCGAACGTCTTCCATCGACTGCAAACCACAATGCCTCGGTCGAAGTAATAACGTCGCTTTCTTTATTCTTCGGAGAGCATCGTCGATGCATTCGCTTCCAGTTGGTGAGGCCTGGAATCAAGCGATGTGCAGCGGTCATACCGTTTCTAGCCATGTTTCCCATCCACCCTCGAGCACGATCAGGTCGAAACCTTCTTGTTCGATGACGTCCGGCGAGACCATTGCAAAGCCATCATCACCCCACGAGTTCGCCCACGAGTTCTCGTCCCAGAAGACGCCCCCGTTCTTGAGCGGATCCCAGCCGACGAGCAGGGTGGCATGGTTGCCAGCCACCGTTCCGTTGACAGGCCTGATGACGTCGCCTTTCTTGTACTGGAGGTAATTCGCTCCGACCGGTTTCGCCCACCACACTGGGTTGCCGACAGCCAGGTTCGCGATGACGTCTTCGACGAGATCTGACCCTGTCGACTTCAGCTTCGCCCAGCCGTTGATCTTGTGCGCGGCAGCGCTCCTCATCGCCATCCAGCTCGGGGGCGTACAGAGGTACGCCAGCTGGTCCGAGTACCCCCAGCACTCAGATGCAGGCCGGCCGACAATCGGAACCTCTGGCGGGACGCCCCACGTCGACAGGGCGGCGGCGGCGAGCGAGTTTCTAGTGCCCGAGTCCTTGTCGATCTCCATCGGCTCCATCAGCTCGCGTGCCTCATAGTACAAGGCAGCCCGAGAGAGAGCTACGTGGTTGGAAAACGCCTCTTTCAGAGCATCTGCATCGGACAGCCCTCGCGCCTTGGCAGCAGCGAAGAACTTCATGACGCGCTTGATCTCTAGCCCACGCGTCCCGGAGTTCGTGACACACGTACCTGCGCCGCCCTGGTCATGCCTGGTCCTGGGACTGAACTGGCGAAGGTCCGATGCCATGTTCACGTACAGCGACGAAATCCTGGTGACCCCGGCTTTGTACTTGGACTCGTAATCCGGAGCCGCGTCGTGCTGTTCCGTAGAGTCAGGGCGAGCTCCTGCCTTGTAGAGCGAAAGATCCATGCATCCTCCATTGAGGCTTTCTTGCCCCTGATGCATCCTATCTCTGACATGAACGAAACCAAAGAATCGAAATGGGCTCGACTCTCAGCTTCCATCGCCTACTTCACAGACTGCGCCAGCGACGGATGCACGTACTGCTGTCACGGAAAGGACGACGATCAGATTCTAGTGAGCATCGAGGACCAGCCGCTACATCAGACGATGGCCGATATCGGGTCTATCGTCGACGGAACCGTTCGACTCACCATCTACAGCAACGGAAACTGCTCGTTTCTCTCAAGCCATGGCTGCGGCATCCACCCTTCAGCTGGGGGCAAGGTTCAGTGGGCAACCGACTGCAAGATCTACCCATTCTTTCCTCTGACCGATGGTCGGATCATCATCATGGGGACGTGTGCTCATACGAGCCGAATTCTCCAGACGATGAACGATGGCAGCGACGAAGTCGAAGCACACGTCGCCACCATATACGAGCTGCTGCACGAGCTCACGCCCGCGGACATGAGGCATCACTACGACGAGATGGTCAACGAAGACAGTCGTCGCTACAACATCGTCCTCAACGATCCACGGTAGCCGTATCCACCACTGACAGTCCGTCGACCGACCTAAACATGGGGGCGATCATTGCATCGTTGACAGGGATCGCCACCGTTCGATTCATGGCCCAGAGGTACGTCTTCACCCTGGTTCTGCTCAGCATGTTTGGCTTCGGGTGCCCTTCAGCGTCTTTCTTGCATCCTTCGCCCGTGTAGATCCCGAGCCGGTCTTCGACCGACATCCACGAACACGCCATGAAGGATTCGCGAATCTTGTGCAGCGCCGCCCTGAAGCAGTTCTTTCGATCCTTGAGCGCCTTCAAGTCGATGATCTGATCGGAGTGCTCGTCCCTCCAAACCTTGCTCTTGCTGTTGGCAAACTTGTACGTGTCGCCTTCGAGCACGAGCCCGCCGCCTTCGGCGTGTACCTGCATGATGCACATTGCCATGCCGTTGTCGCATTCACCCTTGCGACAGTCACCGCTGTCAATCCTCTTGGCGTAGTTCGACTCCCATCGCGAGATGGCAAGCATGAGGAGCGCCGTCCTGGTACGACCAAACTCTCCAGAGAAGATCGGCTTCTCGTTCTCGTCGAAGGCAACCTTCAACGCGTCGAGCGCGATGTCCTCATACCTCTGCTCCGTCTGAGCCTGCGTATCTCCGTTGCCGCGGTGATCGGTCAATGGAACCCAGCCGATCATCGCACTCACAAGCCACACAACGATTGACATCACCAAGTTCATCGTCTCTCTCCTTGTTGTCGTACTGCCCAGCCGGACGCGAGGCCCGGCACCATGACACACGTTCGCGTCCGCATGCAAATCTGCCGCGTGTCAACGAGTCTATGTTTGCGAGATTACGTCACTTGAAGCCGTCGACTTCACCGGTCGACTTCAGCCTGGCCAGCGTCTCTGGATCTTCTGCGAAGTCCTTGATGCGACTCACCACTGGCTTGAAGAGCAGGTTCACGTCGATCTGATTGTCTCGACAGAACCTCTTCACTTTCTCCATCTGGGCAGTCATCTCCTTGTCCATTCGGATCATGAGATGCTCTTTGCCGCCGAAAACGAAGACCATGAAGTTGTACCGAAGGTCGTTCCCGTATTTCGAGAACAAGCCATTCAGGATGGAGGCGAGGTCGTCGACCGTCTTTACCTCTTTGCTCTTCTCGTCGAAGTCGTTGAGCATCTCCTGCGACATGCCCATGTCCTTGAGCGCCTGCTTCGTGCCTCCCGTGAGGCTTGCCCAGTAGTCCTTGTCGGTGAAGGCGTAGAGCCTTTGAAGCTGCTCGTTGCCATATTTCTCGGCATGCTTCTGGTACAGCTTCAGGAACTTGTCGGTGTTCAAACTGCCGCGGAGGTGGTTCAAGCGGAAGAGCATGAACTCCCGGAACTCCTCCTTGTCCCAATTGCCTCCCTCGAAGATCAAGGCTGGAATCGTCTTCCTACCGAGAGCCTTCACTGCTCGCCATCGGTGCTCTCCGCCAACGAGCTGGAATCGACCGTTGTTCAAGCGGACCAGGTGAATCGGTTCGATGAAGCCAGGTGAACCTTCGTGCTGCTCGTCGATCTCTTCTGCGAGAACGTTGAAGGTCTCCTCGTCCATCTCGTTCGGGTTGTCTACGTTTGGATCGATGAGGTCGACCGGAACGTCCCACACCTTGAGCGACTTGCTCTCGGTCACAGGCTCAGCGTTGTGAACCTCAGTCTTGACCGTCTCTATGCGAGTCATCGCAAAGGCCGGAAGACTTGCCCCGGCCAGTGACGGAATTGGGGGCATCGCCATGTCGAACGCTGGAGTGGGCGGCATGGGAGCTGACGGCAACGTTTCGGTAGCAGGCGCCGGCGGGTCCGTAGATACGGGCTGCGTCTTTTTCTTTTCATTCGCCATGTTCAGCCCGTCCTATCGAAGCCGACGTCATCGGCCGCTTCATGCACATCAACTGACTCGATCATCCCATACTTCACGTACATCGCGCGATGTAACAAAACATGCGGCAGAGCCGGTAGCTTGCGCCCATCGTTCATTCCGCAACGCATCCACTTGCCTGAGTCCCATGGAAGCAATGCCCACGGGCATGTGAGGTCGCACCACTCCGGCAACGGTGCGTCGATGACTTCGAGAACACACCCATGAAGCAGTCTCTCGAAGTCTTTCTCCTCGAACCGTGCGTTTTCGGTGAGCCACTCGAACGTCTCCGAAATCACCTGCTCCACGTACTCTGGAGAGGGTACCCGGTTCCCAACGATCATGAGCCCGTGGACTGTGACGTAACGCATGCTGTTGCGCAGACGCGAACGCCCGATGGCCTGGGTCAGGAGTCTCGCGGCTCCAAGGGCACCAATCAGCGCGGCAGCAAGCGCCAGCCACCTGTGACGCATGAAGACGATGGAGCCCGACAATCCAAGCAAAAACATGAACGTTTCGATCACGTCTTCGAGCGGATTCCATAACGAAATCTTGACCTTCATTCTCGGTACCAGCCTCTCGGAAGGACCCCGCTCTCACCCAGCGCGCCCTTCGCCTCATCGTCTTCCCAGCGATAGCCGATGTCTGTCCTGTAGTACGCGCCCGTGAACTTGCAGAACCGAGCAACGCTGTAGGCATGCTTCTTCGCGATGGGAAACGTGTCACCAGCTCCAATGGCGTTGTAGACGCGATCGCCTCTCGTCACCATGCGTTCCTGCTTGTCGAAGACACAGTTCATTCTCGACAGCGTCTGGAAGCCGTAGTCGGCGAAGACGCGACCGTAGATCAGTTCCTTCACCGGACCGGAAACAATGTGTCGGCGGTCACTTTCTCCGGTCATCGCGTAGCTGTCGCAGACCACAACGCCTACACCGTGCTTGTACCGCCACCGGACATCGTCTGGACGAAGGGCCTTTCGGTGCATCCTCTGGACGATTTCCGAGAAGTCCGTGCCGAGCAGTGTCATCGCCAGCTCGAACTGGCTACTTCCAAGTCTGGTCATGAACTCGAAAACCGTTAGCGTGTCTGTCTTCGGATTGTACATGCAGCTCGCATCGAGCCAGCCCGTGTAGCCGACCTCCTTGAACCAAGGCATCATTGGCCAAAAGATTTCCTGGAGCACCCTGTCAGAGACTCCAGCGATGTCGTGCGAGCCCATCTCGCTCGTCTCTCGACCCAGGTCTCCGGTGGCCAACCGCGTGTACTCGAAATCGGTGACCATCGGGATGATCTGGTCTGTTTCGTGGCTGACGAGCACCGAGAACGCGACTTCGTGACCAGACAGCTTCTCTTCGATGACGCTCGGAAACCAAGCGTCTGGCCGCGACTCGATGGCCGAGATGGCTTCCTTCTTCGTATCGTAGATCTCCGCAACGACCTCATGTGTCGTGGAGTCGAGCAGTTTCACAACGCATCCCTCCCACGGGCAGTCGTTACTCAGGAAGGCAAGCGCCTCCTGCTTTGTCCGGACGAGCTCCATTGCAGAAGCGGCCACGCCGTACTTCGACGTAACCGATCGAGCAAACCATCGGTCGTCCTCGAGCCTGGCCGCTTCTCTGTTCACGCACAGCGTTGGAATCTTCTCCGCGTACTTGGACATCCCTCCAGTGATGGCATCGTCGAGGAAACAGCAGATGATCGCGTCCCATTTGCCGCTCTTGATCATCGAGTCAATGTGACCGTAGTACTTGGCCCAGTCTCTCTTCTCGCCGTCACCAAACGGATCGTGATCCGCGGTGGTATGTGCATTCTTCCAAACGTCGTACTCATCGAAGTCCGGGTATCGACGAACGAGTGCGTCTCCGTTGGTTGAACGATAGATGTTGGCTTCGAGTCCGTTCGGTCGGCCCCATGTTCCTGTAACAAAGACCTTTTTCATCACACAATCTCCACGTCGTACGTTGGCAGCGGTCGATACTTGAACAGAAGTTTGATGTCGCTCTTGTAATTTCCAACGTCGACCGTTTCGATTCCAACGCTGATGGCTCTGGCGATCACTTCTTTGTACAGGACTTTTCCGAGTCCTGAGTATTCAGGAAGCGCGTGCCCCATGAATGACAGGATCGATCTGGTCGGCGCATGCTCGACAAACACTTCCGCCGCCGCGAGGCGCTCGCCATCGTAGATCTTGAGGCACCGATAGAATCCCAGCGCAGACGCAGTTCCGAGAAGCTTGCACAAGCCTCCGAGCCTGTTGCCACTCTCGTAGTACGGAACCTCGCCCATCTTGATGGACACAGTCGCATTCAGGTCCAGCAACCATGACAGATCCCGCGCATCAAATAGTGTCGACAGCGATCTACTGAACCTGTCGTACTGGCGAAGTTCTTGAGTCAGGTTTCGGCGACGCTTGCTCGACCAGACCGTGGCCTCGTACTCTTCCATCGATCGATATGGACAAAGATCGATCCGCATCGACGAGTACTCGTCCTGGAGCTTTGGCTTCAAGATCTCATGGGCGCCAGACGTGAACGACCAAAAAGGTTTCGGCATTTCCTCGACGAACTGACAAGCGTCGACCTCGTTCATCGGAAGCGCATCTTGCTCCACGAACGTCTCGCCGCCCCACACTTCAGAGGCTCCGCTTTCGAGCTGCCACGCGAACACATGACTCTGTCGACCAATGAACACAAACGGCTTGGCGCGACCAGTGATGGCCTTTCGATACCAGAGGGTGTCCGCTACGTGCTGCGCGTTCTTCTCTTTCAGATCGAGGAAGAGCGAGTCCACCAAGTGTTCATCTTGAACCAGCATCGGTGTCTTTCGGGCAGAGCGCGTACAGGTGGTACCAGGCATGGTCTTGATCGCCGTGATAGTCGGAGAGCTTGTGCTCGCTCAGCTTCTCCCACCCGAGCTTCGATATGTCGTCGCGACGCTTCTCCATCATCTTGTGTGAGCCTTCGACAAGCTCCATGTCGAAGAGCGTAACAACCCTCTCTTCTTTCATCGCGCACATGAACGACCGCATCATCTGCCATCCGACGTTCATGCGTTGAAACTCTGGTCTGACGGCGAAGTCAGCCAGGTAGAGCATGCGACGACTCTCGTTCTCCGCCATCACGTGCACGAGCATGTAGCCAACCATGTCACTGTCGTCCACAGTGGCTTTGAGCGAGAACCTGAGTCCGTCGTACACGTACAGGTCCGCGATGTTTTCGACGCCCATCACCTTGTCTCCACTGAAGGCCGATATCTCGACAGAGATGATCGATGCGTAGTCCTCAGGAACGAGGTTCGAGATCCTGAACTCTCCGATCTTTTCACTCATCGCTTCCTCTTCACCTTACTCTTCGTCGTACTGCTTCCGTTGGTAGTGAACACGATCTCCCTTTTCAACTCGAACGCCTCGGCGGCTTCGAAGGAGGCAGCCATACCTCTGAACCTAGCGACCACTCGCATACCTTCGAGAGATCGAGGAAACGGAAAGGCATCCGTCTCGCTGGTGTAGCAAGCGAGAGCTCTTACCTTTTGTTCCAGAGTGTCGGTGATGTCGACGAAGACATTCGGATTGAACCCCCACCCTGGCGGAGCTTGCTCTGTCGTTGAGGGGACCTCGTAACAGAGGACCTTCTGCACGTTGTAACGTCGAGCCGTCTTCTCCTTCTGCTTGTACGGAGAAGCGGCGCCGCGGAGCTCGTTCTCGGTGTACTTGTCTTCCCAGTTACCGAGCGTGCGCGTGGCCACAAGCCCAGCCTCGAAGACCGCTCGATGATCTTGGTTCACGTCGCCTCGATGCGGCAGCATCACAAGTGATGGACGGATCATGGCAATGTGCTTCTCAATCGGAACGATGACGTCCGAAAGTGACGTGTCAAGTCGTTCCTCGCGAAGGTGAGCGAAGAACACCGCTTTCGTTCCAAGAATCGCGTTTGCTTTCAGGGCGCAATCGCGAAGGAATCCGATCAACTGCGGATCGTACGAATGCCCCTCTGAACGATCGCACATGATCAAGACGAAGACCTCGTGACCAGCGTTGGCGAGCTTCGCCATGTACCCACCAGCTCCGAGCACTTCGTCATCCGCATGCGGAGCGACTACCAGAACTCTCATCAGAAGAACCTGTCCGGACTCTTGTCCATGACCGATTCATACAACCGTCTCTGTTCGAAAACGAGCGATCTATAGCTAGTAACCGTCGTCTGCTCGCCAGTCTTTCAACCAGCGCGGGTCGATCTCGTCTCCGAGCCGCACGAAGCGAAGGTCCGTGGATAGCCGCGGTTCATCGGTGCGACAGTCGAGCGAAGCATGGATGATGTACGGAGAGTGGCAGACCACGTCTCCAGCCTCGAAGTCGCTGACCAGCCATTTCCTTCCCGTTCGTTCCGCAAGTGCTTGCAGATCGTGGCTGAGGCGCCGCTTGTCATTCGGACTGTCGGTGCGATCGCTCATCGTCTGACGCAGCTTGTCGATGCCGATCTTGTGCGATCCTTCGAGGTACGTGAGAGACCCCGTATCTGCGAGACAGTCCCCGATCGGCACCCAGAACGTGACGACGTCCTTGGTGCCCTGATCGACGTAGCTCAGATCCGCATGCGCCCGCGAGGCAGCGTGTCCTTTCTTGAAGTGACGGAGCGGTCTCCGCTTGAGCGGAACCACTGAATCTATCTGCAAGAGCGCCTCAGAGATCTGAAACATCTCCTCTGGCTTGGCGAACGAATCGAAGACCTCCGACCGAACAAACGAAAAAGCTGGATGGCCTGGCGTTCCATGTGAAGGACACCCATCCGACTTGAAGTTGAACAGGTCGAAGTACAGCTTCCGGATACCGAGTACCCGCTTCTTTGGGAGCAGACCCGAGAACTTCAGGTAGCCGTCCTCTGCGTAGCGCTTGCGAAGCGCCTCTTGATCCCCGAGCAGGTCACTGCTGTCGACCATGGGTGCGGTGCACGACTTTGATAGTGCAACGCCATTCGAGCTGTACATCGATCGTTCCTTCGGTAGGTACGAAGGAAACTCTACAACGCGGTGACGCTTGCATGCAACGAACGTAGGTTACGAGTCGAGCCGTGCTGGCTCCACCCATACCGCTCCACCAGAAGACAGCATGAATGCGTTCGTATCGCTCTCCAGAAGGACCGTGAGCATCCTTACGCCAATGGCTTCAGCCGTGTCCACCGGAACGGCGTTCCCGATTCGCTCGCGCCAGCCAGAGATGCTGTTCCCGGCGAGCTTCAAGGGCTTCCCGTCCACTTCTGTCGGGATCGACTGAAGGGCGGCAAGCTCCAGGGTGGTTAGCGGTCGGTGCCACGTTCCGTCCTCGGCTACGATGACTGGGACGAACGGTGGCTTGTCCGTGAGCTTGTTGATAATCCAGTGCGGACGGTTGTCTCGCGGATCCGCCACGGCGAACGTGCCCGTATCGAGACGAGCGTTGCCGGTGACGGTCTTCGCCACCTCCTTCCAGTCGAGCACTCCGTACGTTCCTTTGTACGGCTCTGCCTTCGGGATCAGGCGAGGATCAGCTACCGAATACGCGCCCTGACCTACAGCTGACCCCGCGGCGATGGTGGAGGATGGCTGATTCCAGAAGTCCAGGACCCCATAGCCATGGTCGTAGCAGACCGCAGGTGGCATCACGATGTTGAGCTTGATGTCCTTGGGGATGCGAGGGTCAGCCACGTTCAGGGCTCCTGAGCCTGGCCTCGCCGCTCCGATGACAGTCTTGCTTGCCTTGTCCCACTCGATGATGGCGTACTTGTTCTGGTGAGTGTTCTGGCTGTTCGAGATGGACGTGACGCGCGGATCCGCGACATTCTCGACACCATTCGAGCCCGGTCCGCCAATCGTCCCCGTTGGTGCGTACCAGCTCTCAACGGCCTTACGCTTGAACTTGGATCGGCGCTCCTGTCCTTCCTCGAGCACGCCCGGGAGATCCCTCCAGTCTCCACCAGCTGGGATGAGGGACAACCGGACCCAGTTCAACCACGAGACCTTTGGAAGAACGTGCATGGGGCCGCCAGCCGGATCATTCGGCATGGGCAGCTTCTCCAGGACTTCGCCGCACGCCTTCACCCGCTTCTTGATCGGTTGAAACAGAATCGCAGGGACCTTTTTATACTTTCGAGCAACGAGCAGGAAGCGTTGACGATGCTGGCCGAGACCACCGAGCTCACCACAATCATGAGTGCTGCCGTGGCAGACGTAACCGTGCGCGTTCAGTATCTCCTTGATCTGGCGGAGAAGCGGAGCGCCGCGTGACTGGATCCTGGGCACGTTCTCGATGAGTACGAGCCGAGGGCCTTCTGGCCATGCCTTGAACATCAGCTCCATCCAGTCGAGGATGAGCCGGTTCATCTTCTGGTACTTGTCCGTCTTCGACCGCTTCTCCGAGAGCAGACCACTGAAGCCCTTGCACGGCGGGCTGCTGAAGACAGCGTCCGGTGGCTCCGGACCGAAGTGAGCGATCAGCTCCTTGGCCGTCATCGCCTGGATGTCGGCGCAGACGGCCTTCGACTTCGTCAGGTACTCGAAGTCTTCACAGGCAAGCTTGTCGTTGTCGATGTTGCCGATGACCTTCCACCGAGCCTCGACTCCGAGCATCTTCAACCGAGCACGAAGGAATCCCAAGGCTCCTGCGCCAATCCCTCCGAATGGGCAGAGGAGCGTGTACACCTTTTCATCTGTCGTCGACATGCTGTTCCTTCTTCCCGAGCTTCGTGTCTACTGCCGCCACCAGTGCCTCGCACTGACTCTTCGTCATCATCGCGATGTGGCTCATGCCGTTCGCGAGCTGCAACGTCTTCTTCATCCACTTGTAGGCTTTGCCTTTCGACATCTTCCCTTCGGTGCAAAGGCGATCGAAGGATCGATGGGCCTCGACCCTCGCCTTCTTCGTCTCCTTGTTCGCCGGGATCCCGAGCGGTGTGCCGTCTGGATGCGCCCCGATCCCGCCGTCGCACTTCGTGTCCATCCACATCTCGCATCCGTAGAACCACTTCCCGTCCCTACGAGAACGAAGAACGAGCTTCGCGCCGCACTCAGGACAGACAAGGTGGTGGTTCTCGCGGGCCGGACGTTGCTGAACGTTGACCTCCCACTCCTCCATGCCGTTGCGGTTCATCGCGGATTCCCGTTCTGGTCGAGGGGGACGCCGTTGTGTTCGACGCCATCCAGTAGGCGGCCTCCGTCTTTCTTACTCCGGAGCCGCACAAGCCCGTTCGCTCCAGGCGCCCAGTTACCGTGCTGCTTGAAGAAGAACGGCACTTTGGCGTACCCACACTGATCGCGGATCGTTCGATACCAGTCGAGGCTTGGCTGACGAGCTCCTGGCCCAGACTCTCCTCCTGCTATGACCCAGTGAACGCCCTCCAGGTACATGTCATGCATTCCCGGATGCCAAATGCCGCACGTGTTGAAGTCGATCGGGCCCAGCATCGGCTCACATGACAGAAACCTCACCGGAGCGTTGATTCTCAACAGGCTCTCGATGCGTGACGTGTACTTCTGGTTCTCGACCGTCGTACCGAGCCACATGTTGGCTCGTAGCGTCTCTCCATAGATCTTCTTCACGTTCTCTGGACGCTTCGTGAGCAGCAGCCAAACGAGGCCAGGCGTAGCTTCGATCAGCTTCCACAGGCGATCGCGGTGGACATCAAGATCGCTCCGCAGCTCGAATACATCAGCCATCGACGCGCAGAAGACCTTGGGTCTTTTGTTGGGATCCTTGACGGCGCGGTCCCACTTCACCGGTTCGTTCCAGTGCTTATCGCCGAAGAACCTTCGAGGGGACTCGGTGCCCCATACATTCCAGCCGAACCTATGCGAGATGTTTTCCGCATAACATGACTTACAAGCTGGACTGATCTTCGCACATCCAGCCCACGGGTTGAACGTATGGTCGCACCACTCTATGGACGTTTTTTGGCCCATCGTGCCCTCACTCTCATGTTGTGACTTGGCATGAATCGTCTTGGTCGACCGTACTTGTCGAACCTCTTCATCTCCGTCTTGCAACCGCAAGCGCAGAGCACAGTGCGATTTCTTTGTTCTGGTCTCTTCAGCACAGAAGGCTTGGTGCGATGATGAACAAAATGTCGAAGTCGTCTCTTGGTGCCGCGTGTCACGACTAGGTTGCCAGGACTGTTGTTCGACTTATTTTCATCGTCGTGATGAACCTCTTCATCGCGACGAAGTCTTCTTCCAAGCTTTCTCTCCGCAACGAGGCGATGTTCGTACGCGTATCCACGAACGTCTGCGAGGTGATGGTCTTTTCCGACCATGATCAAGACGTACCCGTCCTTGGTTACGGTTCGACCACCCTTCCATTGGCCGTTTTTCTCGCCAACGTTCCATCTTGCCATGGCTCTTCGTCCTTACCTCACGTCGGGGTTCGCTCTATGCGAACCGTCGTCGTTCACCCACCACTTCGACTCGTCTTTCGTTCCGTCGTTTTTCTCGAAGACAGGCTCCGGATCGAGTCCGTTCCTGAACCTCTCGAACACGTTCTCCAGCTTCAGGTATGAGACGTCGTAGGTCGTCCACGACCAGTTGCACGTCCCACAGATCATGTGGGCATGCGTGTGTGGCGTAGCGCATCCGAGTGCTTTGTGGCCGTGGTTCGCGAGACAGCGTGGACAGACGACCTGGTCAGCTTTCATAGAAAGTCGACAGGTACCGCACTTCCAGCGAGATACAAGGGATGTCCGGGCTGTCCATCCTTCGTTCGATGGAGAGCCTGTACCTGGTACCCGTCATCACGAAGCATGCGCAGCACGTTGTGACCTCGGCCTTTGAGGGCGCCGTGAGCACCCCAGGCACAGATGATCTTCTGCGCGTTGCCCGCGGCCTGGAGGATGTGACGATCGTTTTCAGGTCCGACCGGGTCCTTGGCGTCGTAGAGAGCCTTCGGGTCCGTAGACCTCCAGGCGAAGATGTTCACGACCTCGGCCGATCCATAGCCCCACTTTTGGGCGTACATGATGCACTTTCGAACCGTAGGGTCGTTCTTCTTGAAGTCTGCCGTGCTCGGATTGAGCATGACGAACAGGACTCGACCCTTCGTCTTCGACCAGACACGCCACAATCGGTACCGATAGTGCTCGGACTCCGAGAAGACCGCTCCGTTCATTGAGAGCGGAAGCTCCGTTGGGTATGCAGCGCTGCTCTCGCGTACCCAAACTCCTCGCGAGTCATGATGTCGATCGACTCTTGCGAGTCCAGGTTCAACGACGTCTGCTTCTCCATCTTCAACCCATGAAGCGGTGATGCAGGTTCGGACGCTTCATCTCCACATACGTTCGATTCAGATCGTCGCTGTTGCAAGAGGAGCAGTGTTGGCTCATGTCCTGAAGGGCGTTCTCCAGGCGCTTGATGACGTCCTTGCGCTTCGGCCCGCTCCATAGGCGCTCGAGCGGCACGTCAGGCCTGAGCTGACCGAAGCTGTAGTCCTGGTTGTACCGCTTGTTACAGCACGTGTAGACGTCGCCCGTCGCTCCTACCGTGATCTTGCCTCGGTGAGCAAAACACTTCTTGGTGGGCACATACTTCGAGGTGGGCCAGTCGATCGCTGCGTAGACTCGCGAACCACCCTCCACTTCGGAGACCCTCTTCAACGCCTGCGAGTGCGCGAAGTTCATGTCGTCTCGAAGGTAGTACCCACCATACTTCTTGTCGCTGTGCATGGGTCGATACGACACGTAGTCGACACCCGTATGCTCCCCAAGTGCCAAGGCGTGGTGCATGCCCTGGAACGTGTTCTCGTCGATGAGGTAGCCAAGTCCGATCACCGGAAGCTTTTCGTACGGTGACCGCGACGAGGTCTTCGCGTCTCGACGTCGAACGAGCTCCTTGATGGACTCGACGATCTTGTTGAACTGCCCCTTCACGCCGTGACTCGTCTCGTGAGTCTCCGGGGACACCGCATCGAGACTGATGCGCACGTAGCGTGCGCAGTCGAGGAGCGTGTTTGCAATCTCCTCTTTGTGAAGCATGCCGCCGTTCGTGATGAGCCCGACGTGCATCCCGCTGCCGTGAGCATGGCGCATGGCCGCCACGAAAGCGGGAGCGATGGTTGGCTCGCCTCCGCCTTCGAAGTTCACGCTCATCACGCCAAGCTTGCGAAGCTGCGTCAAGATCCGAAAGGCGTCCTCCTCGGACATGATCGGGCCAGAAACCTCGTTGCGATCGTCGACGCAGAAGTGGCACTTGTGCTGGCAAGCATCCGAAAGCGTGAAGTCGCAGCTCAATGGGGACACGTTGTCCATGAGCAGGCTCTCTCGGAGGTCGTGCGCGTACAGAACGGTGCGACGTCCTTCGAAGATCTGCTCGATGTCACTGCGACTCGGTCTCATGATGCAATTCTTCCCAGCTCTGGATACTCGGACGTTGCCTTCTTCGAGGGTCGAATCCCTCGTGGCTGAAACTTCGTCTGATCCAGGTAACCCTTGTTGACGAGCGCGTCGATACGATTCGCTACGGCCCGCGCATTCGGAAGCCTCATGACCTCGGCGAGCTCATGATGCGTGGGCGCATGCCCCATCGTCTTGATGTACTGATCAATCGCTTTCAACGTCTCGTACTGCGTACTGGTCAGCTTTCTCTCCCCGAGCTTATACATCGAGATCCTCCTCTTCGTCGGCAGCAGCTTCAGCGGCGTGGGCAATCTTTCCTGCTTTGGCAGCAGCGATCTGATCTGCGTAGGCGTGGCTCGGAACGATGACGTTGTCCCCGCGCACGAACCTGACCTTGGGTCCGTCGCACGCATCCGTCCAACCGTACGACTCCAACATCATCCGAATGTCGTAGAGCGTAGGCACGCCCAGTCTCGGTCCTCCGAGCTTGGTGAAGACGCCGACGTCTGTGCCCTTCATCCGCGCCTTGAGCACCTGGAGCAGCTGCGGCATCGAGAAGCTCTCGCCCAGTGAATCTGCTGCGTCACAGACCTCAAGGCGGAACGGGTACCGGAACTTGCCACCTTTCGAGAAGCGCAGGGGCTTCTTCGTGTAGTCAACGAATCGCTCGTCGATCCTCTGGTTGAACGCATCAAAGATCGCTTTAGAGGATTCTTTCGAGTCGTAAGCCTTCGCGACATAGTCCATGAACGGTCGGGCCATCTCGTAGGCCCGCTCGTAGTTATCCATGACCCATGAGATCATCGTGTACGCCTCGACGCGATCGCCAGGCTCGTAGACGAACGGATACTCCTTCGGGATCCAGTCCCATACCCACTGAGCATTTGGCAGGACTCCGATGAGGCCGAGCGTGAGTTGCTCAACGATATGCATCGCGAACGACTCGACTTTCGACGCGGACAAGAAGACGTGGCACCTGGCAGCTTCTTGAACGTACTCGTCGCGAGGGCATCCGAACTTCATCGTCTTGAGCATCGACATGTCCTTGTCCGGGATCTGCTGAGTGCCCTTGATCTGATCGGTCCCCGTCGTCGAGCACACGTAGATGTCACGGCCGCTGGCGTAGAGCGTACGGAAGACATCCATGATGAACTTGATGCCTTTGTCTTCGTTGAATCGCATGCCGCAGAAGAGCGAGACCTTCTCGTGCTTGTTGCCTTGTTCCTCGTCTCTAACCTTCTGGTACGAGGCGATGTCGATCGCGACCGGCACCCGGTGGATGCGCTGGTTGAACTTGTCGATGTACGCGGGCCTGAAGAAGTCAGTGACCAGCTCTCGGTAGCCATTCTCCTCGAACGTCGACGTGGCAAGCGGGTACCCGTGCAGGTACGAGTATGCGTTCGCCACCCGGTGCTCCCATGTTCGATTTACCCAGCCGCCGATGGTGATCGGATCAGTGATGAACACTGGCAAACTGTGACGCGACCGATAGTCACTGATCACCTGCCCCATGTACCAGCTTGGTCGAACCATCTCCGTGTAGAGCATGTCGACGATGTACTTGCCGCCACGACGACAAAAGGCTTCTGCGAGAGGCTCAGCCGGAACGCCGATCATCTCGTTCATCCAGAAGTCCTTGTTCATCGGCACCGTGATCGTGAACTGGTTCGGCTCATCAGGCCACGGGTCCTGGGCCCACTCTGGCAGGATCATGTAGAAGAAGAACTTCCGATCCATCTCTCTCGATGAGCGAATCAGATCCATCATGAACTGATAGGAAGAATCGCTCCGAGCGCGAGAAAGTCCGAGCTGCGGCACAAGGAGAACGCGTCGTTGCATCAGGTGACTTCCTTGTTGTCGAGCGTTCCGCGATTCAGGATGTCCAGCATTCCTGTCAGACCATACCTTGCCCAGGTCTCCAGAAACGTCCGGTCGCCAAGACCAACTGGAAAGTCGTTCGTGTAAAACTGCTGCTCCAGGATCTTGATCCCCTCAGCGGCGAAGGTCACCTCGTCAAGGTAGTCACGGCTGGGCGAGCCGCGACTGCCTGTGTAGTACGCGGTACCCCCAACAAGCTTCACGACGCTCAGGATCCGATTCGATGGACCGGACGTCTTTACGGACGGAATCCTCGACTCCAGGAACCGGGCTGGCCCCTGGAATCCAGGCAGCTCGCACAGCAAGATCGTCAGATACGTCATGCATGCTTCCGTCCATTCGGCGAACGACAGCGAGTGTGGAGCCATGTCTAGCGTTTTGGCAACGAACTCGCTCACCTCCTGACCGTACTTCATCTTGCCGAGGGTGACTCGAACGTGCTCCTTGATCGTTCGCATGTGGCCGATGTCCAGATAAACCTTAGCCTGGTTGCATGCGACCCGCTTGCCGCCCGTAATCGGAATCGAGATTCGATGCGGCTCGTTGTTGTGCACGAAGCTGAAGCGAGCCATACCACCAGGACGATCAACTTGCGCGTCGTCCATGCAGACGTATCGCTCTACTCGAAGCCACCGATGAATTCGGTGCAACTTCGGGTAGACCTGGGGCTGCTGCACCATGACAAGACCGTGAACGCGTTCCATTCTTTACCCCTCACAAGCCTTCTGCATGGACAGCGTGTACTCCCAGAACTCCTTCGACCACTTCACGTCCTCCCACCTGGCGTTGACGTAGTTGTCGCCGAACTGGACGTACGCAGCATACCTCCAAGAGACGCCCATAAATTGACCTGACCAGCGCATGTCGAGCTTGTCTGGCATAGGTTTCATCGGACCAATTTTGTCGAAGTACTTCTCCAGGCGACGTTGCCCCTGAATCAGATGCTTGTCGTAAACGTAGTCTGGGAACTTCTTCAGAAGCGCACCGTCATCGTACTCGTAGGCCCCTTCTGGATCGTGGATGAACTCGTTCATGGTCTTGTCCCATGCGCCGGTGAGCATCTCGATCATGGTGAGACGATTCTCCCAATTGTCGCGCCCCGTCCACCCCGGGTACTTCTCCATGAAGAACTTGAGATTCTTCATGTCTTCGAACCGATGCTCAACCTCTTCACACAGGACATGTTCGAAAGCCAAGGTCGTCTCGTCTTCTTCCTTGCATTCGATGGCCGCGAAGAGCTTGAAGATCAATGGCATGTCGTCACGCTTCAGAGCGGCGCGCGTTTCTTCGATCAGCTCCTCGCCGGGCTTGAAGTCGTAGTTGCTCTCGTTGAGGTCCCAGAACGCCTTCAGCTGCTCCTTGAACGGACGGCAGACGTTCTTGTGTTCCCACTTCTTCCTCGAGCTGGCGATCGCTCCGACCATGTCTCGGTACGAGTGCTCGCCTGGACGAAGGGCCATCCAGTACAGGTTCCAGTTCCTCGTCTCCTCGCCCACGATCTGACGAACGTACCGCTTTACGTAGTAGTCGGAGTGCCTTGACAGGATGTCCGCCCAGTACAGGGAGGCTTGAACATCTCCGCGTCGAATCTCCTTGTGCATCGCACTGACGGCTTCGTGCCGCGTCTTGGCACACTTGTTCAGATGGACGTCGCGGGCCTTCCTTAGGTGGAAGCACCCCTCCCCGACTGGAGCCGAGCAGGAGCACACTCCTTCGAATAGGTCGACCTTGTACTTCCCGGCCGACGTCTGCGCTTCTACCTCTACGTACCTGATGGTCGGATGAGTGCGCTTTTCTTCTTTCGCCTTCTTTGGCTCAGGTGGCTTTTCGCCCAGCGCTTCGAAGAAACCAGTCTGCTTCTCGTTCATGTCGATGACCTTGCTCTCCGTTGGGAGTGGGAAGTGGGAGTAGTGATTCTATCAAGAGGGTGCCGTAGGTCTTGAGGAAGTTACGGCGCAAAGTGCAGCACCCTGTCCGTTGCTTTGTCGCGTGGACCTGCAATCAAGGCAGCCTGTAGTCCTTGGCGGCCTTCTTTCGCGAGCACATGGACCCAAGATAGGTTTCCATCCGGCGGTGGAACGAAGTCTTGAGCGTGAGTCTTGATTCCGCGAGCTCGGAGGCGATCCTCGTCCAGATACGGCCTGTCTTCTGGCCTTCCGCAGTAGTACCCGGTTCCGTAGACCGTCTGCACAAGACCTGCGATGCGGTCAGTACCATCTTCGCCGACGACAGGCATTCGTAGGCTGCTTTCCTTGAAGACTGTCGGCGGGTTTTCGAGACCCATGGCTCCAAAGGCAAACCGAAGGCACATGGTCCCGAACGATGCGAAACTGGCCCCTCTCCATTCGGTCAGACAAAGAGCCAGCTGTCGTCTCGTGCTTTGGTAGTGCGTCGCTCGTGAGTACAAGTGATCGAACATTCCGAGATGCTTGTCGACCCATCCGTCATCAACGCCGATTTTCGCCTCAAGACAGGAGACCCTGTTTCCGCCGCTTACCGGCACCTTCATGGAAATGGGCGAACGATCCGGATCTTCGTCGCGTCTGCCTAGCAGGTAGGTGGCCATCCCCACCTTTCGGTTGATCTGGGCCAGATCCATGACCACGTGAACGTTGGATCTGATGATGCGACTGAGCAGATGAATCGAATGGAAGACTTGGGGCTGATGGACGCTGACGAGGATGCCCATGGTGGCTCCGTGCATGATGGCTACCGAAGCCTCCCGTGGCCTCGTTTTGGCTCCTGAGGGTGGGGTGGTAGGGAGCCTTGATGGGCCCCCTACGTAACCTCAGCGAACCATGAGGGCGCGCTGTTCGAGCAAGTACGCCGTGAACCGCTTCAGCAGGTTCCTGGCGCTCTGGGCGCTGAGCTGCTCGTCGAGGCCCTTGCCCTTGGTGTCCTCGTCGATGAAGCCAGCCACCCACTCCTTCGTCTTCTCTTCCAGGCGCTCGGCGACCGGACGTGCGGTGGTCTGGGCGCCGGCCTTGTCGCGTTTGCGGCGGCGCGTGATGCGCTTGACCGTGGACGTCTTCGCCTTCGGCTCCGTCTTCTTCTTGGACACACGCTGCTTGCGCTGCTTGTCCTCGGAATCGGCATTCGCCTCACCCTTCGCCTCTCCCTTCTCTTCCTCGTCGGAGGTCTCCCCCGACTCTGCACGAACGACGCCCGGGAGGTCGAGCATCTTGGCCTTCCGCTCGTCGCGATCCTTGCGCGCCTCCGCCTCCTCAGCGACAGCTTCCTGGAGTGCATTGGCCTGCTCCTCCTTCGGCAAACCGCACAACGCGCGAGCTCCGCTGAACTCGATGTCGCCACGACGGACGGCTTCCTGAACCTCAGGGGCAGCCTTCGTCAGCGTGAGACGCTGCTTCACAAAGCCCTTCGTCTTCGAGATCTTCTCGGCGAGCTGGTCTAACGTGAGGCTCTGGGTCTCCATGACTCCCTTGAACGCATTCGCGAGGTCCATGTCGTTCATGTCCTCGCGCTGGAGGTTCTCGATGAGCTGGATGACCGGCGTGTTCGCGACCGGCTCCTTGGTGACCGTGACGGGGACCTTCTTCAGTCCGGCCATCTTGGCAGCTTCAAGGCGCCGGCGTCCGATCTCCAGGATGTACCCAGAGTCCTTGCCGCTCTTCGAGCGAACGACCAGGGGCTCCAGGATGCCGTATTCCTTCACGCTGGCGGACAGCTCTTCGAGAGCAGACTGCTCCCAAACCGTCCGGACCTGGGGCTTCGTCTCGATCTTGTCGATGCTCACATACGTTGTCGCCATGACCTGTCTCTTTCTTGTTTGAATGCCGGAGCGTTTACTTGCGAATCTGTTTCCAGGCTTCTTCGATCGTCTCCAGCATCATCGGATGCATGAGACGACCCACCGGGAGACAGACGTGATTCTGAGCCCAGAACTTTGCTCTGGGCATTGACCATGGGCGGCCTCCGTTTTCGGAGAACCCATGAACGCGACCAGTACAGCGAACACCAAGAGAAGCGAAAGCCTCTTCCACAGCATCGGCTGAATCTGGAGCGAACTTGGTGGCACTGACGGGTACCACGTACTTGTAGAACGAGGTCTGAAGCTGAGGGACGAACTGGTGCAACCCAGGAATCCCGAAACCTTCGTACGACTTCGCGACACTCTGTCGCTTCTGGTAGACCGTGCGGGCCATGGTGACTTCGTAGGCCATGACGGCTGCCGCGAACTCGCTGAGCCGATACCCTCGGCCTTCCACCATGAACTTGCCGGTACCGCGCTTCTTTCCTTGGTTCGCGACGATCTTCGCATCCTCCGCGTGCTGAGGGTCACTGAACCATGCAATGCCGCCTTCGCCACTGGTCAGCACCTTCGTAGCGTAGAAGGACCAAGTAGCTGCGTCAGCCCACGTGTACGGAGCGTATCCGTTGTACGTGGCGCCGTGCGCGTGACTCATGTCGAGCACGACCTTGACGCCGAGCGAGCGCCACCTTACGGCTGCGGCAGCCAGTCCCGGACTTACGAGTCCTGCGGTCATGACGTAGCACACGGCCACATCCGAGAGGTCTGATCCATTCAGCTTCGCGAGTTCGATCGCTTCATCGATCTTGGTGATGTCGGCGCAGAGGGTGTCGTCGACATCAACCTTGATCAGGGTTGGGCGGCTTGGGCTGTTCTTTGCGGACCAGTGCACCATCGGCACTGTCATCTCTGGAGCAATCACGACCCTTGGCCTGAACAAGTGCCAGACAAGCTCCAGCGCCGTGGTCCCATTCGAGACGACGACGCTATGCCTATCTCCACCCTCACCAGGCCACAGTCCCTCGACCAGCTTCGTACTGTCGCCGAGGGACACATGTCCTGTCTGAAGGGCCATCTGAATTCGCGATGCGATGACCGCGAACGCAGACGGATCCCATCCGATAACAGCTTTCGCCTCCACTATCAGTCCTCGCTCAAGCTGCTGAAGGTACGCTTGCCGTACACGACCTTCTTGGCATCAGCATCGACCGCGATGAGCTTGATGCCACCCAAGATCGACTCCATGCGCTTGATGTACGCAAGCTGCTGCGAACCTTCCTTCGGACGAACGGCGCCAGCCAGATAGTCCTGGCAGATGAGCGTCATGGCGAACCCATCCTTGTCGCTGCCGGACGTCTCCTTGGCGTGATCGAGCGCGTTCTCGACGACATCGATCTGATCGTCCACGAACGTGAACGACTTTCGCTTCACGTCGTTCTTGTCGTCCTTGTCATCGTCTCCACGAAGGGCAGATCGACAAGCTGCGGCGAGCTGGGAGACCGTCATCTTCTGGGCCTTCTCCACCCACTCATCGACGTTCTCCGCGTTGACGACGCCGACCAGCTCCTTGGTCTTCGACCAGCCGAGCTTCTTGACCTTGGTCGTTACCTCGGGGTGGTCCTGCATATCGATCAGGAAGAACCGGCTCATCGAGACGAAGTAGTCGGCGGTGCGCTGACCCATACAAAGCTCGTTCTCGACGTACTCCGCGAACGTGAGGTACTTCCGGACTTCGGTCTTGTCTGTCTCGTCGTCGTGGATCGGGCCTTCCCAGTCGAGGTACGAGGCCGAGTCGTATACCTGGTACACCAGAGCGGCAAGATCGAAGTAGTGGTTCTCGATCTTGTCGCTGTAGGAGCGAACTTCGGACCTGAGTTTCTCCTTCTCTTCTGGCGTCAGGATGATCGAACGAACCTCCTCCTCTTCTCCGGACTCTTTGCCAGAGGCTTCGAGGTCAGCGTCGTCTGCTTTCTTCGGCTTCTTTGCCTTGGCAGCCTTCTCGTCCTTCTTGGGCTTGTTCTTCTTCACGAGCTTCTGACCATTCAACTCTGCGGTGTCTTCTGTCGTCATCGACCTTGCTCCTGATTCACATTGTTGCGGACGGTCGAGCCGTTGAAGATGATCTCGCTCGCCTTCACTTCGACCGCGAGCTCGTTGCTCGAACGTCTTCGGTTCATAAGTTTCCCGTACACGGTGACGCTGGCCCCCTTGAGTAGGCGCTCCCTACACATAGTGACGTTGCCCGCGTCGTAGATGTTGACCTTCACCCACGTCGGAAACGTCTGGTTTCGCTCTTCGAGAGCCAGCATGAACGAGCAACAGTCCTCGTTCTTCGGCGTCTTTCCGAAAACGATCGGGTCTCCGACATTGCCTGTTGTCGCGACGATACTGCCTCCTCGACTCATTCTTCCTCACTAGAAATGGCCGGAAGCCCGACCGCGTTCATTCCCCAGTTAGCAATCACGTACGCATCTGATTCGTCCAGCGAATCGAACTCGATGTTCCTGTTTGCCAGGAACTTTTGCACCCATGTCTTCTTGTTCGCTGAAGCAGGGATCTTCCCGCACATGAACTTGCGCGCCGAAGACACGGTCACTGGCTGTAGCACAATCCCGAGGTTCACAAAGAACTGACACTTGACGACCCCTCCAAGCTCGCCGCAGTGGGCGGCCTGGTACGGCCTATTGAATGCGTAGTTCTCGACGAAGCCTGCGGTCACTCCGTTCGCCTTCGCAAACGTGACCAGATGCGTCGCGATCTGAATGAGACGATCGAGACGAGCGCGCTCCGGTAGCGGCTCTTTCCTCTGTCCCTTGATCCCTTTCTTCGGCAACGCGTACCCGGTCGTCATCGAAAGCGGCTTCGCAAGTGCTTGCGACAGGATGACTGCTCCGGCGCTCGTGAGCGACAAATCGAGTCCAAGGACGACCGACACGACTGCTACGAGACCTTGGCCTTGGGCATGACGGCCAGAATGTCGTCCTCCTTGACGATAACGCGCTCCTCCTCGCCCACGCGATCCTCGTAGATCGGTGCGTCGTTCGAGTCCTTGCCGACCTGCACCTTCTTCGGAACGTTGATCTTCACCTCGGTGCCGGCGAACTTGCTGAACAAGACCTGGTCTCCGATCTCGACGGCCATCTTGCGAACCGTTCCGTCTTGCATCAGTCGGCCTTCTCCAACTGCAATAACCTCCCCCTTGTCGCTCTTCTCCTGAGCCGTAGACGGAATGAAGATCCCGCCGGGCGTCTTGTCACTGCCCTCGATTCGCTTCAGCACCACGCGGTCATACATCGGCTTGAGTTCCATGATCTTCTCTCCTCCTTCGTCGTTCTGCACAATCGCAAGAACGTAGTTCTCCCAGATCGAACACAGCGTGCCAGGCTTCAGTCCAGCACCTCCCGAGACGTCACGGCCAGCGGTTCGAAGCACCAGCACCGCATCGCCAGACTTGAGAAGGTGCGGGCTCAGCTTGCCGCCCACGCAAAGAACGCCGTCCTTGCTCACACTGACGACGACGCCCTTCCGGTACTTGTGGTTCTTGGCGGTCGTGTCGACGATCCATACGGACCCGACCTTCTTCTCCGCCACCACCTTCTCCAGCTCGACGAGCACTCGGCCAGTCATCGGCAAGATGAACTGGTACTTCTCCTCGATCGTCTGCTTGGTCTCAGAACTCTGCTGCGTGTCCATAGACAACACCTTCATTCGTTGCGAAACAGTGGTTCATGAGCTGACAGTTTTCAGCTCTCTTGCAAGATCGCGTGGAGCAGACGCGCTCTGGAAGCTTGTTCTCGCTGATGCCGTTCCAGACGTTCCGCGCGTTCCGCTTGATCATCTCGATCTCGTTTTCGTCCCGACCGTACACGTGCTCCTTGAACCATCCATTCGGGCTGTCGCCGCCGCCGTTCTTGTTCACAAGAACGATGCGAGCTCTCTTCAGTCCGGTGAGCCACAGGTAGACTTGTACCTGTTTCATGTAGGCGGCGAACGGTTCGACCTTGGTCTTCCATCCCCACTCAGCCTGGGTCTTGAACTCCAGGATCTCGTCGTCATCCGGATCATCCGTGATCCGACGAAACCCGTCAGGATGGCCGCGTACCCGGTACTCCCTGTTGACGTACATCCGCTCGATATACTTCCACTTGTCTTCGCCCAGGCAGCGTGGACACGCCGTCTTGGGCAAAGGAACGCGCGGGTGTTCGTCAGAGTCTGTCCTGTAGCCACAGAATCGGTAAGCGCCCTTCGGCCAATCCGGCATCCGAATCCTGTTCATGCACTTCCACGTGCCCACAAGAAACGGGTGTGCGTTCTTCTGCACCCATGAATGAAAGTTCGAACCGATGCCGTAGACCATCGCTCCGCCGCCGGACTCCTCCCTGATCCGCGTCTTCTGGAGACGATGAACGAGGACCTCCTCGCGGGCGCACATGTCACCGATGGCGCTCCCTCGAAGCCATCCTTTCGCCGTAATGGGTTCGACCTTCTTCTCCATTTTCAGCGACTTGAAGAGGCGCTTGCCGAACGTTTCCCCGGCATCGTCCGTCATGATGACCGAAGACGGGTTCAAGAGATCGAGCAGATCAGACATCAGGGTCCTCGTCCGGGTAGGACGAGTAATCGTCCAGCCGTGGCTCGATCACGAAGTCGTCCGTCTCCTCCGTGAACCGATTGGCAGCCTCGTCTTCTCGATGCTCTTCGCCCTTCGAATCCGCAAGCGCTTGCGTGGCCACTGCCAAGAGCACCTTCTGGGTAGCTTCTGGAGGCAATGTCGACGTCACATGACCCTCCGTGTCGTCCACAGAAATCAGGTGCGTGTACGGCTGACCATTGAAGGTGCTGCCATCCTTGACGATGTGCCCTGGCAGGATCGGCCACAGATCTCGAGCGGATCTGTTCAGAACAACGAACCGATCCCTGTTCGTCTTGGCGATGTCCTCTTCGTCCGGATCAAGGACAAACTCACCGCTTTTCATGTCGAAGTACACGTCCACGTCGTCACCTGCCCTGGCTTATCGTCGTAGGTTCTGCACCGTACCGTTCGTCCCGTGCACTCGCAAGGGATCTTCGGAGGCGGAGCGTCCAATTGCGCCGCTCTCTCTCAGCGCGAGGTAGAGCGACGACATCCATGGGTACTTTTGCCAGTACCCGTTGTGCAGGTCGTTCAAAGTCGTCTCGTCGACCTTCTCCTTGGTACGACCCGTCATCCACACTTCGACGGCGGCGCGACCCATTCGCTGGTGTCGGCGAGCAATCCAGAAAAACACCCGAGACCACCAACTCAGCCTTCCGAGCACGTACGACTCCACTGACTTCATGAGGTCGATGCTTGCGCCAAAGTTGGTGATCTCAGACATGCCTCTCCTCAGGCTGGAACGAACTCTTCAAACGGAAGCGGGGCCGGGCTCGTTCTGGATCCGTCCGACTTCCTCTTTCCATAGAGCAGCTGGCCAGCGGCACGCTGGATGTCATCCTCTAGCCACGGGGTCGGCTGCTGGACCTCGTGAGCGTACCTGGTGAACGCGTTCACTACGGCTGCTCGCGTCGGCCCTGCGGCGGCGGACGTGTCCTTCTCCCACATCTGCATCAGCTTCGGGACGGCCTCCTCCTTGCGAGCCCTCACCGGAACGAGCTCGCGCTCCATGATGCCGCTGAAGATGCCGGGCATGAGATCCGAAAGCTTGATCGGAATCTCCTGGTCCTCGTCGATGGCGACGACCTTGCCGCTGTCGGTGAGCTTCTCGTGTACCGCGTACCCCCATGCCGTCATGAAGTACTCGATCTTCTTCAGGCATGCGACGAACCCGACTTCGAACTTCTCGGCGATCTCATCCACATCGCCGACATGCTTGATGCGAAAGAGGTTCTGCTCTTGCGTGTCGATGACGATGAGGTTCAAGCAGAGGTTCTGCCAGACGGCTGCGTTGCCGATGATGCCGCCCTTGCCCGTGTCGTCCGTTCCGATGATGACGCCCGACTTGAAGAACTCTCCAGCGACGTAGTCCTTTGGCTTCACGTTCGAATGAAACATGACCTCGAACCTTGCTCGGTAGCCGTCGTACGTGACAGTGCCGCGGGCGTCCTTCGGAGCAGCCTTCGCGAGAGCCTCTGCAATGATGTCGACGTCGTAGTCCTGGTAGCCGGGACTCACCACGCCGAAGACCTCGCGGTCCGTTCCGATCAGGTTGCCGTTCTTGCGCGTGCGCATCTTCAGCTCGACGGGCCCGAGCTCGACGTCGTCATCGTCGACAACGCCCATCTCCTCCATGAAGGCCAGCCACTCGTTCACGTTGTGAGCGCGAAGCTCTGGCCAACACCGCTTCAGGTAGTCGCCGCCGGTGATCTTCGACCGCGCGAGGAAGCTGCCGAACGCCGGGGCGGCCAGGGCAAGCTCGACGCTCTTGTCCTTCGGGCAGTAGATCATCCCATTGGGTTGCATGCGGAGGTCCGTAGAGGTGACGATCATGTCCTCTCGGTCCTCGGTCTCGATCTGCTTGATAAAGCTCTCGCAGTACTCCTTCACCGTTGGCTTCTTCTTGTGTTCGACACGGCCCCTCGTTGCGTTCTCGACACCGATACTTTTCACCAGTCGGCCGCGCTCGTAGACCGTCTGAGCCGGTGCGAACCCAGCCTCCTCGGCCGCCGCCTTGTCCATGAGCGATCGCAGCTTGCCTTCCCAGGACATCTCGCCTTCGCTGGTGTCTCGGTCAGCTCCGACCGGTTTCTTTACCACGAGCGTCCTCTTGTTGCCCCCGTCGTCGATCTGCTTCTTCAGATCGTTCATGTACGGATTGTCGTTGATATCGGTCACGGCATCAGGGACGCCATCTTCCACGATCTGCGGAGCGCCTCCGTACTTGTTGTGAAGCTCGTCTGCGACGTCCATGGCCTTTGACTTGGACACTCGGCGCGATTCGCCACCAAGTGAAACCGTCACCATCTGCTCTTCGTTGGCCATTCCCATACTCATCGTCTCTACCCTCTCTTCTTCATGATTCCACGAGCTATCAGCTCTGTCTTCGCGATCTCGAAGTCCCAGTCCTTCTCCTTGAACCGCTTCATCCAGTGGACGCTGCGCATGGCCCTCACCGTGATGAGGTGCATGGCCAGGTTTCCTCCTGGACTGTTCTGCGGCTTGTTCGTGTTCAGCATTCTGGTGCAGATCCTCGACATGGGATCCTCCACCTTCTTCTTGGTGAGCTCCATACAGGCAGCCCTCAACCACTCGTCGATGATCCCGTGGTGCTTCTCGTTCAGCTCTTCGAACGGATCCCTGAATCCCCCTGGTGCTTTCTCGTCGTCGATCAGTGTTCCATGAACGACCTCACGACCCCAGCGCTTCGACTTCCTGTCCCACTCGACGAGGATCTTGTCGATGAGCGACTCGATCTCGTCTTCACTCATCGCGCTTCTCGAATGCTGCCATCAGCTCCTTGAAGAACGAGGCAGGGATGACGACCCACTCCTTTGGAAACATCTCCATCCCTTCGATCGGACTGTCGAACCGAATCTTGAAGGCTGGGTTTCTGTTTCTCTCCTGCATCGCCTCCGAGCACAACTTGGCGACGTCCTTCTGCGTGAGCGAGTAGCTCTTCTGATCGGTGTACTTGTCGTCGAAGAGGACGCTCGGGCACTTCACGTCGCCCTTGTTGAACATACCTCCTCCAGACCTGGGCTGACGCCGACCGCCGAACGTCTCGGCCGTTTTCTTCTCCATCGCCATGGCTCGCTTCTTTTGCTTGCGGAGCTTAGGAGCTTTGTCGGTACGAAGTGCGATCGATCTAACCTCGTACTTCATTTCTTCTTCAACGACGAATGGCTGGTGATGCTTGCAACGACGCGTGCCAGAAACGCGGCGCGGGCTCTGCCTTCGAGGTTCCAGTACGCATTACGTAGCGGCTCCAGCCTCTCGATGACGTAATTTCCAGGCCGTCTTCGACCAACCTGCTTCGAGTACACGGACACCATGTTGTTGTTGAAGCTCTGGCGCGGAGCATCCTTCCGGCCATCCGGTACTCGGTAGTACTTCCGCCCGAGCTTTCCATCAGAAAGCTCTGCACGACCAACAAACAGGAGACGAATGTCTATCGTCTTCGGCTTCTGCTTTTCTATATCGACCATGTCGACCTCCTTACTCGTCGTCGGACGCTTCGTCCTTCTCTTCGTCTTCGTCTCCATCAGACTCGACGTCATCCTCCACAACGTTCGACGGGACGGGTCCGCCGAGCGTTCCGTCGTAGGACGTGCCAGTCATCTTGAAGACAATGAGATCGTAGATGCGTCGGGCCTCGTCGCGATTCTCCGACATGAACAGCTCCATCTCACTCTTGCCGCGGAATCGCTTCAGCGGGAGTACGCCTTCGAGCTTGTCCAACTCCTTCTTCGACACGTTCTTCGGGTCTTCGACGACCCCCTCTATCCGATACGAGTTCGGCTCACCGTAGATGACACCAGACTTGAGGCCGAACTCGACAAGATCGTTGGACTGGTCGATCTCGCCGAGCCTGTAGAATGGCGTGTCTTCCTGAACGAGCAGGTATTCGCCGCCGTAGCCCTTCGGACTGACCTTCGACTTCGCGATCTTGAACTTCATCACGTGCGTCTTCAGGTAGCCGCCGGTCTGCTTCTCGCCAACGCTGATTCCCTTGCTTGCGTCACCTCCGCCCTCTTTTGCGGCCTCTGCACCCTGGAATCGAATGCGAAGCGATGCAGAGAAGCGGATCCCGTTTCCTCCTGGAGTCGTCTCAGGATTGCCGTAGCCACCGACCTTCATGCGCACCTGATTGATGAGCAGAATGGTCGGAATGCAGTTCACGGCGACCATGTCACCCTTGTCGAACGCGCGGCGATAGGTCTGGTTCTGCATGACCTGCCATCGACGCATGGCGCTGTTGTAGAGACGGGCCGCAAGGCCAACGGTGGCGTCGGCCGCCGACTTCTCCACCTCTTGCTTCGACGTTCCCTGGGCCACCGAGTCGAACGACACCATGTCGAACTTCCCGGACTCGAGCACGCCCTGCACGACGTCCACCGCTTCTTCGAGAACGATGGGGCGAGACAGGAAGCAGTGCTCTAGCCAAACGCCCTGGGCCATGAACCAGACTGGATCGTACGAACCCTCGATGTCGAAGTGCGCAGCCATGAACTGACGCGGGTTGCCGCACGGACATTCGACGAGAACGTGGTTCGGCACCTCCAGGCTCATGTCACCAGGCAGCGGCACCTTCACCGTGCCATAAACTATGAAGCGCCCACGCTTGCCGCAGTGAACGCAGGTTCGCTGGGCTTGCGCGATGGTGGCAGCCATGCGCGTTGTCTTTCCGCTCTCTTCGGGTCCGAAGAACTCGGTGATGCGGCCCTTCGGTACGCCTCCGCCCGTGTGCACATCCATCGAGAGCAGGCCGGTCGAGATGCGAGGGATGTCGAGCGCGTGATCGCTCATCAACGTGAGCGCACCCTTCCCGTAGTCCTTCTGCATCTTGTCGACGACGATGTCGACGCCCTTCTTGCGTTCCGCAAGGTTCTTGATCGCCTTGGCGTCCTGCGCTTTTCGCACAGCTTCGTTGAGTCTTCGCTTCTTCTCCGCGTCTGCCGCTGTCTTCTCTACGTCTTGACTGTCCGCCCTCGGAATCAAAGCCATCTTGTCTGTCTCCTTCGCCTACAGGCGACCGCTGTTCGGTTTCGACTTAACGCGGTCGAGCTTCTCCTTGGCGGAGGCAAGCTCGACGCGTAGCTCCTCTTTCGCGACCTTCCTCACGAGAGTCATCGCATCCTGGAACTCTTCTCGATAGCAAGGCCATGAGACGAAGACGCTGGTCTTGCCCCTAGGGTATCCATCGACCCCGAGAATGACAGCCTCGAACGATCTCGAGACAATCGCGGGCTGTGTGACGAACGCCTCTACCTCGATCTCTCGTGACCTGAAAGTGGGATCCAGCTTGTCGAGCTGACTACGCACGACGACTGTTCCGCGCTTCACGTCACCGTTGGCGACCTCCTGCGTGACGCTTTGCTCTTGAACGATGACGCGTTCACCATCAGCTTCGATGTCGGACCCGGACTCTTCGGTCCGACGACCTATGATCGGTGTTGTCGAAAACGCTCCACCCGATTCGAACTTCTGCTTGTCTGGGCAGATACCCTTGCACATCTGGCACTCGCTCTCGATTGTCACGCAAGCGATTGCGCAGTTGTTGATCCTTCCATCCGGATTGCGAGGCAACATGTCTCTCGACTCGATGGGCATCTCCTCCGGCTCTGATTGCGAAACTGGTGTCGCTTTCTTTCTCGTCGTCGCCATGTCCGGGCTCCTTGTTCAGTCTTTGCCGATGGATGCTTTGATCGCCTTGTAGACCGACTTGCGTCGGTCGTGTCGCTTCTCGAAGATCGTGGGTCCGCTGTCCACGTAATCGAGCACGTACGGTTCTTTCTTGTCTGGCTTCCACCTGGTGCCACGACCGACCGGCTGCTCTGGATCGGAAACAGGCGTGGCGAGTAACACGGTGTCTATGTCCGGGTTGTCGTACGCCTCCTTTGCGAACTCGTACGTGGCCCAGAGCACATCACACCGATCGGTGCGCTGAAGGTCTTTCTTTGACATGCCACCCCTCAGGAAGCCGTCCGTCTTCCCTGCTGGCCTCTGCCTGGCAAACATGTCTCGCAACGTGTCCAGGTGCTTCCTGCGCGCACTGAACACGATGACCTTGCGCCCAGCGATAACGGCCTTGATCAAGTCAGAGACGATCAGCTCATTGCGTGGGACGCTTGCGCACATGATGTTCAGAAGCGTCTGGTCGCTAACCTTCTCCGGGTTGAAGTCTCGTGTCGTAATCGGACGCCAGTACGTCTTCCTGAAGAAGACGCGGGCGGTGAGACGGCGGACACTAGCGATGTATGCCTTGGGTCCGATGTTGTCGTAGAACGCCCTTTCGCACCCGTCGATGCGGCTTGGCTTTGCGCTGAGCCCGAGTCTCCATGGACCCGAGAACCGCGCGAGGATCGGCGCTCTTGTACGAGCACCCATGTGATGCACTTCGTCAGCGATGACGAAGCCAACTTGTTCGTACAGGTCTTTGTGTTCGCGACCTGTCATCGAGTCCAGCATGCAGACGATGACATCCGAGTCCATGTCACATCTGTTCTCTTGAAGGATGCCAACCCGGATCCCTGGGATCTGCTGCTTGATGCGCTCGATCCACTGATCTCTGAGCTTCTCCTTCTCCACAAGCACCGCGGTAAACACCCCGAGGCGCCGAGCTACCTCGACCGCGAAGACGGTGTTGTGAGTAACCACGAAGTTACCCATCAGGAACCGTCCGTCACCGTCCAGCTCGAACCCGAAGTACTCTCCGTCGTCCAACGGTTCGACCGTGAAGCCGGTCCTCGTTGCGAGCTTGTTCCTGGTTCCACCTTCAACTCCGTGCCGGAGCTTGCCACTATGGATCTTCCTTGGGATCCGAATCGGAATTTTTCTGAAGTCTCCGTGCAGATGAATCCTCCAGTACGTCGTTCCATTGACAACTTTCGGCCTCATTCGGGCAAAGAACCCAAGAGACCTTGCGATGAACATGATGGCTTCTGCGTAATCCTTTCTCTTCTGCGCAATCTCGTAACAGCCATCGTTGTTGTGCCCATCGGAGTCGATGAATCCAGCAAGGAACTCGCTTCTCATCTTCTTCGATCCGAATCGGATCGAGTCCGGGATCCGGACATCCTTTCCAAGGATGTGCCTCATCCTCTTCAGCAGTTCGTTCCAGTCATTTTTTACTCGACCGTTGTGGGTCAGAAAGTAGGTCGGGCACTTGGTGCCGTCATTATCTTCCTTCCGAACCTTGAGTCGGTACGACGCAGCTACGTCTCGTAGCATCTGCACGATCTCCGCATCCATGGTCGTCACCGACACGGCCTTCAGGCTCTTGGTGCCGTCACCGAACCAGACTCCAAGGAAGTACGGATCGACCTCCGGATCTTTCCTCGGAACAAATTCGACACCGTTCTCTGGTGCGAACTGCTTGTAGACCCGCTTCCAGTTCGCACTTTTCCGTAGGTACTCGTTGAGCGGTACATCAACGATCCTGCCGTCCTCCGTGTGAACGAGCGTCAGCACATGGACGTCATTGCATACCCACGGATCTCCACCCTTTGTCGGAACGATCCGATAGAGCGGTCCGTGATCGCGGCACGTCGACAAGATCTTCCTTGGCCTACTGTCTGGCCCCATCAGAAGATCGCCAACCTTCAGCGTCTCTACCAAGACAATCTTTCCGTCGTATCTGAGAACCGGCGTACCAATCCCTAGACACTTCCCCCATCCGGTTGGAGCCTGAACCACGGCTCCACCAAAAGGCTCTGTCATTCTGAGCATGACAGCTTCGACCGCATCAGGCTGGTCGTCTCGTAGAGTGAAGGCGCTCGCGTACTGCTTCGCCCACTTGCGACCAGGGGTTACCCGGTACACCGGTTCGTGGTCCATCGTACGGTGCTTCATGAAGTACTCGCGCGGAACTCCGAGCAGGCTCTCCCTCTGCTGAAACAGCTCGATGGGTTCGAGATCTTTCTCTGTCTGATGCTTGCTGGTCCTTCGTGGATTGAGCGTGCAGGCAGCTTTGACAGACGCGATGCGCGTCAAGTCATAACTGCTGACGTCCAGCCAAGCGAGGCCGCTGACGTAGACTTTGGGCATGTGTGGCTCTTCGTAGGTGAACAACGGCCCGGCCCCTGAATCTTCAGGAGGCTGGAGCCGGGTCGTTGTTCAAGTCAATTGAAACAGACCTTCATGTCCTAGAACTTGAAAGCCAATCCCTTTCGGCGCTCGTGCCTGTAGCTGACAACGTCTCCATTCAAGGCAAACGGGATTTCGTCGTCGGCGCCGTTGGCGTATCCCTCTTCTTCGTCGACGGGAGCGCCGCCCTTCGGTCTGGCGCCGTGCTTCTCCGCTTCCGACTGCTGCTTCATCTGCTGAACGATCGAGAGAAGCTCGTTGCGGCTGAGCGGAGCGAGAATCTTGCCGTACTCGTACGGAGTCGGCTCGTAGACCTTCCCGTCCTTATCGGACGTGTACTTGAACTCGTCGGCATTGAGGTCGACCTTGTCCATGTACGACGCCTCGCCGTAGACCGCCTGCTGCTTCTTCGTGCGCGAGAAGTGGTACTTCGCGCCGATGAGGCTCTTGCGGATCTTCTTCTCCTTGTTCAGCCACTCGACGCCGTCGAGCTTGAGCGGGAGCAGCTTCCGGAAGTTCTTCACCTCCTTACCGCGATCCTTGCCTCTTGAGATGACGAAGCCGGTGGTGTCGAGGACCGTGAGGAACGCGATGTAGTACGCCTCGTCACCGCTCTGGCAGAGCGGACATCCGCCCCAGAATGGCTTGAGCGCAGGCTTGTCGCGGTTGTCGAGCTTCTTGATGCACGTGAACCAGTTCCCCTTGCGGGAACCGTTCAAGAACAAGCTGTGCTCGTGGATCGCACGCGGATTGTCGTCGAGGAACACCCCCTCGAACTCACCGCCGGGGCCGCGTGGCCCAGGAGGCGGAAGCCAAACGCGGCGCTGGTTCTTCCTGGCGAATGACGAAGAGCGATCCTCGCGCTCCTTCTTGATCGTCTCAGGCGAGGTGTCCTGGAACCAATCCGCTTCCGTATCGTTCGTGTCTGCCATTTCTTCTTCTCCATGTGGTGGTGGGGTTCGTCCCCTAGGCGAGCCGCGTCAGCTTTGCGTACGCGGTCTCGAACTCGTCATCGTTGACGTTTGCTGGATCAACCCTAACACAGGCGTCCAACTCTTCGTCCATCATCATCGCTACGTCACGCCCCTCTGGAACACGGATGCCCGGCAAGAGCAAGTGCCAGATGGGGTGTCGCTCGTAGATCACCTCCTTGATGTTCAGCACGTACAGTTCGAACAGTGTCTTTTCGCTTCCTCTCGGCTTCTTGTAGAGCATGTCCGGGTCGGGGCATATGACGAGGTTGCCACGAACAGGAACGAGCTCGGCAAGCATGTCTCCTTGCTCCGCACTGACTGACGAGCCCATGGACGCCACTGCACGTAGTCGACGCTGATAGAAGGCGTGCACGTCAATGTGCCCCTCTACCAGGTACAGGTTGCCGTCTCTCCATCCGCCTGCTGGCGCAAGCGCTTGCGAAGCGACTACGTGGGCGCCGTACAGCGTGCGAGCTTTTGGCCACCGAGCGAACCTTGCCTCGATCTCGTCTTCGTCCATCGAGTCGTAGAGGTGGCGTGGAATTCGAGCGATCGCGCGCCACTCCTGCTGGTCGATTCGGTAGTGCATGTACTTCAGCTTGGCGCCGATGGTGGAGCGTCCGGACATGCCCACCAGCTCACCGGTCGGCTTTCGAACAGGAAAGGTGGCCCTCTTCTCCTCTCGGTCGTACCCGATCTCGTACGCCTTCGCCGTGTCGATCATGATGCCGCGTTCGATCATGTACTTTGGCATCCTGTTGGCGAACCGAGCGATCGATGACTCTGGCCACGTGTGAAGCAGAGGTCGTGGTGGCGGCGGCGGCGGATCCTTCAGCGTCCAGTTCCACTCGCCTTCGATGCCTCCCTGAACGTCGATCCCGAGATCCTTGGCGAGCATAAGGACCGCATCTTTGAAGGACGCGTCTTCCTGATGGATCACCCAGTCGATGGCATCTCCACTCTCTTTGCATCCGTAGCAATGGTAGAAATTCTTCTTCTTGCTGACGTTGAAACTGGGCGACTTCTCCTGATGGAACGGACACAACCCGACAAAGTTCTGCCCCGCGCGACGAAGTCGCACGCTCAGGCTAATCAACTCCACCAGGTCTGTTTCGGACCTGACGCGCCGGATGACCTCCTCAGGAATCCGGGCCATCGGAGAGCCATCCTTGATTCGTTATGCGTCGATGACGCGCTGTTGCTGCTTGAGCCTCCTTCAGCCGCCGACACATGGATTGGATGGCGATCTGACGGCCCCGTTCGGTCAACGCATTGCCGAAGAAGTAACAGTACCACTCGCAATGCATAAGCCAGTCTGAGGCTCCGAGCGGGGTGGGCATCTCCTGTGGATACGTGTCAGAGTCACCAGTGTCATCTGCGCATCCCTTAGGATCTAGCTTCGCAAAGACATCACGGGCACACATGCCGCAGATGATCTCGTCCTTGTACACATACGATTCGCGACTCATCACGTCGTCTCCGTACGCTGAAGCCCAGTCCAGCTGCGCGACTCCGGTGGCAACACCAGGAAAATTTCGACGTCGTACTCCTCCTGCGGCTCCGCTTCGACACCTTCCTTGGTACGACCAATCGTCCAATGCGCGTCGGCGCTGTACTGAATGTCTTCGACCACGAACATGACGTCTTCCGTTCTCTGCTCGTCGAGCTCCTTCTCTTCGTCAGCCTTCACACGAAGACTTCTCAGAACGACTGTCTCGCCAGTTCGAGGAAGGAACGGCCAACGCACTCTGGCAAGGAGTTCCGTTTCTCCCCTATCGTCGTTCATTGCTACGAAGTCGATCGTGATCAGTGCCATGTCCTTGCTCCTTGCTCCTGTCGCTACCTCAGAAGGGTAGATCGTCATCTGGTCCTGGCTGGTCGTTGGTCGGCGCTCCCTGGCCACCGTAAGCCTGGTAGTCCGCATCCTGGAACTTGCCCTTCTCTTCGTCTCCGCACTGCGAAAAGTCTTGGTGCTCCCAATCCCACTTCACGCGAACCTCATCGTCTCCGCTTGCCTCGCGAGCTTTGATGGCCTTGAAGACCATCTCTCGGTCTGCCTTCATATCGTCCGTCTGGATCAGTGCAAACATGTTGTCGGCGAACCAGCCGAAATGATCCGAGATGCCGACACCCTCTGCCGTGAACGTTGACGGATCGTTCTTCTGCACTGTCCGATTGAACTGTGACGAGTAAACAATCGGCACTGCCTTCTTCTTGGCAATCATCTTCAGGCCAACAGCTACGGCGTCCGCGTTCTCCTTCTGATTGAGACCGCGCTCCGCGAGAACCATGTAGACACCGTCGACATAGACGATGTCTGGTCGCACATGATCGATGGCGGCCTCGAGCAGGTCGAGCGTGATCCTGAACGAGTCGTCGACGATGTAAATGCCATCCATCGAGGCAAACTTGTCGAGCTCCTCGAAGAACTTCGTCTCCGTGAACTCATCGAGCTTGCCACGACGAACGAGTCCATGTGGAAGGCGAAGGTCATAAGCAAACATTCGTTGCGCAAGCGAGATCTGCTTCATCTCTGGCGAGACGAAGAGGGTCTTGGACCCGGCATACTTCCATGCGTGATGACATGAAAGCAGTAGAGCGTGGGTCTTGCCCATCCCCAGTCGTCCGAAGAATCCGGTGTTGTCGCCAGGCTCCGCACCAAGCGTGATGTTGTTCATCCTGGACCAGGGAAACGGAACGCCCATCTTCCCTTCCTTCATGTCCAAGTACTTCTGTCGCACCAGCGGCGTCATATCGAAGAGCGATCGGACCATCTGGCGATCAACCAGCTCTTTCTCTTCCTGTTCACGCAAGAAGGACTTGATTCGATGGGTCGCCTTCTCGAAATCCTTCTGCTTCACCACCAGGTTCCCAATGTCTGGTCCGAGCCTGTTCCAGCTCTCCTGACGGTCGCGGTAGCGAAGCTCAGAAACGTAGTACTCCAGCTTGTCGATCTCTTCTTCCGGTAGCTGGAAGCTGGGAACCTCTTTCTGGATGACCTGCAACGTAGGAATGTCGTTGAACTCAGAAACGTGCCGCTCGACAATTCGCCAAGCAAGCGAAGCGTCCCCCTTCAAGTACTTCCCGCCAAGCTGGTACCGCTTGACGAATTTCACCGAGTCCGCGCCTTCCTTCAGCGCTGCTGCCACGGTGCCCCTATCGAGATCCATGTGTCTTTGCCTTTTCGTCCATTGCTCTGCGTCAGTGAGGGTCGCTCACAGTACCAAAAATCAATGGCCCCCGTGGAGCGAACCACGAGGCCATTGAGACCCTCTCTTTGAGACTATTCGTCGCCAGACAGTGCGGCCGACAGCTCGTCGACCTCCGTCTTGCGGCGGTCGTCACCTTCAACCTTTACTGCAAGGGTGGAGGCCTTCAGGACGTGGGCCATCGACTTCTTGTAGATGCCGTCCTCGCCCCCTTTCTGAATGTCAGCGGGAGTCATGTTGGTCGTGAAGATCGTCGACCGAAGTCGACTCGAACGATCCCTGACAAGATCCTCGAACAGGTCGGTAGCATAGCCGGCCATGTACCCGGTACCGGGGTGACCTTCCTTACCGAGGTCATCCACGATCAGTAGGTCCACAGCCTTAGCTCGATCAAGGATTGTCTGCGTGCGAGTAGCGTCGAAGTAGGTCTTGTTCACATCCGAACGCAGAAGGTCCGCAGCTCGAATGAACAGGGTCGTGAAGCCATTGCGACGGGCATGCTTTGCGCACACGACGGCCGCACTGGTCTTCCCGGTGCCGTTCGCACCCCAGAGCAAGAGGCCGAAGCCACGACTCATGGCGTCCTGGATGCGCTGAACGTACTTGCCGACGATTCGCTTGTGTTTCCCTTCGGAGATGCCGTCGAACGAGGCGGACCAGTAGCGTTCCGGTAGCCGCATGAGCACCAGGTCCTCTTGGGTCAGAGGACGAGCCGGGCGCACGACCACCGGTCGCTCAGCCGTCACCCCACCCAACGTCTTTTTCTCCTGTCGCACCGCGTTCATCATATTCGCCCTTGTTGAGGGCCCTCGTTCTGGAATCGTTGGAAACTCTGTCTGTTCCGATCTTCTGACCCGAGAGAAGCTCCTGACCGATCGAGTCCAGGAACTTCAAGCACCAGCCAATCGTGGGGTACCCTCGAAAGTTGTGTCGTCGAGTGATGGACGTCCAGTTCTCGATAGTCAGCTCCACCAGCTTCGTAGCTCTGTCAGGACCGATCCTCGCGATCAGGTTCTTCGCGATGGACATGCTCTGGATGTCCCACTTGACGATCTCGACGGTCGGGAACGAACGACTCCATGCATCCTTCCAGTGACCGTAGAGCGTATGTGAGCTGAACTTCGGGTCCTTCCTCGGCCTCTCTTCGTCCTCCCTGTCCATTCCTTTCCGAAACGGCTTGGCAGCTCTTCGCTCATCCACGGCCTTGGACCGCTCGGCACTACTTTGCGAGAGCGATGCCAAGAGCTCATCGCGGGTGTCATTGAACACAGTCGGTGGACGCGACTGATACAGCGCCACCGGATTGGTGAGCTGCACTTCCATCACGCTGTCGACTCGATTCAACACGACAAGACCTGCTCTCTCTAGCTGCTCTACCTGATCGCGCAGCTTGGAGAGGCCGATACCTCTTGCTACTGCGTGACCCTCGAAGTCGATGCTCCCATTCTCTTGCTCCGTGAGGAGCCACACATACGTGCGAAACGCTCCGTCGAGTACGTTCGAATCTCGAAGCGTTTCATGGGTTGGCACAATTCGTTCCTCTGGCCTTCGGACTTTCCACTGCATCCATCTCTCCCGTGCTCGTCGTCATGTTCTTGGGGGCCCCGTTGAGGGAAGGTGAGGAGAGAGGGTGCCGGAAGAAAGTTCGTAGGTACACCCATAAGTGCGCCAGTGCTTGCAGTAAGGTACCGCGCCAGCGACTCGTGCGCAAGCACGCGGTGTCCCGCTACCGTGCCCTTCCGGCCCAGACTGCGCGAACTGCGCGCACAAAACTGCGTCACCGCGTCAGAATTGCACTCATTCTTGGAAGAGCAGCTGCTGCTTCACCGAACGGCATCCAGCCATTTTCTGGCTGAACGACAGGCCCTCGTCGATGCCCTGGAGCCGCGTTCGTGACGTCTGCACGTAGTCTTTACCCTCAGCATCCCGCTCGATGCCGAAGAACCGACGTCCACGCTGGAGGCAGGCCACACCAGTGCTCGACGAACCGGCGTACGCATCCAAGACCAGCTCTCCCTGGTCGGTGAAGTCCTGAACGAGCTCGCGCATTAACGACACTGGCTTCGGCGTCTCATGCAGCCTCTCGACGCGCTCCACTCCATGACGCCAGATGCCACGCTTACCGTGCGCGTTCCAGTGCATGGAGCCGCCACCTTTTACGCGCTTGTGCATGATGGCGATACCTTCTGCGGCCTGGGCCGGTCGGTCGCTGGATAGCTGTGGTGCTCCATCGACACGGTCCCAGACACCAGCTCGGATCCACTGCTTCTCTCCAACCGCCTGCTGGTAGAGACCGAACATCTCCAGTGGGCAGAACACCAAGACCCATCGACGCGTGACGCGCAGCAGCTCGTGTACGAACTGGACGTTCTTCAGCGAATCGAAGTCGATGGCGTGAACGCGCGTACCTTTGCCTTTCTTCGCAACGCTGCGAGCGCCCTTGTGCGTCTTCTTGTCGTACGGAGGATCCGTGATGCACGCGTCGAACGTGTCATTGGGAAGTGTCTTCAGGAAGACAGTGCTGTCTGCCTTCACCACTTCCCAGTTCTTATTGCCTTCGATCACATGCCCCAAGCTCATCGTCTCCATTGCTAGTCGAAGCTGACTCGGTGTGTCTACGCCTTGGCATGTCTGGCTGGACTGGCGGCACTCCTTCCGACTCTGCTTTCGACTTTCTCTTGTCGCGCCTGACCTGCTTGACTCGGTCGGCCCTTGCTTTCACCGCATCTGCGATGACCTTCTCTTGGCTCGACGACTGCTTCGAGAGTCCGGCCTCGACCTTTGTGAAGCACTCAGAACAGTACCGAACCTTGTGCGTTCTGTGGCTGGCAGAACTTGCTGACTGGGCACGCACCGTGACCGTAGACATGTTCTTGGCCGTAAAGACAACGTTGCACTTTCCACATGCGACCCCGGCGTTCTTGGCCTCCTTTCGACAGTCAGAACACTCGGTGGACGAGTAGTCGCACATCAAGAGGACGGTACCGCAGTGCTTGCACGACTTGGCTGTCATTCCAGGTCATCCTTCGGTGAGGAGCTTTTTTCCAGATTGCGCGTGCGTCTGCACGTTGGCCTCGAGCGTGGACGTTGCGCATCCAGTGCACCGAAAGTTCGACTTGCCGGCGGCCGTGAGCGTTCCCACCGGAAACTTGAAGTGCTTGCCACAGTTCGTGCACGAGACCGATTCGAGCTGGTTTGCATCCATGATGATCTTCTCCGTTCCACACAGTAGTACCAACTACGAACCGTCTTCGCCATCTGGCTTCTTGTTCAACTCCGCCAGGACTTCCTTGGATGGATTGTCTTGCTCGACGGCTGCCTTCGCGTGTCTACTTGCTGCGAGTGCGAGGCGTCGATGTTTCGAGCGCCTCTTTTCGAGCTCGACGCACGCATCGTAGAGAGTGATCGCGAGCGAGTCCCACGCGAACATGCACGAGTCACAATCTCCGGTGGCGCCGAAGTTCGGACAGGGAACCTGCGTGATCTCGCGCGTCGGACATGCCTCAAAGAGGACATGCACCAACGGCTCCCTGTCGACTCTGCTCGGTTGCTGGCTCACAGCGACTCTTTCTTGCCCTTCTTCAGCGCCTTCTTCACGGCGAGGTCGGGCCCGAGGATTGCCCCGGCGATCGCCACATCATAGATCTCGTCGCAGTCGACCGTCACCGTTGTCGAGACGGGAACGTCGTCCATGCACTCACTGACATCATCAGCCTTGAGGATGCCGAGTGTGACGAGCGCCTCGAACTTCTCCTGTGAGAAGTACGGAGGCGGTGGCTCCGGGATAACCATGCACGTGCCGACGAGCGGCTTCCCCGTCTCCTCTTCCTTCTTCTTGAGGAGAGCAATGGCTCGGTCCCTATTGAGGACCTTCTTTCCGTAGCTGCCGTTCTTGCTGACCGCGGCGAAGCCTTCGCCAGCCTCCAGTCGAACCTCGCGATCACTCAGTGTGGGAGCGTTCTCGGCGAGCATCTCGTCGACTTCCTTGCGGAGAACCTTCTTGCGACGATCGAGAGCGTTGGCAAGACGCGTCACCAGAACGAATGCGCGCACCTTCTCCACCGGGCTCATGTCCTTCACACTGCCGTGGAAGACGAGGTTCTTCGACTTCTCTACGAGCGTGAGCGCTCTATCGCTCGGCGCCTTTTCGAGGTCCTCGCGGGTGACGTCCACCACTGCGGACAGCGCCACAATGCGGACCGCCTCGTCGCTCTTCTCTTCCGTCTTCTTGTCCTTGCTCATCGTCTTCTCCTTGTCTTGCTCAACCAAACGATCTTTCGCACTTGTCGCAGTGCAAGCAGCCACAGCTGAACATCTTGCACTGTCGAACCGTTCCTTCTTTGCATGGGCACGTGTCGCCATCTACGATTCGACGAAGCGCTGACGATACCTTCGACAGCAGCTCCTTCTCTCGGTCGGTCAGCAGACCGTCTTTCGACGCTGGGCCGCCCCAACCACAAGGTCCGTCCATTTGATCTCTGATGGCGTCTCCTTCGGGCCCGTCGCTCTTGCCGTTCTTTTCGAGCTCATAGAGATCCAAGGTGAGCCGCAGCATCTTTTCGAACGGCTTCACGGCAGCTCCACATAGCCGGTGCAGTTCGTCATTGGACACTTGATAGTCTCGCCCGCGGCGAGCTGGTCGACGAAGTGCTTGAAGTGATCCGAGTCGCGCATGAGTCGGATGATCAACTCAGGCAACAGCCTGAAGACCAAGGCTGCCTCGTACACGCAGTCGTACTTGTTGTAGCCGTTGACATGCCCTCTCTTCGTTCCTTCTGGATACTCGGTGGCAGCTCCAACGTCGCACGTACAGGAGCAGTTGTGCCAGTCGTGCAAAGCAGTGACGATCAACTCGTCATCGCTCATGTCACGGTGACTCTTCTTCTCCTTGGCGAGATACTCCTTCTTGCGCTCCATCTGAGCGTACTTCTCGGGGCCGAGCTTCTCCCGGAGCAGCTTGTTGAAATCAACCATCTCCGCTCGTCCTCTTCAGGGTCTGAAGGATCCGCATATACGGCCAGCGCTCCTTGTCCGACCACTTCTTCGCGGTCGTCCTCAAGAAGCTGTCGACCACTTCGATCAGACGCTTCATGTCGTCGGTGTTCACCGCAAGCATTTCCTCATCCATGAGGACTGGTAGCCTTCTCATCGACGCTCTCCTTGGTTACCAGGCCGCCTTCGGGATCTTGTCGCCGATCTCGATGACTCCGTGAGGATCGACCGACATCAAGAAGAACGCGACCTTCTCGCCCTTCACGAATCGACCCTGGAGCGCCGTGCAGTTGTAGACGAAGGCGTCGATCTCACCCTTCTGGTCCATGATTCTGGCGTTCGGTCCCGAGTAGTCCTCGGTCGGACTCTTGTTCTCCACCAGCTCCACCTTGACCCGATGGTTCCCGGCTTTCCACACGCTGATTCCGTTCGTCTCGATCCTCATGTTCGCTCTCCTTACTCCGTTACGCTCTCGCCCATGTCTTCAGCAAACGCCTTGAAGCACTTGCCGTTGTTGTCACAGAAGCTCTGGTGCGGAGGAGCCGTGTCCAAAGACATCATTGCTGCCCAGATCTGATCTCCGCAGTACATGCACCGCCCGACGCGAACCTTCTCACCGGGCACCCATGGGATGTACCGACCGATGGACAGAAACTGCGACTCTGTCGGATCGACAATCGTCCCCGCTTCTGTCTCCAGCCACCAGTGGCCACGACGCGAGTCTTTTGGCCAAAGCGGCACGTCTACGTGTCCCTTGACGATCTTCAGCTCGGGGAAGACCTTCACCATTTCTTCGACGGCAGGGCGACACTTTCCAAGAACGGCGTACTTCTCGCGAGCCAGGTAGGCCGCGATCCACTCCTTGTATTTCTTGTCCATGTCAGTACTCGTACTTTTTCCCAGGGCCATCGAACATGGGAAGTGACTGAGGCTTCTCGTGCCTGACCACTTCGACCTCTGCCGGCTTGAGGGACTGTGGATCGAGCAGCATGTCTTCGACATCTTGGACGAAGAGCATGCCGAGCTCCTTCGTCTTGATGATGCACCCTCTGTTCTGGGTCGGTCGATCTGGAAGACAGAACAGACCCCAGAGAGCCGACGACGATGTGTAGGCCGTCTGCTTGAACCCAAGCCGGCGAGCTATCTTCTCCGCGACATCGAAGTCATCGCCCTTGAACTCCATCTGCGTTAGTGCCGGACCCTGCTCGCCGCTCACGACGTAGGTCCTTTCACCCACACGCGGGCATGAACCCAGAACCATCCGGGGGTCTCATCGATCTTCGAGTCGCTCATGATCTCGATGTCGTCGCCAAGGTCTTCACAGAAACCTATGGCCATCGCCAGGATGTTCGCGCGATCGCCGTCAGTCAGTGGTGGGTTTCGCTTCTTCGTCTCTTCGCTCTTGCTCATGGTCATTGCCCTTTCCTCTTCGTCGCAGTTCTTCCCTTAGCTCTTCGTCGCTGAATGCAAGGAGCAGCATGGTGCCGTTGGCTCCTTGCCCACCCATCATCACTCTCTGCTTGCGAGCCGTTTGCTTCTGCACATGGATCGCACACAGCTCCATGTACCAAGCCTGCTCCGAGAGGTGTCCATTCACGTGAGCCTTATGCCCGCGCATGCGTCGCTCTCCGTTGCATCCACAGTCGAGGTACCCGGTATCGACAGCGACGACGATGTCGATCTCATCGGCATCCGCCCACGTTCGACGAACGTGCATGTGGACACCATCCACTACAGGCGTCCCTGGAGACACACAGAACATGTTCGCTCTCATGTCCCATGGTGGGCTGTGAGCAACTCGCACTCCATCCAGGACTTCGACGATCTTTGCTGCGTTCTTGTTGCTCATCTGTCTCCGCAAGCGCTTGCGCTCAAACCTCGTCGGCGATGACCTTGTCCTTGTGGTACCGAAGGACTACCGTACCCTTGCTAACCTCCGGGACCCGCAGCGCAACAAGCGTCAGTTCGTCTGTCGACTTAATGATCCCGAAGTGATCCGCGGCAACCTTGAGAGCTGTGTCGTGATCCATGTGAGCAACTATGTGCGGACGTCCAATGTCGTTGACGAGGTCTCCGTTCGACGCTTCCTTCACATACGCTTGCACGTCGAAGGTGGCCGGGTCCGGCAGCTTCAGGTCTCTGACGCGTGTGACGACCCAACCACAGAAGATCGGGGGCAGAGTCCAAACCATGTCGTGTCTCCGAGAGTGTTGAGGTGACTGGCCGTGGGCATGCGTGAAGCTGTCCGTGTGCTTCCGTATGGCTTGGGCCTGAGGGGGTTGTGGAGGGGATAGGATGATGGCATTGAGGGCCTCGTGTGGCCAGGATTTGGTTTCGCCCGTGCGATCAGTGGAGCGCTGGGTCCTTCGGCACATCTCCTTGTACGACCGCCTGTGGTTTCGAGCCCTCCATCGTCTTCAAGACCGTACGGAAGATGTCCTCCATGTCCTTGGCTGGGTCTTTCAGTCGTGGTGTCGAGCCGACCGCGAAAGCCTTGTCCTCCTGCCTCACCACCGCGAACACGAGCACGAACTCGCCATCTTGAGGGATGACGCGCGCCGCGAGCGTGCCGATGATCTCCGCCAACTGTCCTGCCTTCTGCGCTGACGCTTGCAGCGCCTTCGTGTCATCTTCCAGACTCATGTTCGACCTATCGAAGAAGCCCTCGGACCTCGTTCGCCTTTCCGATCTCCACCACCACCAACACGCCAAAGACCTTCTTCGGCGCATCACTCTCATGACGATCGAACAACTCGAACGCTGCTCGTCTCGCATCTGCCAGGGCGTACGGAACCTGGACCACCTTCGCCATCTTGAGCCCGACCTCCACACCGCTATCGTCGGCCGCGCAGCATGCTTGAGCAGCCAGCGTCGGCAGTTCGCCGACCCAGTGGTCCTCCACGTACACGAGGTACCTGGTTCCAGACCTCTTCATCGAGAAGGCTTGGTCGAGCCCGTATACCTTCTTCAACCTCGTCTGCCTCTTTTCCGTTCCCGTCCCCATCAACATGGTGGAGACGCGCAGCGGCGAATCTCGCCTGGTCATCTCAGAGCTGCTCTTCGTCGAAAGAATCGAACTCAAAGTCGTCTACGCCTCCGTGCTCCTTGCACTTCACCAACTGCGTGACCGCTCCGTTGCTGGCTAGCGCATTGCAGCCGCATGCCCACCCGTACTCGACCAGCTCACCCTTCAGCAGGGCAACCTTGCTTCTGAGTGCTCGAATCGTCTTCCAGAATCCGATCATCTCGTTGATCGAGCGAATCGTGATGCTGTTGTCTCTCAGCGTCTGTCCTTGGCCTTTCCTTGCCAGGACAGTGTGAAGGCGCTCCAGGCTGGCCTTGGCCGCTCTGGCACGAGCGCCTTCATCACGCATCGCCACCACCAAGGATGTTGATCGGGATGCGACCGTGACCTTGGTAGGCAAGGATCTGCTCGCGTCGTGTCATGACAAGTGACGGAGGTACACCGAGAAGCCTGGCGAGGCTCTCGTTCGAATGAGCAAACAGTGGCCCGATGACATACGTCGGTACCGCAAGCCGCACGGCGTTCGCATGCATCTGCTCTTCGCTCGGGAAGTGTCCGTTGCGACAGACCGAGTGCTTCAGCACCTCGAAACACAAGTTGAGCAGCTTTCTTTCGACCTGTGAGAGGTCACCGCCTCCAACGATCTTGCAGTCCCCATTCTCATCGCGAACGAACCAACCCAGAGACTTGCCGTTCACACAGACCTGACGCTTGACCGGAACCATCATCGCTCTTCCCTTCGTGACTAGACCTCGCCAAGGACAACCGGCTCACCAGTGCACATCTCCGGGGTCTTGTCCTTGCGCCACCTCCGGAATACAGCATGACGAATCGCACCTGAATCGAATAGCTCGCGCCCATAGAGCTCGACGACCTGCCCCTCCTGGACAAGCTTCTCTCCTGACTCGTCCAGCTCGAGATCTGGGAGCGAGCACTGAAGGACAACACGCGGCTTTCCGTTCCCCCACAGGCCAAGCTTCGCGCTCAGCTCCCCCTTCTCTGTTCGGGCCGGACCAACGACGATGTAGTCGACCGTTCTCCATGGCTTGACCCTGAGCCACTCCGGGGTCTTCCCATCAGCTCTCGTCGGTCGGGCCGCCAGATCCAGGGGCTTCAGCACTATGCCTTCGCCACCTTCGGACAGGATGCGATCGTAGAATGGCAAGAACCCGTCGAACACCTGCTCTGCGAGCACGACCTTCCTCTGGTGCGTTCTTGGGATCGCGTACCAGATCTGCTTTCGCAGGACTGCCTGGCGCTCCCTGTACGGACGACCACGGAGGTCGATGCCCTGGTAGATGGCCACGTCGTAAACAAAGAACCTCCGATGTCCGAGCTGCTTGTACGACTTCGTCGCAAGCTCGGAGGCGGCCTCCAGTTCACCGATGAGGACCGTGCCCCTGCCAACAGGCCCCATGTCGATCCCTTGGAGACCGTCGATGTCTGACCCATCGCAGTCGAGGCCGGTACGAGACTCGAACCTGTGATCGCTGCTCCCGGCGTGATCGACATGCCAGGCGCACCACATGCCGTCGTACTTTCGCTCGGCGACATATCCGCCCTTCATGTCGATCCCAGGTATCTGGCGCCGCTCGATGCTGTTTAGCGGCCCACAGTACAAATCGATCCTTGCTCTACGTTCTGCGACCATAGGTCTCTCCCATCAGAAGCTTGCCAAGCTCTTGCCGCACTTCTGGCATAGAGCGATTGTCACTCCATCCCTCACATACCTCTTCGCTGGCTGCGAGCACCAGATACAGAATCCTCCATCGAGCCGTTCGCTCGTAGCGTACTTGGACAACACGTAGAGGTGGGTACCGCAGTGCTCATGACCCCTTCTTCGCATCTGCCTTGCACTGTCGAGGCGGAGTCCTCCCCTTGTAGTCGCACTTCACTACATAGGCACACGTCTTGGTCGCTTCCGCCCTGCTCTTCGTCATGCTTCCTCGCTTCTTCGGCCTGCTTTCGGACCGTCTCTTCGAGGCGCCTGATCGTGTCTGGTCGAGCCGTACCGCCGCTCAGCAAACCATAGAGCGTGTAGACGCCCATGTTCAAGGACTTGGCTGCTTCGGCCTTGCTCATTGTTCGAGCACGACGCTCGATCTCGGCGGCTGCCTCTTTGCTTAGCTTTGCCCAGTTCTGTCTTGTAGGGTTACTCATGGCATCAACCGTGAATCTCGCACGGTTGAGAATGCGGCAATCCGAGACGAGCTGCGCAGGTGCACTTTGCCTCCTCTGGAACTGGCACCACGGTACCCGGACCGAGCCCATGATCATCGAGTGCCCTCGCAACATATTCGATCGTGTCGGCACCCCACTCGTACTCCTGATCTCGTTCGTCATTGAACGGCCACAGGACTGCCTGAACGTCGGTGACGACAGACTCCAGATCCTCTCGCGTCATCTCCTTCACGTTGGTGACGCGACGCTTCTTGAGGACCTTCATGGTCATCTCGCCCTTCGGCTCGTCGAGCAAGATCAGAGAGACATACACACTCGGAATCTCTGACACGATCTCGGAGAAGTCTCCGAACGGAAGATCTTTCAGCTCATTGATCTGACGATTCGCATGCGACGGCGACCCCACGATCACGACGATCTGGTGGCGCTTACACATTGCCTTGATCTCATCGAAGACGCGCTTCGTTTTCTCCCATTCGCCAGCGTCGATCTTGATCTTGTCATCGTCCATGATGTCACCAGTGCCTTCTGCAAAAGTTGGGATCCATGTCATTACCGTCGAACACGGCACGGCCAGAAGGTGTCGCTCATCTTCGTGACCCACGCCTCTCCGACAAGTGAACGATCTTTCGAGAAGTTGATGCTGGCGAGCGTTGTCCCGGGCTGCCGAAACTTCTTCATCGCAACTTCGAGCAAGTACCTTGCGTACCCGCGACGACGATGGCTCATGTGCGTGTACGCGTTCGTGAGGGTGGCGTTCTGTTCGTCCTTGCTCATGAACTGAAGCGCACAGACGATCGCGTTATCGACCCTCAATACGTATCGGTAGCTACCGTATCGATCAGAGTAGAGCCAAGCCTCTGCGTTTATCCTCGTGGTCTTCTCGACAAGCTCGCGTCGTTCCGCGCCCGTCGTTTTGCACTCTTCATCGAGCAAGTATGAGAGGTCCTCGTACGTCTCTGCTCGATCTGTAGCCGGAGCGCTAGCGACCGAGCTCACAGCCACACTCCGTGGTTCGTGATCCATCGAACCCACGAATCCTCCGTCCACCGACCGCTTGGCATTGGCGGCACCGGACATGAGTACAAGCCTTCCTTGTACTTCTGAAACGCGCCGAACGGCGGTACTGGTTCCACTCTTACGTCATGCGTTTCGCCGCACGTCACGCAGCGTGGCGTTGGATCTTCACTCTTGCTTGCTTTCTGGCTCATTGTCGTTGCTCCTTTGCTACTGCCTCCAGATGAAGGCGTCTGACTGGCTCGTTCTCATTCTCGAATGAAGCGCACCCATTCTCGGCAACGTTGGCCATGACCACACTAGGCGGGCGCGGGTAGTCCGTGCCTGGGCAACGAAGGCGGCCGTCGCTCATGGTCTCGATCCGATTCTTGCAGATGGTGCAATCTGCAAAAAACGGAGTGACGACCCACTTCGTCACGTTAGTGAAAGCTGGGCTCGACGGCGGTACGTTCACTCTGACTCCATCGAACGGCCACTTGAGCCCGACCCAGACAGTGTTCTCGCCGAAGCCGTACATCGCCTCCTTGAGGAACGGTACCTTCGCCTCCTTTGGACTGGCGGCCACGAGCGCCTTCACGCTTTCGAAGTCGATCGAGAGCTGACGATGGTGCAGCGACAGAGCGAGCCAAGACGTGGCTGCCTCGGACTTCATCGACGATTGGACGAAGAGACGAATCCAAAGGTCTGCGCGCTTGGCATGCTTCTCAGCGAAGATTTCTCCGTTCCTCTGGGACATGGCCTCGACTGGATTCTCGAAGAGCTTCTCCTCGACCGTGAACCGGCGGCCGATGAGCTGGCCAGCGAGGTCTTTCACCGATACCAGGTACCTCCTGGTGATCTCAGCCATCGCAGCTTTTCGGACCTTCAGGTTCAGGTCTTCGTTGCCGAGCACGCTGATGAGCGTGCCCACGTTTGCTGTCTTTTCGTAGCCACCGAGAGCCTTTCGCAAGTGCTTGCGTGTTCTCGCATCAACGAGCCGAATAACGTTGTCCACTGGTTCCTCTTAGATCTTCTTCTTCGGCGGTTGCTTCTTGATGCCTACCGTAGCCGGTATCAGCCCTGCCTCCAGGATAGCCTGCGCCGCTGGCGGCGGAAGAACGTGCTTCACCTCGTCCGTCGACATCGTCTTCGGACGTAGAGGCTTTGGCTTGGTCGTACCCAGAAATCCGCTGCGCAAGTCGAGCGTTTGAAGTTTCTCGGACGCAGCTTTTGCCCACGCGCCTTTCATGTCCTCCGCTTCTCCCTCCCAAACCGTCTCTTCGTTTTCACGAGGGTGGCCTGGGAACAGATCTGGGATGCACACATAGGTGAACCCGGAGGGCTGCTTGATGATGCGATACGTGTTCAATCCGTCTCCAGCTCCAAGAAGGCGTGCTGGAGAGCCATCCAGTCGGCTCGGTCCATGAACGCCATCATCATCGCGATGCGATGAAAGTGCTTGATGTCGTCGTTCTTTACGTGATCAAGTCCGTCGCCGTAGGCCATCGTGTTCATGATCGCGCCATGCCAGTCGGCTCGGTCCATGAACGCCATCATCATCGCGATGCGATGAAAGTGCTTGATGTCGTCGTTCTTTACGTGATCAAGTCCGTCGCCGTAGGCCATCGTGTTCATGATCGCGCCATGCCAGTGGGTGCAGCCATCAGAACGGAATCTCCGAGTCGTCCTTGCTCTCGATCGGATCCATGTTCGTTCCAGGATCGGAACCAGGTACGCACGATCCGGACTCCGGCTGGATGAACGTGGTCTTGGCACGATCGACCGTCGTCTTCTCCGTCAACTCCTCCGTCTCCGCTGCATCGCAGGCAACGGCGTCGTGGTCGACGTCGCTCACCATGTCTCCGATGATCTCCTCGTAGATCTGCTCGCTCAAGGACAGCATCGCCTCGTCGTGCTTGCCTGTCACCTGATGGATGTACTCATGCACCAGGGTCACGATGAGCCGACCCTTCTGCTTGAGCATGTCCTTCTTCACGAAGATCAGGCCGCCTGCGTTGACGCCTTCGACGTTCTCGCTGCGAAACTCAGCGATCTGTGGCATCGGTAGATTCTTGGGCTCGAGCCACGTGAGCCGCTTCTTGCCCGCCTTCACGACCATGTCCCACGCCCAGCGAAGCGTGACGTTGTCCGTCTTCTCGAGCGTATCGACCGACCACGATCGTACGACCTCGCTCTCGCGACGCTTCCTCAGGTCCGCCAGCGACGGGAACTGGTTCGAGACGAGCGCGTGGACCTTGGCCGGGATGACGGTCGCTACGACACCAGCCTCCTTGGCCTGGTGCGCCGTTGAGGTGTCGGGAACCGGGTAGACGTTCTCACCGTGCTGCTGACGGATCCAGGCGACCAGTGCGCGATGGAACTGGCTTCGGATGGAGCCGGTCTTGATCGACTGCGCGTCGCGGTCGTCGTTCTTGATCTTGTCGACGACGAACGACATGCGCACCGAGTCCTTGGCTTCCCAGGCATCGACGAAGACGGACTGCCAGAACGTCCCCATGCACGCGTCGAGCTCGTGCCGGCGGATCACGTCGCGATCGCGGTCGAGGCAGAAAGATTCGGGCGGCAGGTCGTACCCGTGCTCCAGCTCCTCGTCCATGGTGACGAAGATGCCGCCGACGTAGAGACGTCCCTTCTGCTCCTCGCCGAGCAAGACGCGGCATTCATCTCTCCGCGGGTCGCCCTCCCAGTACGGAAGGAGCTTCGTCAGGATCGAGTCGCTCCAGTCCGAGGTGTGCCTGAACATGAGACGGTACTCGTCCCACTCCTTCTGCATGATGCCGTGAATGCAGACCTCGATGCCACTGAAGTCGTCGTGGCCGCTCTCGATGTCGAAGTGGAGCGTGGGAACGCCGAACGATGCCGAACGATCGAGCCTCGGCTTCCAGAGCTGCGTGCCGGTCCTGATCTCGACCCGCTTGCCGTCGCGGATCATGGCGAGCACGCCGACCTTGTAGCCTTCGCCATACCGACCGATGGCACCCTCGCCACCCTTCTCGCTTACGCCCAGGAGGAGCGTCTTCATCTCCAGCTTCGCGTCGTGCGTGACGATACGCAGTCGAAGGAGGTCTCTTTCGTAGACGACCTCCATCCGGTTTCCCATGACCTTCTCGGCATCGATCGCATTCTGAAAGATTTCTCTAACCCCATGACGTGTCGACCAATTCGACACGTAATCAACCGATACGGTCAACTCCACCGTTTCAACAGACATCTTTTTCTTGCCACGAGCCTTGCTCTTCGTCGTCATGGTCGTCCCTTTTTGTTCAAAGCTCGAACCTTAGTTCGAACGTCACTCACATTTACCGGACCTTCGTGCGGTCGTATTCGCTTGACGCAAACATCCAGCACGACCTTTGCGACCGCTCTCTTGATCAAGAGATACGGAGACACAACCTCAAGAAACGCTCCGACGTTTAGTGCAGACTGAACTCGCCACGTAAACTGAGGTCGATGATTCGGCTTGGCTGGCTTCTGATCGTGAACCGTTCCAAGGCCAGTCAGTTTCAAAAGCGCGTTCTGCATTGCAACGGTTGTCGATGTCACAGCAATCCTTACGTCTACATAGGTCTTGCTGGATGTTGACGAGTTCAATCCAATCCAACCCTCACCATCGACGATCCCGGCTATCCATCCGAGCTGCAAATCAGAACAAAGTCGCAAGCGCGCGACAGCTGCACTCCAGATCCAGTTGTCTCGTTTCAGAGCTAACCCTTCCACGATGTACATCAGCTGTCGTTGACTGATTCCAAACTGCTCCCGGATCTCAGCTAGAGGCATGCCTCTAGAGTAGAACAGCCTCACATCTTTTTTCGTGGCGGCCGAAAGTCGAACCTGGAATCCTTTCAGGTTGCCCATGTGGTCAACTCTTTTCCGAGATCGTCTTCAGTCTCGACACAAACGCGTCGAGGTCCTTGAGCTTGTCCCACTTCCAGTACTGGTTCATGCCGCCACTGTAGTCGCGGAGGCCATTGCACATGCGGTACAAGATGCCGGGCTGATCGGGCCCGCAGTAGAACTGACTGAACTGCACGTACACGTTGATCGTGTGGAGAACGACCTCGCCGCATACAGCCGGACCCGCCTTGTTCGAGCGAATGTTGAAGTCCTTGGGCGACAGGCCGAGCTTCTTGGCAATCACTTTCGCGATCACCATCGCTTCCTGGTGGAACCTGGACTTGCTTGGCCCACCACCGTAGCCACTGATCATCTGTCCGCCGGTGACCGCGCTCACGACGCTCTCGATCTCTCTCTCACACGTGTCCATGACCTTCCTCCTTGTTTCTTGTTCCCCAGACTTCCCTGCCCTGAACGAAGATGTGCTCAATGTGCGACCACACGAAGTAGTAGCAGGGCATCCCCCTGTACATGCTCTTGAAGCACGAGACCGCCCAGTCGTTCTTCATGCGCAAGCCGGTCTCTTTCGACCGGCCCGTGTCGTACCCGAGCTTCTTCTCGACCTTGACGAGCTCGTCGCCAAGGACCCTGCGCAGCGTGCTGTAGCTGACGCTCTTCGCTGCGCGCTGCATGTCGTTGATGGATGGACCATCGCTTTCGACGCACGTGGTCCAGAACTTCCACTGGAGTGGACGCATGGCCCTATCGAGCCTGGTTTCTAGATCAGGCACAGTGGTGACAGCTCCCTTCCGGATGATCGAAACTTGGCATCTTCGACTTCATTCCGACGCCACACTCGCTGCCTTCTGGTTCCGCAAGCAACTGCTCGATGGTCTCTTCCAGGGCGACGACCGTCATCCAGGAGCACGTAAGCGATTCGATCTGCCTTCCAGTCCTCTCGTCGAAGACCGCGTACTCCTGCGCGCCGTCTGCCGAGAACGCATCGTTCAGAAAGACGAGGTGCTTGAGCCGGAAACCGTTGCACATGCACCACGAGTAGTTCACGAGGATCTGGGCAAGCTCGTGAGGCGTGGAGAACAGCTCTCCATGGACTCGATCCGCTACCCGGTACACGCGCTTGTCATGGATCATTCGGCTCGTCCTTCCTTCTTCCCATCCACATCTTGTCCTTCTGGACCCGATGACCTCCGTTCATCACCCCAAAGGCCATCCTGTACTCGCGGAGCAGGATGGACGCTTCCTTCCTGGACGAAGCCTCGTCTACCTTCTCCGGCTTCTTTCCTTGTGACCTGAACCAGATCGAGATCGCGACCATCGTCAGGTCCCTCTCCGTCGAGCCCTGCTCTCTTCGTTCTCACGTTCGAGCATCAGCATGTGGTCGAGCGTGTCGTTGAGCCCGTGCTCGTTGAAGTGCTTGGCCGCCTTCACCTGGTTCTCCCACGAGACGGACGCGTAGTCCGGATCGTCACGGAACTGATACGCGATGGCCAGATCGCGAACGAGCTTCTCATCCGTGGCGAGATACGTTCCGGGCTCGTGCATGTGACCCGGATCGACCGGTAGCTCCTTCCCTTCCTTGAGGGCCGCGAGCTTCTGCGAAGTCGTGTAACGCATCAGCCGACCGCCTTCTTCGGGTTCAGCTTGATGGGCTGACCCGATGGCGGACCGAGGTAGCAAACCGTCGCGCCGGCCTGGTCGACGCCGAAGGGTGCACCGGGACCGTTCCCCTCATCGTCCATCGACGGGTAGATCTTGGAGCCATCATCGAAGGCGATGGCCGGGATGCGATCGTTCGGTCGATAGCTGTTCCAGCCCTCCTCCTCCAGCTTCGTCATCGACATGAACTCGACGACCCTCTTACCCACGAACAGATTGTCAGCCATGACTACGAACTCTCTTTCTCGGTCATGTGCTGGAGTGCTGACTCCAGCTCCGCGATGGTTCCCATGAGCGCTTCACGTGTCGGGTGACCATCAGGCACCTTCACGTGGTCGCGGTACGCCAGCGTCCACTTGGCGCAGGATAGCGTCGAATCCAGGAGCTGCGTTAGCCGTTCCTTTTCGTGCTGGGTCATTCATCGTCGTCCTTCACGTCTCTCTTGCGACCGATGGTCAGCTCGGCAACGTACTCCTCGACGACGCGTTTCAGATCCTTCGCGCTGAGGTTCTCGGTCTCGCTCTCGATCTCGAACATCTTGCGAGCCGCGAGCGAATCGATCAGCTCGTAGTCGACGTACCGACGATCGACCTTCTCCTTGGCCTTGTAGGTCGACCTGGTCTCGTAGTCTCCACGCCAGTAGCCACCAACCCAATCGCCGTTCTCGATGGCTTGACCGATGAAAACGCGTTCGGCGGGAGTGAGCAAGTCCTCGACCTCGTCCTGCCAGATCCAGCCCGTCCGTGTCTCCAGATCGACTGCCATCTCCGCAAGCGCTTGCGCTTTGCCCTGGAGCGCTTCGCGCTCTGAACGACGAGCCGTCTCGTTCGCTTCGGCGAGCACCTCCGCTTCGGCGGCCTCCTTCTTCGCCTTCTCCACCGACCGAGCGAGCGCTTGGCGAACCTTGCGCTTCCACGACGCGATGATCTGCTTCAGCGCCGTGATGGCCGGTTCGAGCGACGCGCCAGTGTTCGGAACCGTCAGACTTACGACGTCGCCGAGCTTCACCGTCAGGACCTCATCCTGACTATTTGCCTTCTTCCTGGCGCGGGTTGCCGTGTCAACCACACGGCTCATGTCCTTCTTGTCGTTGACGACGGTGGCGAGCTCCGGGAGCTTCACCATGTCACCAAGTCTCGTCGTCAGCGCGCCACGTCCTTTTTGCTCTTGCATGTCCTGCTCCTCGTCTTCTTGGCCTTGCTCTTCATGTCCTGGGTCGCTTCCAGGTTGGAATCGCACATGTCGACAATCGACTCGTACATCTCCAACCCGTTGTTCGTGATCGACTTGTACTGATTACAAGCCTCCTGGTCGCTCATCAGCTTCAAGCGAAGCTGAATCGACGGCGTGCCTCTTTCCTGTTGGCTCAGCAACCAACCGATGCAGAAGTCACGATCCTTGTCCGGCTTCTTCCCGTCTTCGTGGCACTGATACATCGCTCCATGCATCGGATCGCGATCATCGGCCAGCAGCTTGACGAAGTGTTCCTTGTCCCAGAAGCCGAGCTTCGCGTCCTTCCGATACGGACAGCTCTTACAGGGAGACAGCCGATCGTGCTTCACGGTCGCCTCAGAGATCCTCTTCCCACTGTTCGCCCGCGTCCGACCCGCTGAAGTCAGACGGAGCGTGCACCGGGTACCTCTCCTGGATGCCACGCTCGGCCGCGAGCCGCGTCTCGTGGTGAGCCTCGCACCGCGGGAACGCTTTCATGCGTCCTCCGTACGAGTGGAACTCGACCGGTCCCTTGCAGTTGCTGCCTTCTTCGATGCACGTCGCCTTGTCATCGTCGTCCATGTCCTTGCTCCTTGTCGTTGAATTGAGGTGAGAGAAAGAGAGTACCAAGGTGGCTCCGTGGGACCACCCATATGATCAGTAGCTCTGACTGTGATGGGCGCGATGACAGATCGCGCAAAGCTTCGACTTACCCAGCGTCATACGAGCCGGACTTGACTTGCTCCACCAGCTCGTCAAATGCTCGTTCGCTAGTGAAGTCGTCACGTTTCTCTGGCGGAATGAACGGCAACCCGAGCTTCTTGTAGATCTCCTCTTCTGATCGCAACGACAACATGTTGCCATCCTTCGACAGGCCTCGCTGCGAAAGCTTGAGACCCATTTTCCTGGCGCGCATTCGCATGGCAATGTTCGCCTCAAAAGGCCCGGTCCAGCACATGATCTCAGCAGACAGTGATGCTGGGCTTCGGACGACGAAGAAGTCGACCTGCATCTTCCGCTTCTTGTCCGACAAGCCCCAGGCGATCGAGGCGTTCGTTCGTTTGTCACTCCATCCCTCGATGCCGAAGGTCTTCATCGCTTCCGCGAGGCCCTTCTCGTGCTTCAGGTTCGTGATGACCACGACGAGATCGAGATCGTTCACCATTGGCCTGGACCTCCGGTACGAGCCCGCCATGATCACGGTCTCGCATGCTTCGAACTTGGCCAGGATCGCCTCGACAGCGTCCGCGACCTCCTTCGCTTCCGTACGCGAGAACCCCGCGTTGCATCCTTCGAGTCGTCCGCCCATGTCCTTCTTCTCCTCTCGAAGTCCTTTGATGATTTCGTGATCGTATGCACCAACGCTCGTCTCTCCGTAGATCGACTCGCGTCCAGGCACGGTCCTGCCGCCGTAGTTGTCGCCCGTCAGGACGTCCAGACTTTCTGCTTCGCTCCGAAGATGGTCTCGAAGTTCGTACGGTACGCCTCCAAGTTGACCTTCGCTGGTCCCGAGCTCGTTGAGTTCGAAACGAGCTCACGCTCTCCGATCAGAGCCTGCGCGATCGACTTCGCGACCGGGCAGTGATCGTGACCGTGTTCGAGGTTCGGTGCCAGTCCACACTTACGCTTCTTGTCATCTTCGCTCATCGTCCACGTCCTTTCTACCAGTTCATTGCGCGTACCAACTGTGCATCCTCGTCCTCCGCAACAGGCAGCACCAACTTCAGGGCCTTGTTGGCTGCTTCGATCAGATCGGCGCTCGTTGCGCTCAAGAATGCTGCACCGCTCTCGCTCATGGAGACGTGCCAGTGACCCTCTCGGACCCTGACGCGCATCTCCTTGACGCCACTGTCCTTGAGGATCTGCTGCAACGCTCCGGCCGATGTTCCCTTCGTGATGTACATGTTTCCCGCCCCGCTACTGGTTGTTGTTCTCGTACTCTTCGATCGTCTTGGCGATCTCATCACACTGAGCTTCGTACTTCACGGCTTCTGTGATGTCACCTGCAAGACGATGCTGAACCGCATGCCCCTTCAGCTCGTGGTACGTGCTGACCCAGCGAGCATAGTTGGCGTGTCCGAAGTGCTCTTCGGCCGAGACATACTCCGCGAGCGAGCTGTCGAGTACGAGGCCGGTCTTGGACCCGGTATCTTTGAACGGGGCCATTAATCTGTGCCTCCACTGACGAACTTGCCTTTCTTGTCGTAGACGCTCGCCGTGGTTTCGCGACGACACCGAACGACGAAGTCGTAGATCTGGTCCGCTTCGTCGATCACTCGGATCTTGTACTCTTTCGACGATTCAGCGGAACCGTGATGCTCGAGCGCAAACAGCTCGGCGGCATAGGCCGGAGCTTCCTTGAACCAGCCCTTGGGCACCTTGTCGCTGTTGTCGAAACAGGAGACCTTGTCACCCTCCGGCTGCGGCTCTTTGTCGATGAGCCAGATCTTCTTCGTACGATGCATCACAGCCTCCCTCGGAGCTTGCGAAGCCCCGTACGCTCACCAGCCCGGTCTGCTCGGTCGATCAATCGGCGCGCGTTGTCGACCTTGCCCCGCGGCGGTGGCGGAACCGCTTTCGGCATATCGACCCCGTCAACCGGGCAGACGCCGATGTACAGGTAGCCGAGGGACTTGCGCGGGTTCGCCATGATGCACCAGTCGTGGACTTGGGTGCTGACGAGCCGATGGTCGCTGGTCAGGAGGCTCTCCTCCTTGCACAGCTTCTTGAGCAGTGGGATGCCCCAATCCACGAGCCAGTTGGCGAGGATGTTCCGCTGCTCCTCGGTGCCTCCGATCAGGGCCTGGCGATTCCAGACGATGTCGATCTGGTCGAAGCCCTGGAAGATGGCACGAGCGCCCAAGGCAACCGTCTTCCTCACGCCGCATGTCAGACCCCACGGGAAGACGAACCCACGACCGCTGCACTTGGCGCACTCCTCGTCGCCTGCGACGTGCCCAGTACCCTCACACTCGCCACACTCCACGTCTTTCCATGTACTCATCGTCCACGTCCTTTCCGTTGCTTCCCTACGTATCCTGAGAATCGTCCGTACACTTCTGGACGCTTCCTGATCAGCGCCCGAAGCTCGGCGTCTGAGATCGGGTTCTTTCCAAAGAGAAGAGCGAGCATCGTCTCGTTGCCGAGAGCGATGACTCGCCTGGCTTTCTCCATGTACGCTTCAGCGCTTCCTTCTCTCATTCGAACGACAATGACTTCGGCCATCACTTGCGTCCTTTCCGCTGCTTCATGACCTTGATCTTGCCCCAATCGAACATGGCCAGACCTTCCTTCCCAGCTTCGTTCCAACCTTCCCCTTTGTTCCAAGCCTCGTACAGCTCGTCAGGCAGATCCACGCCGAGCTCATAGACCTCATGCGGCACGTCACACGCGAGTCCGTCCGATCCGTACGTTCCGCTGAGCGTGATCTTGTGACCAGCGACGATCATCGTGCCCATCATGAAGTGACCGATCTGGTGCATCTTCACGTGACGCACGATGCCTCGAATCTTGGCCTTACGATCATCGCTGGGTCTCATCAGCATCAGGAAGCTGCCGCTTGCCCTTTGCTCGCCGTCTCTTGTGCACCACCTTCGATTCGATGCGACAAACATCACACGCCAGCCCTGTCCATGATGAACACTGCTTCGACTTGCTCTTCGTTGCCTTCTTGCTCTTCGTCATGATCTACGTCCTTTCGTTACCAAACCATCTTGCCAATGTGTCTGTGCGGTCGCTGACCCCAGTGGACCGATGACTCCAGCTCGTCGTAGACGGCTTCGATCTTCGTGTTCACCAACTTCAGCACTGTGTCCATCGCTTCTGGGGTGACCGGAACGATCTTGAGGTTGTCGAGCTCGACGAGCGCGTTGTACGCATCCACCAGCTCGATGTACCTGGTATCTCCCTCGTTGCGCTTGTCGCGGATCTGCCTGGCCCAATCCGCCACCCATCCACCTACGGCCTCCTTCGTCATGAACGAATAGTCGTAGTAGTCGCCCTTCGTGCCTCTCATGCCTTCTCCTTTCAGAGATCGCAGTCTTCCGCGTCCCAAGCATCGTCGCGGTCGTCTCGGTCGTCCATGTCTGGACCTGAATCGTCGTCGGCAAACTCGTCGGCCGCTCTCTGAAGCAGCATGTCGCCTGCGAGCTTCTCTTCTTTCTCCGTCAGACATCCTTCCAGATCGAGTCGAATGCTCGTGCCAGCCATGACACGCTTCACGTGAGTGACCTCGAACTCGGGATCGGCGCCGGGGTCGTAGTCCTCTGGACGATTGGCTGGCGGAATTCGTTCTGGCGTACCCAGGGTGCATTCCCCCGTGACCTGGACCTCGAAGGTCTCACCATCTCGCTCGATCTCCATGTCGATCGTGTACTTCTTCGGCTTCATCGTGACAGCCTCCTCTCGGCTACTTCCTCTGCCATGGCTTCGAATCGAGCGCAGAACTTGTCCTTGATTCGCTCGACCAGCACCTTGCCCCACGCAATCGGAATCGACATCCTCGGGAAGTCCCCGTAAGCGTCATCGACTTCGTTCGGATCACACACGTCGAACCAGTACGACTCGTGCGTGATCAGATGGTCTTCCATGTCTGCGTTGGCCAGCACGTGCCATGGCGCCAACGTCTGGTATCGCTCCATGAACCCAAAGACGTAGACGTCCTGACCGTCGACCATCGCTTCGAACTCGCACTCATGATGTTCGCTCATGATGTTCAGCCTTTGCAAAACGAGTCGTTGATGGAGTCGACATACATCTTCTTATCGAACTTGATCCTGGGCCAGTAGGTCACTGTGCCTTTGCCCATTGCGTCCTCCTTCGTTTCGCGTAGTGCTTCAACGATGACAGCGACGTGATCGCACCAGTCGTTGCGCGACAGATGTTCGACCGAGTCGATGAGATCACCGAGCAGCGTCGCTTGGCTGACGTTGTCTCCGGCGACCGAGAGACACGTCTCTCTTCCCATGGTGCGACCCGAGTACTCGCGAACCTTGTACCCAGCCTGTTGCAGAATCTCTTGAAACGTCTTCGTCTTCATCGTCCACGTCCTTTCAGTTGTTCGAGTCACTTCTTCCAACACGTCATGCGCAACGTCTGCGGAGCCATCGAGCTCTCGACGATCAGCTCGGCCTGCGCACGCGGCGCATCCTTCGAGCACGTGGCCCGCGTCGTCATTCCGTACATCGACGGCCGACCAGCAAGCACCAGGTAACAGGAGACAGAGACCGTCTCCGAGTCTCCACCGACCCTGACTGGCGAGTATCGGCAGTACCACTCGGGCGCATTCGTGTACATGCGGCCACCGAGCGTTCTACCGTTGTCATCTACGACCTGCTCGACCTTCGCCCCGGTGGCGACCACCTCCATAGAGGTTTTCCACTCGAACTTCGGCGCAAGCGCTTGCGGAACGTCGCTCGCGTGGGCGGTTGCAGAAACGAGCATCATGATCGCTACCAGGTACTTCTTCATCTTCTTATCCGTGACCTTTCTTCATGCCGGTGGATGCATCCAGATCCATGGTCAATCAAAGCGTGAGGCCCTGAGACCGGATGTTCAATCCGACCCAGGGCCTTCTCCTTACGCTACGTCGCGGTCAGCGTCGCTCAGCAGTACGCCTTGATGAACGAGGCGCGGATGTCCTCCGCGTCCGTCCAGACGTCGGCGCCCGGCTGGTCCACGTCCTTGTTGAAGTGGACCGCCTCCTTGATCATCGCGTCGATCTCCTTGTCGGCCGCGACGGTGCCCAGCGCCTCGATGAACGCCTTCTTCCTCGCGATGCCCTCCTTGCTCGCCTTCCGGAAGACGTAGAGAGCCTTCTCCATCGCCAGCCGGATCTTCTCCTGCTTCGGGGACAAAACGAGGTCCGGGTTCTCGGCGACCTTGAAGCCCTTCGGCGCCGACTCCTTCTTCTTCGCCGCCGCTGCCAGATCCTTGGACGAGTCACTCGCCTTGTCGGCGACACCATTGTCGGACTTCGCTGCCGCCGCGAGGTTCTTGTCGGACTTCGGCGGAGCAGTCGGCTGCTTCTTGGCGGTGGTCGAGGCGGACTGGGACTTGCTGCTGGTCGTGTTCATGATGTTCAATCTCCGTTGTTCGAGTGGAACCGTTCCACATCGCGGCTTAGTTGCCGCGTCCTGCCCCGATGCGTGTACATCGAGGCAGACCGCGATCACCGAGCTGAGTCTTGCTTTACGATCTGCGAATCCTTTACCGGCTCCGAGACGGTCGTCCCGCAGTTCGGGCAGTTGCGAACGTCGAGCCTGATGCCGTCAGTGCCGCTGTTCATGAGTCCGAGGAACGGCTGCAACCAGAAGTCGAAGTCGTGACCGCAGTTGCAGGCCCTGAGCTTCGTCTTCACGCGTACCGACTCCAAGCCTTGTTCTCGGCGGCGGCGGCTTCAGCGTTCGCGTAGGCATTGCACGCAATGCAGGTCCTGTGGTTCGACCCGCCATCCTTCGTGCCGCACTCGGCGCAGTGACCTTTGGGCCACTCGAACTCGCTCATCAGGTACCAGGCGTCCTCCTCCTCGTACTTGGTCGCAACGTCACCGTTGAACCTGAGCGTGCATCCGGCCTCGACGAAGCCGTCGACGTCCCTGCACATCTCCTCGGCCTCGCTGCCAGGCGGAACCAGGTGGCGCTTGGCCGTGGCGATGAGGCGTCCCTCCCGATAGTACCGAACCGTCGTCGTGGGTCCGAGGCGGCCGTCGAGCCTATCGGTCGGATCCTCCGTCTTCATGCAGGTTGCAAGGAGAGCGCGCATGTCCACCATCTTCGAATCAATCTTGCTCATGTCTCACGTCCTTTCAGATGTCGTTGTCGTGCCGGTGCATCCGGTGGGTACCGGGTTCACCCCTTGGCTGCCTTGTCGGCTGCCAGTAGCCGCATCGCCGCCTTCTTGGGGTCGATGAAGGTCGAGTCGGTGATAAGCGGCTCCCCATGCTTGTCGCTGTCGTACTTGCCCCCGAGGTCGGAGGAGCAATCGAATCGGTGGACGTACTCCACGACCGATTCCTCGTACCGCTCTTGCTCGACCGAGAGCTTCTCCTTGTAGTGCTCGTTCAGGAGCTTCCAGTACTCCTTCCATTCGATGTCGCGACCCAACTGCTTCTCGAACTCCTTCTTGCGAACCACTTCGTGTGGTTGTGACTCGTAGATCGAGTCATCCGTCTCAGCCTCATCGTCAGGGAGGAAGGAGGCGACCGCTTGTCGGAACTGCTTCTCATGCTCGACCATGTCGTCGATGGCACACTTCAGTTCATCCTTGGCTTCCTCAAGGGCCTCACCCCTGAGTCGACGCTTGAGCCTTGCCCTTGCCTTGGCGACGCGCGCCTTGTCCTTGTCGATTCCGATTCCATCAGCCACGGCTTGTCGAAACGATTCGATGGACCCTGCCAGTAGTGCATCCTTGACCTTCTTGAACGAGGCGTTGCACATCGTTCCTTTGAGCCACTCCATGTCGTCAACCTTGCTCATGTCGTACGTCCTTTTCGCTGTCGATTCGTTCTTTTCCGTCTCATTTCGTCCCGTGTGGAAACAAGGGGGACGTTTTTTTTGGAGAAGGAAAGAGGAGTAATGAATCTACCAACCGTGTGTCATGAGTCCAAAGAAATGTGGCAACGTAAGTGGTTGAAAAGATATCGGTTTTAAGAAAAGGGCATAGGACCGTGGACTAACCAGGACCGACAAGGTCGGTTTTAGGCCACACGTAAGTGTGTGGAAAGTAATCGGTTTTGGGCTTCGTGGACCAGGCCTTGTGACGTGGATGACATGGAAGGCCGTGGTGACGTGGGTGCCAAGGATGCATCCAAGACCAGCCGTGGACAGCCCGTAGACAGGTCGGTTGGCGGGCTTTCCCCATGGGTGGTGGCGTGGGAGCCGTGGGTGGCCGTGGTGACGTCTAGCGTGGCCCCGTGTGGTGAACGTGGGAGCGATGACGTGAGCCCGTGGAATGGCCGTGGTGACGTCTCCCCCGACGTGCCGAATCAGCCCGTGGCGGCCGGTGGGCGACCAGCCGGCAACCGAAGGCTTGGGTTCTGCCTCTCGACGTAGAGCAGCTCGTAGCTGCCGCCGTCGCTGATCAGGTCGTAGTTCACCTTCTCGTGACGAATCATCTTTGGGACGCGCCTCGCATCTACCACTCGCTCAACGACATCCCCAGAGTACGAGATCAGGAAACACTGCCTCTCCGAGTCTTTCATCAGTCGTCGTCTCCTGCGTCTGGCTCGAACACGGGTAGCTCAGGAAGCGTGGCCGGCAACGATTCGCATCCCTGACAGTGCTCCTCGAAGCACGAGAGCGCGATGTCCTGGTGACAGAACCTGCACGGCTTGCAGCATTCGTCGTCATGCACGATCGGCGCGAAGTGACACGCGCAGTCGCACTCGCCGAACAGGCCGCCTGGCCCTCCGTGCTCCCGAAGGTCCATCGTCGTGACGATACCGCGTACCAGGGCGCACTCCTCCGCCACTGCGTCTGAGCCACAGGCCCGATGGATCTCTTCGAACGCATCTCGGAATCGAACGAACTCGGGCACCGCTGACACTGGAAGGACTTGGTCGTTGTCCATGAGCGTCGACGGCGAGTCGTAGAGAACGATCTGTCCTACGCCGCACCCATGGCAGCAAAGCTCTACCCAGGCACCTCTGACCTTCAGTCTCACGCCGTTCAGGAAGTGGACGTGAACGTGTGGAGACTTCTCCATGCCGTGAACGCCACCCGTCGAGACTTTCCAGTGGTAGACCATGAGGAACACTCAGCATCAAACCACTTGCACCAGCTCGCCGTCCAGGATGCGACCCTTCCACTTTCCCGTGTCGACGAGCGGCGTCGTGGTGATGTTCGGAGCCATGCCCGTGATGGTCCAGCCCTCGCCTTCGTCGACCTCGGAGAACAGGTCCCACTTCGACTCATCCGGAAGCATGACCACGAGGACGTGACTCTTGGCCATGAAGCTCCACGTAAGTGCTTGCGGACTTGGGGGGCCATCGGCCTCGCGACGCTCCAGATACATCATCATCCCCGGCACACAGAGACCGTCGTCCGAGGCCACGAGCCAGTCTCTCACGATCCGACCCTGCGAACGCATCGGCGGAACCTGCTCGCCGCAGTACAGGCACACTGCCTTTCTGGACAGGGCGCCCGTCGCGTCGTTCGACGCGTTCTCCGGAATCTCCAGCCTGGCGAGGTGCGGGAGCCCTGCCTTCTTCGAGCATGGCGTGGGTGCCGGGTTGTACTTCCGGACCTTGGGACTTCGTCGCTCGCCCAAGGCGTCGAGTTGCTCAATCTCGGCTGCGTAGTCAGGAGCCAACGGCGGCAACGGTTCTCGGCCTGCAAGGCCGCGGACTTCAGCGTCTTCGACATCCATGGTCCACGACCACACAGCAAAGTTCGTCACTCTCACGAGCGACGTTTCCACGATTCGAATTCCAGTTTGCTTTTCTTTCATCCGATCAGCCACAGAGAGGTACCACAAGAAACGAGCCGATGAACGTAGTGAATCGGCCTTCTCTGATCTCTCTGATCTCTCTTATAAGGAGCAAAGTCGAAATTATACCCATAGAGGGCAGAGTGTAGGGTCTGAAGCGGCAGTAGTATTGCCATGGTGGGCAGAGATTTACTTGCCTCGAAGTAAGACTTCTACGTCCGTGACGTACATGGTCTTCGCGTGCTCCCTGTCCTGTTTCGACAGCACGATGGACTCGGCGATCATCTGTGGCGGGATCTTCTTCACGACGTAGACGCACCTCTTCGTCCCTCGCGGCACTCTCTTGAGCCAGCCATTGGATTCGAGCCCCTCGGCGGCGCTGCGAACCTGCTTCAAGGTGAGTCCGGACTCCTCTGCCAGTTCCTGGCGCGAGGCTACGGTGATCCCGGCGTACCTGGTATCTCGTCCACGCCACCATCGGTAACAGAGTGCGGCGTACAGAACCATGCATTCGGGGCGCGCTTTCAGCAGCAAGAATGCGATGGGGATGCGAACGAACGGCTCCACATCCCACGGCAGCGTCTTTCTGGAGTCAACCTTGATCTTCGTGTTCTGAACCTCTTGCTCAAGCATCTGTCGGAACGTCATCCTCTTCGTCGCCATGTCCTTGGACCTCTCTTCGTACCCTCAGTGGGTGTGATGGGGAGAGAGTAGGTGTATCCCAAGGTTTGCCGTTGGAGGCATAGTAAGTGATCCGCAAACGGCAGAATGTATACGTCCCGTAGGGCAGAGATTTAGCGCACGCCCTGGGTCGCACCCAGCACAGCGACCGTGAACGCTCCGCTCAGTACCAGGCCACCAATGAAGCCGACCGCGAGCGCGTGACGATCCCACCACGTCGGTTCCAGGGACTTGGCCCTCGCGTCCGCAGCCCTCAGCTCCTCGTCCGAGATGCGTGCAGTCGCCACGAAGAGTCGCTGGTTGGTCGCGGCTACGGTGACGAGCTCGTCGTAACTGATTCGAAGCTGCGCGACGTCGTTGGCCCTGTCCTCGTTCATGAGGATCCCATCGAACGGTACCGGGTCTCCCTTCGACAAGCCCACAATCGTGCCCGGTGGGTACGCCTTCTTCGGCAAAACGTCAGGAAGCTTCGATGCGTCAGCCGCTCTCTCCTCCCAGGTCCGGATCGGAATCTCTGGTTTCGGTTGCGGAGTCGTCGTGCACGCTGTGAGCGCGATGCAGGTCACGAATGACGTCAAGCGATACGAACACATTGTCTTTAGCCTCTTCCTGCGCCAGCACCGTCAGCGCTTGGTAGATCTCGTTCCTCATGTCGTGCGTCGGTGCAAAGTCACCGCACGGTACCTGCTTGAAGCACTTCTCACACAGGCCCCATCGATCCGAGTTCCAGACGACGGCATGCTCGACCGCACACGAGCAGCACCGCGGGAGTGCTCGTATGACTCGCCGTAGTGCTTCTGTGGACGACGTCGTCTTCATGTCTTCAGGATCGGTGGCTCCACGTTCGGATCACCGAGGTCGAAGAACTCGACCCCGGCAGCGATGAGCTCGGAGACCACGTTCGGGTCACCTCGGTATGGTTCGCCATAACAAATGCGACTGATGCCGGCGGACGCGATCAGCTTCGCGCACAGTCGGCACGGCGTACAGGTCACGCAGATCGTGGCTCACGTCGCCACCGTGTTGGCGATGTTCAAGAAGTACTGGTTCCAGCCGATCCTGCTCATCGTCCTACTCCTTCGCAATCGTTTGCGCGTTCACCAGGTATCGACCCTCCTGGAGATCGAGTGATAGCACCTCGGCCTCGGACGGGACGCCAGCATCGAGGAGGGCGAGGTTCTGGACCTCGTCGAACTTCCTCCGTGAGGACTGGACGCGACCGAGCAGCGTCCCCTTCTGGGTCTGGAGTGCAAAGATCTGCTCCTCGAGCTGACCGATGGCGATATGGTCCTCGCTGATGTCCTTTGCGATGCCACGCAGCTCACCCAGGCGGCCCACAGGGATGACGAACTCCGCGGGGGCAGGTCCAGCCGTCTCCGACTCGGGGGCGCTGGAGAAAGGGCGCCTGGGCCGGGTGATGCCCATGGCCGCCTCCGCCTGCTTCGGGTCTACGGTTCGACGGGTCGCAACGGGCACTTTCTCGGACATGGTGACCTCACTCCTGCTTCGGGGCGCCTCCATCGGCGTTCCATGGCCCACCATCTTTCACGACTCGTGCCGTGGAGGGAAGCGGCACAGGAAGCACGATCGCATTCGAGGCTGCCGCATCATGCGTCACCTTGTCTGACGATGGCTTGATCACGAGAACGGCGGTCGGCTTTCCAGACGAGTCCGTGCTGGCTTGCACGGTGAACGATGGCTCGTTCTCGGACTTCTTCTCGACAGACGTCACCTTCTGATTCGTGTCCTCTGCCGTCAGCTTCGCCTGGGTCGCGGCTTCACGAGCTGCCTCCGAACGCTGCACGAGCTCGCTCATGCGATTCTCCAGAACGTCCAGCTTCCAGATGGCATGCAAATGCCCCAAGGTCAAAAGTACGAGTACGACCAAGAGGGCATGACCGAACTTTGCGGCACGCTGGAACAGCTTCAGGATCTTGTCCAGTGGCGTTACCAGTCCATCGAGCGCTCGAACGATGCCTTCCGGTGTCGCTCGAGACTCGTCCTGATTCTCACCGCTTTCGAACGACTGCTTCTCTCCCATATTCTCCTCCCAGCTCTCGTGACGAAATCAGCTTGAGCGTCGGCTCCGGCATCGGATCCATCTCTGTCGGCGGATCGGAGTCGAAGACCGGGATCGGCATGTCGACGTGTGCGGCTGCACGAGTGCTCTTCTGTACGGAGCGAAGTTGGTCCCGCAGCGACCCGATCTCATCGTTCGACTTGCGAGCCTCTTCGAGGGCACTTGAGAACTCTGCTTCGCGAAGCTTCGCTTCCGTGCGCCCACGTCCAAACAGAAATTGCAGCAGAGCCATGATTCAGCCTCCTCGGGGTAGACCAGACGGAGGTGTCGGTTTGCGATAGCCCCAACGAACCGCGTCACGGACGACGTTGTCGATGGTGCGGTCTAGGCGATCCAGCGCGACCTTGGAGTCGTCGGACGCCTCGCAAACCTTACCCATTGCCTGAGTCATTTCCTTTACAGCATCCTTCATTGACACTGAGAGGTCCAGGATTGCCTTCGTCGTTGCTTTCTGGTCTTCGATACGAGACTCGTGAGCCTTGTTCAACTTGATGAGCAAGTAGACGGCGAACGCACCCACGAGCACAAGCATGGCTCCGAGAATGCCAGTCTTTACGAGCTCGTTGGCTGCGTTGCTGACGGGTTCAGTGAACCCACCTCCTGCTCCTTCAGCCACCATCGTAGTTAGAGATTCGAGTTGAGCCATGATGCGAGCGCCTTTCTCCGTTCGTTCGGATCAGGGACCTTTTTGATCTCCGTGAGCTGCGCGCGCTGCTCTTCAGAGTGGGCCTTGGCGATCTCGGACTCGATGTGCGATTCCGTTTCCGCGTCAGCGATTCGTTCTTGTGCGAGGTTCTGTAGCGGGCCGAGGTCGTGAGTACCTGGTGACGGTGAGGCGCCGTCATCTTTCGTTTTCTTCCTGGTGAGAACGACCCATCCGGCGAACAGGAACGCCAAGATCGCAATGAGAGACCAGAGCAGGATCTTGAAGTTCGCCCTCAACCAACGAAGGACCGCGAGCGTTGTGATCACGCTCGGAGCATACCATGTGTCTGAAGCCAGTCTACGAACCAGGCTTCTTGCGAGTTCTCGTATAGCCAATCTTGGCTAGTGCGGACCGAGTCTGCGTGAAGAGGATCGGATTGCGATGCACCGAGCTGAGCAATACTGCCACACTCTTCACTTTCGACACGACGATGCCGTGGATGGTGAACGAGCCAGATGCCATGACATCAATCGAGACCGATGTGCCGAGCGTGGCTCCGATGAGCGCGACGAGGTCCGTGATCGAAGAAGCGGCAAACGATGGAGCACCCATCGCGATCATGTCGAGAGTCACGAATCCAGCTGCGTTGAGCTGGGCTGTCATTTGCGTGATACCACCAAGCGGCATTGCTGCTGACGTTGTGACCTGCGCTTGAAGCGTTCCGGAGCGAAGACCGCCGATATTCATCGTTGCCGATGACGTCACCGTCACCCCGATGAACGAAGAGTCAACGCCAGCCAGCCCGAGCACCACGGACGCCGATGCCTGGGTGCTCATCGACGGAGATCCAGTACCGAGGGCGGTAGCGATCACCGAGCTGGTGGCAGACCCTGCGAACGTTCCGGCAAGAGTGTCTGTCCCGGTTGCAAGGAGAGACGCGGCGACCAGAGACTGCATCGTGGCCGCATCGGATCCAGAGATCGATCCAGACATCGACGCAAGCGCTTGCGAAGCGGAAGTCGGACCTCCCTTGCCAAGGACGTTCACGATGAGCGACGTTGTGGCCTGCTCCTGGGCAGACATGAATCCAGTACCGACGTCTACCACAGAGACTGAAGCCGTAGCAGTGGCCGCCATCGTTCCAGGAATCAATCCTGTCATGTTGGCGATGAGCGAAGCGTTCGCCTGGGCCTGGATGGCACCTGTGCCGCTGGCGATTGCCTGACCCGTCAGATCGGTCGATGCCGCAGCAGTTGCCTGCTCGGTGAGCACGCCAGCTCCAGACGGGTTGGCGACGAGAGAGGCTGCCGCCAAAGCCTGTTCCGTAACGGCCCCTTTGGCGAGGGCGCTCAGCACCGTCGATCCTGTTGCCTGAGACGCTTGCGTAGCCGCAAGAGATCCCGTGGAGGACGCAACGACCGAGGTCGTGGACGAAGCGGCGACCGTGAGAGCCCCTGCGCCCACTGCGTTCGCAAGGACGGATGCGTTCGCCTGAGTCGTCTCACTCACCGCGGCCACGATGCTGGCCTGAACGGACGTCGTGGCCTGGGACTGATCGGTCAGGACGCCGCTGCCTGTTGCATTGAGGACAGCGGATCCGGTCGCCTGGGCTTGTTCCGTCACCGCGGCGACAATCGTGGCCTGGAGAGAGCCTGTTGCCTGGGCCGCCTCCATGATGGCGCCCTTGCCAAGAGCATTCGCGACCATGGAGCTCGTGGCCGTGGCCTGCTCCGAAGCAGCATCAGTACCGAGAAGGCTCGCAACCAACGACGTTATCGCAGTGGCCTGCTCGGACCCAGCTTCGGCTCCTGTTGCGCCTGCTACAACAGAACTGGTGGCGGCAGCTTGTTCACTCAGACTTCCGGTCCCACGAAGGTCCAGAACGGCCGATGCCGTTGCCTGCGATGTCTCGGACCCCGCAGCGGCGCCCACACCGTTGGTAACCAACGACGTATTTGCGGTCGCCTGCTCGGTGACGATAACTCCAGTGGTCGCCGTCACTGACGTAGTCGCGGCGGTCTGCTCTGTGAGAGCACCCGCACCAGTAGAATTCGCAACCACCGAACCCGTGGCTGTCGCCTGCTCGGTAAGCGCAGCAACGATGTTCGCTTGCAGCGTTCCGGTGGCTGTCGCTTGCTCCGTCAGCGCACCCGCGCCTGTAGCGCTCGCGGCAAGGGACGTCGTAGCAGTGGCTTGTTCGGTCTCCGGGCCGCTTCCTAGAGCGCTGGCGACGAGGGACGTCGTTGCCACGGCTTGTTCCGAGGCCGCATCTGTCCCCAGCAGGTTCGCGACAAGCGACGATGTGGCGGTGGCCTGCTCACCACCAGACAGCGTAGCGGCCGCCGAGCCGACGAACGAAGCTATAGCAGTAGCTTGCTCAGTGAGGGCTCCAGCTCCGAGCAGGTTGGCGACCAACGACCCGGCGGCGGTGGCTTGTTCGGTACCTGGTACTGCTCCACGAAGGTCGAGGGTAGCCGAACCTGTTGCCGTAGCCTGTTCGCTCAATGCACTGGACCCTGCCGCATTCGCAACGAGGGACGCGGCGGCGGAAGCTTGCTCCGAAAGGGCAGCGACAATGTTCGCTTGCAGAGAAGCGGTGGCCTGCGAGGTCTCCGTCAAGGCGCCCGAGGCCGTTGCGTTCGCGACCACGGAGCCAGTGACCGTTGCCTGCTCAGTAATGATGACGACCGCGTTCGCGACAAGCGAGCCAAGGGCTGTGGCTTGTTCAGAGAGAGCTCCGGCCCCAGTCGCGCTGGCAACGACGGACGCTGTGGCCGTGGCCTGTTCCGTCTCAGCCCCATTACCAAGCAAGCTCGCGACAAGGGAGCTGGTGGCCGTTGCCTGCTCGGACGGAGCTCCGGTGCCCAATAGGTTCGCGACGACAGAAGCTGTAGCGGTAGCTTGCTCAGTCTCCGCACCATTGCCGAGCAAGTTTGCAACAACAGACGTTGTTGCCTGAGCCGCGATCGTTCCGTTGATCGTGCTTCCGGAAGCCGAGAACCAGCTCGTCAGGTACGTCGTGAGAGCGGTGCGCTGCGCTGTGGTCGCTACCGTGTCGACGATCAGCACCTCACCGAGGTAGCCGTTCCAGAAGTACGCGCCCGCGTTACCGTTGGTTGCAGTCACGCAGCCGATGTTCAGATCATCTGATGTTCCGATGACCATCGGGCCGGTCGCGCCCGTCTGCGTCTGCGTCTGCACAACGCCATCGAGATAGATGGTGACGATGCCGAGCGTGCCATCCCACGTGACGACGAGCGCGTGGGGGAGCCCATCATTAACAGTTGCGTTCGACCGCGCAGAGCCGGCAGCAGTAGTGAAGGTCGCGGTAAGAAAGCCGCTCGTGTCGATGTAGATCCAGAACCCGGCAACGTAGAACTGCTGCGCGACGAGTGTCTGGTACCCAACGACCGAGGTCTGAAATACACACGCGACCGTCGCGTTGTTGCGGACGACCTGTGCATTCGACGGATTGACAGTCGTCGATGGGCGAACCACGAACCCGTTCGAGGTTCCATTGAATGAGTACCAGCGGTTGCCGTTGATCGTCGCGGGGGACGGTGCGGACATGCCGAAGATGCCCTGGTCTGCGTCCCGCTGAAGCGCGAGGTCGTACCAGATGCCGCTTGAGTACGTGGATTCAGACGCGAACCAGTGCCGGACGTTGTTACCGAAGATCGCGTGGACAGGCGTGCTCGGCGTCGTCGTGAGCGTCGCAAGCTTCGCTTGGAACAGGGCAAGGCCACCGCCCTCGAGTGCGGTGTCCGCGAGAACGATCTCAGTGACGCGACCTACGAACAGGGTCGAGGCGCTGTTGCTTGCGTTTCCGAAGAAGGACGTGCCGCCGACACTCACGTCGTCAGCGTCGTATCGAGTTCCGTTGATCAGGTCCGGTGGCTTGATGGCGACGACCGATGATTGCAAGACGCCATCAATGTAGAGGCGGATGAAGGCCCCATCACACGTGCCTACGACCGTATGCGGATGGCCATCCGCGATAGGCGCGTCACTTGCGATCCACACCGAACCCGCGTCGCCGTAGACAAAGTACAGCTTTCCGTCAGCGCTGCTGATCCAGTCCACGGCGAAAACAAACTCGTTGCCGTAGTAACTTTGTCCGACCACGACCTGTGGTCCAGTCCCGCTACTGTACGTCGTGGTTTCAATCACGAAGCCAACGGTCATGACGCCACCGAACGTCTGACCAATGGGTGGCGTAGTCAGTGATCCGCTACCACTACCACCGTAGGAAATGACCAACGGTGCGGTCGTGCCACCAACAAACTCGAGGGCCGCGTTCCCACTGATCAGCGCAAGCGTCGGAAGAACGAGGCCGCCACCGATGATCGAATCGAAGTTGTGCGCGGAGTCTCGCCAGATACCCGAAGTGATCGTGTTGCCGTCAATATCAATAGCTCGATACCAACGTTGTATGTTCGCGCCAAAGATCGTTGCATCGTAGGCAGGGATATTCCACGTGGCAGCAGTGCCGATGTCCTGTCCAGCGGGCACATCGAGCGTATTGGCGACCGCCGAAAAGCCATTGCTGCTGGCGACTACGTCACCGGCATTGACTCCCGGGATTGAAAGGCCAACGTCGATACCCATCGGGCGTTACGCTCCGATGATGGTGTTGACAGTCGTCCCGTACACGTCCGGAAACCCGGCCCTGTAGATCACGATGTAGTGACGGTCGGGGTAGTACGGAGTCGTCACCAGGTAGTTCCCGGCGGAGTCGCTCGTCATCGACGAGACCACTTCGTCCGTGTTCGTGCGATACAGCTTCACGGTGCAGCCACCAAGCGGCGTTCCGAACTGATCCCTGGTAACTCCTGTCATCCCGTACCGAGAGACGGCGCCCGTGTTGATGTCGTAGCGACTCCATGCTGGAGGCGGGACCACAACATCGGTGCCGTCGAAAACAGCCCCCAGACCGCTGGCACCCGGCCACCATGGAGAACGAAAGGTACCAAGTGCCTCCTCGTATCCTATCGGAACGAGCTCGACATCAGCTCGATAAAACTCGGAACGAGCGCGATCATCATCCGACCTGGTTGCCCAGCCGTCGAAGGAGAGACCCCCCATCACGCTCTGTCCGATGAAGCCGCTCATGCAGGAGGCATGTCTCCACGTTGACCCGGAGGCGCGTCGCCGAACGCGTGGGTGGGAATGGTCTGCTTTGCGTCCGTCTCGCTTGCCGGAATGGAGACGACCGGCTGACCAGTAGGACCAACCAGTCGCGGAGCATCGAGGTTCGTCTTCTTGCCAAGACGCTTGACCGTGTCGAGCGCTTCGGTGAGCACCTGGATGCACCAATCCGTGTCGCCGATGCATCCAGAGAACTGGAGCCCGCCATTGCTCATGTGCTTGATCGTGATGTAGGCGACGCAATCCAACGAAGGCACGGCTGGCCCCTTGTTGAGCTGGACGGCCATGTTCTCGTTCTCCATCTCGAGAAACGACATTCTCGACTGAAGCTCTTGGTTCTTTGCGATGAGGGCTTCGATTTCCTTGCTCATGCCTGTGATCCTCCAACGAGTCGCGTGTACGACCCGCCGTTCAGGATACGCCGATCTGCGAGCGCACGCTCCAGCGGAGACAAGGTGCAGAGACAGGCCTCGCCCGAGGCCTCATCGAGGCCAGTGCCCTGGCAGTCGCCACACACCTTGCTCTCCTCGATCTCGCCCATGAAGCTCTCCTAGTCGTCGACAATCGTGTTGGTGTCTGCGGCAACCGTGGCCGTGATGTTGAAACAGACAAAGCTCGAGGCCACTGGGATCACGACGCCGCGAGGGAAGACAAAGACCACGCCAACACCAGAGAACGCTCCGCATGACCATCGACGGAAGAAAATGGCCGGTGACGTAGGTGACGTAGCCCACGCCAGAGCCCCGTTGGTCGTCGAAGCAGGATCGGTCGGGATGTCGCGCTGGAAGAGCGTGCTCACCGGAGTCACGCCGATTGACGCTGGACGCCCGAGCCCAATCGACAACGCCGTACCAGTGCCCTGGACGACGAAGGAGAACTCGATCAGCTTTGGCGCTACCGCCGCCACCGAGCGAATCTCCTGACACGCCTGAGACGCGGTGAAGTTGCCGGTCCTGAGACCAAGGGAGCTGATCGACATATCGCGATCGCCCCTTTACTCGTCGACGATTGCGTTGACGTCCGCGGCGACTGTGGCCGTGATGTTCCAGCACACGAGGCTGGACGAGATCGGGATCGTGAGACCGCGAGGGAAGGTCCACACGACGCCGACACCGACGACGTTCGTTCCCGACCAGCGACGATGGAAGATGAGCGGCACCGTGGGCGAGGTGGCCCACGAGAGCGAGCCGTTCATGTTCGACGCCGGCTCGCCTGGGTCGTCGCGCTGGAACAGGACGTTGACCGGGGTCAAGCCGATGGCCTGAGGACGCCCCAGGCCAATGCTCTGCGCTGTCGCCGTGGTCGCATTGATGAACGACCATTCGAGGAGCCTGACGCGCCCCGTGGCAGGCGTTCGGTACTCGACGTTCGCCGCCGTGGTTGTAGTGAACGTCGTCGTACGTTGCGCGAGTGATGAAATCGGCATGCTGGTCTCCTACCGAATCGGCTCAGATGATCTTCGCCTGCCACGCGTTGATCGCGAACGATGGGGTGATGAGGGACGCGACCGCAAGGCTGGCTCCAAGCGGCCCGTACCAGAGGATCTCTCCGGTGGACGACGATGCACGACCGAGGCTGGAGTGCGTCTCCGTCTCCGAAGAGCCGGACTGCGGGAACGTGATCGCCGCTGCGTTCTCTGCGATGGTCGGAGACGAACCCGTCACCGTCCAACCGCCCGAGCTCCTCGCCACGGCCTGACGAGCGTAGTTCGTGTACGCCGACTCGAACGAGGTCTGGTTGCCCGTGGCTGTTGGGTCAGCCGTGTGGAGCTGGATGTAGAAGCTGCCGGCGGTGGTGCTTCCACGCAGTCCAGTCGCATCACCGATGTTCGCCCAGTTCGTGTTCTGGAAAACGAGGATCAGCAGGTCCGACTGCGCCGTGTTGTTCAACTGCCCGCTCATGATGCACCTCCAGCGCCGATCCCGGCTTCTGCGATGACACGGTCCACCTCGCGCCACACCGCCGTGCCGTGGAGCTTTTGAACGAAGTGGTGTGCGTCCGAGTGGTTCGGATCGAGGCGGCGGGCGCGATCTGCGAGAGTGCGGTGATGGTCCGCGACCCCTTCGGCCGACGCTTCGTGGAGAGCGTCGCGCTCCTCCTCGGTCAGGCTGCCGGCGGCGTCCTCCGGATCGTGCGTGTGCGGAGGCGGGTTCAGCGCCTGAATGGCAGCGGAGACCTCGACGCGGAGCCCCTGGAGAGCAACACGGCCCGGACCGTTCTCAGAAACCATCTTCGCATACAGGCTACGAACCTGCTCGAGCGGAACCTTGTTGAGCGAAGCGGAGAACTTCCCGATCTCAGCTTCGATGGCGGCTTTGACTTCTTCGCGCTTCATCGTCCCTCTCTCGCTTTCTTGATCCTCCGAAGAACATACTCTGCAACCCGGGTTGAGTCGACTTTCCCAGTTTTCTTATGTTGCACCGCTTCTGTAGCCTGCATCAGAAGCTGCCCTAGCTCCCTGGCTGCCATGACGTCTGCCGCCGTGGCGAGGGCTCGTCCGGTCAGGGTGGTCGCCCCATCTCCCAGCATGTGACCAAGAACGAAGTGGCCGAAGTCGACCCAGTCGATGGCGCCGCCAGCCTTGAGGTACTTGGTGAACCCTTCCGAGATGAGCCTGGCGAAAGCATCAGTCTTGACGATGTCGTCCAGGATGCCGCCGACCGTCCTGGAGTCCGGCGCCATCTTCTCGCCGTACATGCCTCCCAGGCGACCGATGAGCGACGCAGAAGGAACCGCAATACATGTCATCGCCATGACTTTTCGCATCTGAACTCCTAGTCCCTGCTGGCTACGAGCGAGCGGACCTCGAACAGGACCGGATCGCCATGAATGAACCCCGCTGACACCGTCATGATCGGAGCAAGCGAGAGTGTATCGACGACGGGGACATCGCTGCCATCCGCCGCGAACGTGTGTGACACCACGATGAGCTTCTTCGTCTTCGAGACGATGTCGCAGGCCCATGTCGATGTCGTCGCGTCACCACGGGTCACCATCAGGTTCACTGCCGTGACAGTGGTCAGATCGACGCCAGTATCGTCCGCGATCTGCAACGTGACGTATTCCGGCTGGGCCGTTCCGACGTAGCAGTACGGTGTTTCGCAGCTCATCGAAGCCTCACTTCGAGCTGTCAGCGACGTTCACAGCCGCAACAGCCTCTTCTGCCGGAAGGGGTCCGGTTCCACGCAATGCCGGGATGATCTGGAGGAGCTCGTGGAACGCAATCGCACCGGGTCCGCCTGCCATCACGATGATGGCCTGCCACCACGGGATGTGGAACGCGAGGTTCGCGAACAGGCCACTCAGGAGACCTGCTGCGATCGTGAGGAGACGAATCACGGCGCCGCTTCGATCCGAGAAGCGAAAGAACTTGGACCAGTTCGTCAGTCCGCTGATGAGCATCTTCAGCAAGACGGAGATCGTCCCTGCCGAGGCAATGAGCCACGCGATCCGATCTGTCGGAACAGTCGCCTGATCCTTGGCAGCAAGCTGTCCCTGGAGCTGCGCGATCTTGTCGCACATGTCCTTCGGGCCTTCACACTGCGCACTCGCTTGCGCAAGGGCATCGCGCTCGCACGTGGTGAGCACGAACAGCGAGATCGTGAGAACGAACAACCCGAACACGATGAACCCTGGAAACGACAGCACCTTCTTCATCGGATCTTCTCTCCTGTTGCCGGGTCGTACCCGCTCTTCACGAGGTAATCGGTGACAGCTTCGCTGAGCGCCTCCTCGACACGCAGACCCCTCTCTGCGCCGATCTTCCCGAGGAGGTTCACGACGGTTGAGTCCACGACCATGAGCGACATGGTCCCGTTTGGCTTTGACTCGAAATCGACCTGCTTGCCCATGCTCAAACCTTCTTGGCAATCGGTACCCCGTACTTCTGGCCACCCGCCTTGCCACGCTCGTACCTCTTACGGTCTGCCCAGACGATGCCGTCCGAGGACTGCGCCACCTCCGCAAACGAGAGTGCGACGGTCGCGTGCCTCGGCGTACCATCTGGGAACCAGGCATCGATCGTGGGGTTGCAGCCCACCATGACCGACTGAAAGTAGTCGCTCGGAGCGCCGCCCTTGGTGCGACCGATCCCACTATTCGGGATCACGACATAGAGCGTGGGAGGCGGGTCCACACCACCCGGAGAAAACGCCTGGTAGCGACCCATCCCCAGCGACTCCAGCCACTGGACGGCTGCAACGATGTCCACGTTGTACCGATCGCGCGGCACCGAACCAGGGGGGACGATCAGCGACTTGCCAACGATCTCTCCCTGTAGATCACGAGAAAACTCAGCGTTGAACGAGAGAACGCGCTCGCCGCCAGAGAACCACTGGTAGAGCGGGTGCGATCCTCCGTGCACCGTCTTGGACGCCCAACCTGGGGAGTTCGACCAGGTGATCGAATCAGGCCAGTACTGAAGCGGGTAATCACCGACTGGCGAGATCCCGCCGTCCGAGTTCAGGGGCACGATGTAGACCTGCGCCAGCTCCTCGGCCGACGACTTCTTTCCAACCAGGGATGCAACTACGCCACCGAAACCCATTACGTACTCCTACCAGAGAAGCGAGACGGTGTGACTAAACTGGGTAGACCCGTTCTTGTTCTCCTTCGTAAGCGTACAGTACGCGATCAGATTGTCCTCGGAATCGTAGACGCCGAGCTCCCAGACCACCGGCGAGTCGCCACGACCGTCGTCGATGAACTCCGGCAGGTCCAAGAAGCACGTGCAAACCACGCGAGGCGACGGCGAGTCCGTGTAGACAGCCGTGGTCGTGATGTCGACTCCGAAGTGCTTCTTGTAGCGAGCGAGGTATCCAATGTCGCCGGGCGTTGAGGACGTCGACTCGGCCTCCAGGGCAACCAGCGCCACGTCCGGAGCTTTTGGTGTCGCCCGGTAGTGGTAGCTCACCACGATGGCGGTCAGGTTCGGTACCGCCACCGTGTACGTGATGTTCACGAGCCCAGTCTTGTAGTTGATCGATCCAGACACGCCTGCACCGGAGATGTTTCCATTTCCGTTGTCTGTACCCGTGACCGCTCCCGCTACGATCGTCACCGATCCGCGGACGATGGGCACCTGAGAGATCGTGAACGAGAAGTTCTTGAGCACACCGTTGCCGGTGGCTCCCGTCTCCGATGGAACGTTCACCGAGTTAGCTCCACCTTCGCCAACGACGAAGTACGAGGCCACGTTCTTGATGAGTCCAGCCCAGCCTCGACCCATCGCCTTTCGGCCAGCGTCTGTCAGTACACCCTGGATGCTCATGTGACCTCCACCCTGAGCCCGGTTCCGTCCACATTGACGGCATCGCCGGACGTTCTATCGAAGAGAGTCGTGACCTGAATCTCGATACTTTCGCTGATGAGCAGCGGCTCCCAAACTGCATGGATCGGCGTGATCGTCTTCAGCTTGTGAATCAGCCGAGCAAAAGCGTCGGAGACCGCGATCTGGTTCTGCCCGATGTTGGTACCCGGTACGACGAGGAGCCTGAACTTGTGGGTCTTGCACGAGCCGCAGTCGCACCCGCCTTCTTGTGGCATATACGTGGCCTTGACCACCGCGCCGATCTCTTGCGTGGAGAAAGACACGCTAAACTCGCCTGTCCTGTAGTCGAGCGTCCCAGCACCTTGGCCGATGAGGTTGCCTTCTCCGTCGTCCGTGACCGTGTTCGTCGCCGTGAAAATCTCCACGGTGCCTGGGGTGATCGGTGGACAGTTCAGCGCTCCAGAGAACGCCGGAATGGACGAGTCGTGCCCGCCATACTCGCCGTCTCCATACGGTGTGATGCCGTACTGGCCGCTTGTGTTGGGAACCGTGTTCGTTGTCACAGGATCTCCCCCACAACCTCATCGACCACGCCTGTCTGCGTTGCCGAGAGACTGGTGCCGTCGAACCAAAGCTCTTGCACGGTCGCCTCGAAACCGTGGACCCGAGCAAGGACCACGAAGCTCTGCGACACGCCCTTGATGAAACGAAAGCGCCCGTAGATGTCCGCGGCTGAACGCTGGAACGTCTCAGCCTCGACCGTATCGGTCTCCAATCCGAAGCTTGCGCTGTAGTACCTGAGCAGATCCAGGCGGACCTCGAGCGGATTCGTGAGCGACGAGAAGTTGTTTATCAGCACCCGAAGGCGGTTCATCGGAAGGCAGAGCGCGCGAACAAACTTCTCGTAGTAGCCACCCGAGTCCGCGTCCTGCTGCTGCATGCGCGGCGGCAGCTCCTTATAAAGAACGAAGTACGTCCAATCGGCATGACCGTACGGTCCATGACCGTACCTCCCATACCCATATCCAGCTCCCTTTGCCATCAGACCTTGGTTCCATTAAGCAGGTAGACATGTGCTCCACGACGGACGGCGAACCACTGTTTGCTGAAGTCGGCACTGAGCGTGTTCGCTGTCAGGATGGGGGCCGCCGGCACGTTCGCGGTCAGCGGCCTGGCGACAGACACGTAGAGAATCGTTCCATCCGGTACGGCGATCGACCCAGCCGGGATCGTGATGACGATGCCTGTCACCAGGTTCAGCAGCTCCAGAGCGGCGTTCCAGGAGAAGTTCGTTCCGTCGAACGCCAGCGTGCCTCCTCCAACGAGAACCGTGTTTTCCATCTCCAAGACGGAGTAGATGGCTCGGTCGAACGCATCATCGAGGGCGTCGCGGAAGTCCCACCAAGGCTCCTGTTCCTCGGTCGGCTTGTCGAACTGCAAAAGCGGTGTCTTGGACATAGGATCTCCTAGCTCGACGCTCGAACGAGCTCGCTGTACGTGATCGTTCCGCGGACGATGGCGGTCCCATCCGGCGGGATGAGGTCCCCGTCCGCGTTCGGCATCACGACCGGATCCGTGTTGGACGGATCCTTCCAGGTCGTGTCCGTGATCTTGACGATGGCGCTCGCTACACCCGTCACGCCACCCACGCCGTTGAACGGCACGATGGTGCGGTACAGGGTGGAGACCAAGAGCGGAACGTTGTAGTCCCGCTTCTTGAGGAGCGGCGTCACGACAGCATCGACGAGTGGCCGGACCTTGGCGTACAGGAAGTTTCTCTCCACCTCGATCTTGATCGTGATGTTCACGGCGATGAGATCCCTGTATCCGCTCACGACGGAGCACGTGGTCGTGATGATCTTTAGCGGATCGAAGTACGCCTTCACGGCCGTACAGAGCGCCTGGGTCGGAGGGGCATAGTCGTCGTTTGCATCCAACGTCAGAATCTTGCACTGGACGATGTTTGCCTTGCACTCGCCACTGATGACCGTGTCGAGGTACGACTCCAGGTTGTCGGCTGCGATCCCTACGGCTTCCTGAACCAGCTGGGCCGTTCCGACTCCTCCGTCGCTTGTTGCTGTCGACGTGTCGATGTTGGTGCAAAGACCATTGATCGCGGCTTCGTCCGCATCGATCAGCGCAAGGAGAGCCGCCATCGCCGTGGAGTCCGCCTGGGCGGTTGCAATCTTGGTCTCCGCATCCACGATGTACGTGTTGATCGAGTCCGTCTCTCCGCGCATGTGCGCGTCCTTGTATCGGTACGAGCACATGACGGGATGACCACCAAATCCCGGATCGCCAGAAGGAGCAGCTGCGAAGGTGATCGAGACGGACCCAGTCGCGTAGTTGATCGTGCCCGTTGTGATCCCGGCACCAACGATCGCGCCGGCTCCATCGTCGAACGCCTGGATGGTCTTTCCATAGACGTAGACATGGAGGGTCGTTCCCGAAATCTTCGGTCCACTGTACGTGACCAGCGTGCCGCTCGCGAAGGCGATGATCCTTCTGTAGTCGGCTCCAATCTTGATGATCTGACCGACCATGTCGGACGTGAAAACCGACGCTCCGATGGAGATCTGTCCAGGAAACGAGTTCGCGTCACCATTCGAATCGGACGCGACCGTGTTCATGGGCGACACGAGCACCGCGACGGTGCCAGGTACAACCGGCAGCTTGGACAGCCCGGATGCAAAGACCGTCGTCGAGCCGTCCGACACGCCGAGAAGCTCTTGGTACGGAAGATCGCCAAGCTCCGCCTTCAGCGTGGCGACAACCGTCTTCGCATTGCTCGTGTCGGTGAGCGATCCTGCAAGCGACGTGTCCAGGAGCGCCTTTTTGGCGGCCACAGCATCATGCTGAGCGCCGATGTCGACGACCTTTGCCCTGACGGCGTTCGTCTTCGAACGAATGGTGACGTTGGCAGCCGTGATCGTGGCAAGACCGGCGGTCGGAGAAGAGGCGGCCTTGATGGCAGCCAGTAGGCTCTGAATCGTCAGCTCCTTCTTCACGCCACGGATAACCTGCGCACGGCCCTTGGCCACCGTGCCGACGAACCCATCGGAGAATACGTTCAGCAACGCGTCCCAGTCTGGCTGGGACACCGCGCGATTCGCTGTCGAGAAAAAGCGCGGCGAGTTTGCCTGCACCGAACGCGAATCCTCTGCTGGCGCTCCTCCAGAACTCGAGCCCGTGTGTGAGCCAACCACTGTGATGTCCTGGAAGTTCGCCACCAGAGCAGTCTTCGGTTGGGTCACGGTGTTCACCGGGACCGAATTTCCAAGCTCTCCCTTGGTTGCGACGTACTTAATTCGAATCTCGACACCAGCAGCAGGAATGTTCCCGAGAACGCTGTCGCCGAACCTCACGAATGGAGGGCTCGTGTCGTAGCTCACCTCGAACTCGTTGACCGGAGCGAACGGAAGGAAATCGTTTTCGTTCCAGGTCGTGCCGTTCACGAGACAGGTGACGGTGTCTCGTGCGATCTCGCGATCCGCACCGACACGGCGAAGCTTGAACCGCTGGTTGGCGGTTCCGTTGCTTGTGAAGACCTCGATGACCGTCTCGCCCTGGTGGTATCCAACGTTGCTGGCGACAGTGGAGCCAGACGGGATGACCGTGTCTGAGCTCTGCTCGAACACAAGTCCGTTCGGTCCATCGAACTGGAACCCTGCCTTGATCGAAACGTCGAACGCGTACGGTCCATCGGGGAGCGTGAGCGTGAGATCGAGGCTCGCTGCCGTCGCCCTGTTGGGCTTGTATCCTTGCTGATGCGCGTTGCGCGCGATGCTCGAACGAAGCGTTGCCAGGAACATGTACGCCTCGACCGATCTCTGGTCCATGTTGAACGAGAGGGTGTCGAGGGCGGCGCTGATGAATCGCATCAGCATGCGGCCAGGTGCGGCCGTCAGGAAGTCGTTGTAGACCGAACCGAAGTTCGACTTGATGTTCGCAGACACCTCGTCGAGGAAAGTCTGGTAGTCGCGCCCAGCGTAGGCGCTGCGCGTCAGCGTGTCAGTCACGCGCTCCGACGAACGCAAGATGCTCCCGCTGGTCAGAAACAGCCAGCCACCATTGACGACGCCAGGAGCACCAGGCGCCCACACGTAAGCAGCATCCAGCGATGTGTTGAAGACGATGTCTCCGTTGCTCGGGGACACCGGGAAGTCTGCAAGCTCAGGTGCCGAGAGGATCATGCCGTACTCCGCTGGAAAGTGATCTGGCTGCTGACGCCGATGAAGTAGTAGTCGACCGTGATCGTCACCACGGTTCCGTCATCGGTGTTGTCGGCGACGGTCACAACGTCGATTACTTGGACTCTTGGCTCCCAAAGTTCTGTAGACCGGATGACTTCCACCTTCACGAGGTTATCAAGCAAGGCCCCCGTCGTCTCGAAGACGAAGCTGTTCAAGTTCAGACCGAACGTGGGTGCCGTCTTGTCGTCACCAGGTTGTGTCGAATACAGGATGAGCAGGTTCGCTGCCACGGCTTCTTGGTCGCTGACCTGAGCAGGAATTCCTCCGGAAGAAGGAACCCACGGCCAAGCGATACCAGTCACGCTTTTTCCTGTACCAATTACGGGCATGCTGGTTCCTTCACACGAGAGTGAGCGGACCTCCGTTAGAAGCTACCTGACCACTGACGGTATATGCGTGGCAAGCGATCGCAAGTTTCAGCCCAGCTCCACCAGGGACAGGCAGCATCAAGACCGCGAGTAGCGGACCTGGAGGAATGAACGAGATCGATACGCTCACGGTGGGCGCGACCGATGGAGGTACTGGCGGACCCACAAAGACAACGGTCATCCAGTAGAGCGCGATAGCGGTAGCCCAACCGAGCTCCAGGAGACCAGGTACTGGGGACGGAGCCATGACCGCTGCCAGGACGGGCACCATGGCAGCCACGTTTCCTGGTGTCGTCGGCATGCACGCTCCCGCAAGTGCTTGCGATGCGTATTTGTCGTACGCCTGAGCAAGCGCCTTGGCCGCCTTCATAGCGGTGGGCGGCTTCGAATTGAACACCTTCTCGAAGTCTGCGCCGAGCTGGATGGGATTCAGGGGCATGCTGACCTCATGCCGCCAGTGCCGTCGCGTCGTTCGCGGCGAGGTTCGGATTCTCTCCCGCACCGACGCAGAGCGGCATCGGAGGCGGAAAGCTCGGAAGCTTGGGGATGCTCGGGAACTTGATGCTCGGGATCGGAAGACTGAAGCCGGGCAACTTGACCGATGGCATCTTGACGCCGATCAGGTTGAGCGACGGCAGACTGAGCGAGGGCAAGCTCGGAAGCCCAGGAAACTTGATGCTTGGAATCGGCAACGAGAACCCGGGCAGCTTGAGCGAAGGCATCGTGACGCCGATGAGCGTGAGGCTCGGCAGCGTGAGGCTCGGCAACGACGGCAGTCCCGGGAACTTGATGCTCGGGATCGGCAGCGCAATCGTTGGGAACTTGATGACTACGCACGGAAGAGACACTGCGACCTTTCAGGGCGAAACCTTGTGCCCGATGCTGAGCATCGTGATGAGTTGAGCAGACAGAGCAGAGATCTGGTCGGCATTGTTCGGTGGCGAGCTGGGCCCGACTCCGGTGTTCACTGTGATCGCAGCGACCTGCGTGATGAACTGGGTCAGGATCAGCATCAGCGGCTCACCAAGCACCTGAGAGAAGATCGCCTTCGAGCCGCCGATGGCGACCGTACCGCACTCGAACGATGCGCTGGGAGCCGAGACGTTCACCTCTCCCTGGGCCTGGAGTGCGATCTTCTGGCTGCTCGGGTCCATGGCAATGGTGCATGCCACGGTCCCTCCGCCAGCTGCGCTGATCACCCACCCCTTGGACAGATCTGCGCTGAGCGTGTTGATGGCGTTGCCGCCGTCGTCCACGTCCGAGTAGAAAAACTGCTTGTTTTCTTCGTCGAGCTGAAGACGGCGACCGCTCTTCGAGACCATCGAGATGGACCCGTTCTTGTCCATCGCGAACACGGCCTTCTTGGCATCTGCGGTGTCGCCGTTGGACCATGCGATCTGAACGAGCTCCTCTCCCTCCTTGGTCTCAAACAGCATGAACATGCCGTTCTTCAGGCGGAAGCCACGACGGGTGGGTGACTTGCCCTTCTCAGGCGCAAACTCGTCCGGCACATCGGAGACTCCGTCTACGTCGCCAAACCAGCCGCCCGTGTAGTTCGGGAACCGGGTATCGCCCATCTCGAACCAAACGTTGACGCCATCGCCCTCATCCGGAGGCCAGAAGAAGCCACTCTTCTGCCCGGCACCGAGTGACTCGGGATAGCACCAGATGGGAAGCGTGTCGTTCCCCGCAACGACCGGTACGCGCACCTTGATACGACCAAGGCCCTGCGGATCCTTGTTGTCGACGACGATGCCACGGTAGTTGCCGTACCAGCGATCGTGGGTCTTCTCCAGACCATGGTCGATCATGCCCTTGTAGGAGGGATCGTTCATACGCCTGCTCCCTTGTCCGCCGACTTGTCGTCGCTGTCATCGTTGGTCGCAGGCTTGTCGCCAGCGCTCGCTGCGTCAGTCACATTCTTCGGATTCGCGAACGCGCCGATGATGCCGCTGGCCATCACCGTGAGGTGCATCACGCCGAACTCTCCCCCACCGATGCGGTGTTCAATGAACTGAACTCGGTGGTTTCCTTCGAAGGGCTTCCCTGTCATCTCCATGCGCACAAGGTCACCAGGTAGCAGCGTCGGATCGTCGATCGACTCGAACTCGGCCGTCTGGCCCGTCTTCTCGACGTTGTTGTCGCTCTTGCCGAACGCAATGGCCTGACCGTCCTCCTGCTGACTCGACAGCGGCATGCGCTCTGTCGACTCGTTGCCGGCAGCAGCTACGCTCGCCTTGGCTCCACCAGCATCCGGATGAGCAGGGATGTCCTGCGGCAGCGTGGACTGGTCCTTCGCGTCGCGTGGAATGGTGATGCCTGACGATCCGACATCGGTCACGATTGTGCCAAGCGTTCCCTTCGTCTTGACCTTGCTCCAGTCGATCTTGAGGACATTCTCCTCGACCGTCGAAACCTTCTGCGTTCGATCGGCGTTGGGACCGAAGGTTGTCGCTGCGACACCGCGGCCGGGAAGGAACATCGCATTGGTCTCCGTCGAGTACCCCCATGCAGGCCAAATGCCATCTGCCGGGTTCGACTTGCCATAGACGCGGAAGATTCGGCTGGGCGGCTCCGGATCGTTGCCCTTCAGGATGTGGATCTCGAAGCCCTTCGCGACGAACATCCAGAGACCCAGGGGCTCAATCGACTTTCGAATGAAGGCCCAGTCGTTGACGCCACTTTGTACGAGCGACTTGCGAGGCTCGTTGAGCGCGTCTGCGATGATCTTCGGGAATGGCTTGCCGTTGTTCAAGACAATCGGCATTCCGTACACAGAGACGATCTCCTTGATAACGTCCATCAACGAACGTGGTCCCGGCGTTCCGCCCTCGGACGCCCACACCTTCGCCGACCCCTTCCGCATCATCGAAAACTCGAACCCGGTACCGTTCAGCGTGATCGAAAAACTCTCGACGTCGATCCCAATCGTCGGCGGCTTCATGAACGACCAGTACCAAGGCGATACGTGTGACGGATCGTCCGTGTAGCCCCAGCGCACGCCGAGCGAGTTGTACAGCCGGACCCATGGGCTCTCGATCAGATCGATGAAGTCCTCGTACCGCGGCGGACACAGAACAACAGCGACCTCCGAGTTGTGCGCGAGGCCAGTCTTGACAGTCATGCTGCTGAAGTACGGAAGGTACTTCCCTTCACCGCGGGTCTGTCCCGCATCGAAGCGCTGAGTCTGTCCCGTCTCGGGGTTGTAGACCATGATGTTCACCCACGCAGCACGGAACGCGAACGGTTGCGGCATGGCTAGCCTCCCGTCGACTGCTGCGTGAAGAGCTTCTCGAAGACAAACGTCCGCGACGGGATGTAGATCTTGTCACCTGTCGCGATGCTGAACGGCAGGTCTTGGAGGTTGTTTCGCTTCGCGATCACCCACCAAAGCGTGGAGTCTCTGTAGTACTCGAACGCAAGATCCTCGATGCGATCAAGCTCGTCCCATTGGTACAGCTCATCGTCCGGCTGCGGATCGATCGCGGGGATGATCGGAACATCCCAGAACTCGGTGTCACTCACACTGACGAGGTTTGCGAACTGGAGGCGGCTGCGAGGGGGGATTCGAACAGACATTGATCACCTTGGTCCAACGGCGTTGCCGGCGGTCTGCACGGCACCGCTCAGCTGATACTGGAACATGGCCTGCCCGAACTTTCGCCCATCGAGGTTGACCTCAGCGACCATCGGACGCTGAGACATGGAGGCGATGTTCGCGTTCATCTGAGCGAGCTGCTGGGACATCATCGCGTTCGCGGCAGCGATGTCTGAGGCGCTGGCCACCTGGGCGGCCGGCGATGCCTTGTCGACGTTCGGGAGCTTGCGACCTTTGGCACCAGCCGCAGGAGAACGAGTCCCGACACCATCGGCAGCATCGGCAGGAGTAACGGACGCCTTGGGCTTCGCGTACTTCTTGGTCAGATCGTCCATCTTGATCGCATAGTCTTCGTTCGCGAGCTGACCCTTCTGACGATCAATCTCCTTGTCCGCTGCGGCGTAGCTCTTCTCCTTGGATGCGACCTCCAGATCGGTCTCCCACTGCATGCGATGAAGCTCTGACGTCATCGCATCGTTGTCCTTGAGCCTGTCTCTCGCCATGTCTTTGAGCGAATTGACAAGAGCGCTCGGTGCTCCGATCTTGTCGAGCATATCGGCGAGCGTGGAGCTGATCTTGGCGACCAACGCGTTCACGACAGTAGCGATGAGGCCCGAGGCCGCATACGCGCCCATCTTCACTCCGCCCCACATCTTCGTGAAGCCGATGTCCACGTGCTTGACGATGAAGCCCATGCCCTCAGTGACCATGAGCAAGAAGCCTCTCCACGTGATGGAGAACTTCTTGTGCATGTTCGTCCAGCCCCCGATCATGTCCCCCAGCGCGCCGCCGGTGAACTGGTCCGCGAACTTGCCAGCAGCCGTGAGGATGTACTCGAACGTGTCGGTCGACTTGTCTGCGAACGACTTGTTTGTGTCGTTCCAGCTCTTCGAGAGCTCAGCGTTCTCCTCGACCATGTTGTCCTTCAGCCACATGTACGCGCTGAACACCGCGATCGCCGTGTTCCCGATGTCCTTCTTGTGCTTGTCGAACGAATCCTTGATCTTGCCAGCAAGCGTCTCGAACTTCTTCCCGAGCTTCGAAGCCACCGCCGCGCCCGCCTTGTAGATGGGTGCAAACATCGCCTTGCCCATGCCGAGAGCAGCCTTGCCAACGATAGCGCGAGCCGACGATGACAGGAGCATGGCGATAACCAGTGCGCCGATGGCGAACTTGCCGAGCGTGCGTAGGTTCGAGCCGAACGTCGCCTTGTTGTCCCAGATGCCCTTCCACAGCCCCTCGAGCGCACCCTTGCCCGACTTGTACAGTGCAGAGCCGATGGAGCCTCCCAGGGTGACGTGAACACCGTCGCTGTCGAAGAACCCGCCAATCGCATCGACGATGAGCTTGCCGATGGCGGTGGCTCCGCGGGTTGCGAACTCGCCCAGCTTCGACGCTCCTCCCTCCCAGTCGACCTTGCTCAGCATCCCGGCGATGCCTTCCATGATGCTGGGACCTGCTGCTTCGATTGCGCTGACGAAGTCGTCGATCATCGGTCCGATGTCTGTCCAGACCTCGCCCATCTTCTCCTTGAACGTGTTGAAGGCCTTGGGCCCTTCTCCCTTGAACCACTCGGACGCTTTCTTGACGCTACCGATGACGTCCTGACGAAGGCCCTTGTCGAAGAGGGCCATTGCGAGAAGAACGGGTCCACCAGCACCAATCAGGGTCGGCAGATCGCGAAGGCTGATGCCGAGCTTCGACATCGCGCCGAGCGCTCCGGTCGCCTGGGTCGCGAACACGCCGAATGCGTTACCCGCCTTGCTCGTCTGTGTGAACAAGCCGGAGAGGCCGACGCGTTGCATGAGGAGCAAGCGGTGCGTGAGGCCGGCGACGGATTTTCCATGAACGGCCGGGTCGGCAAGCTCCGACAGCTTCGTGCTCGTTCCTTCGAACCCCTTCTGGAGGTTGCCGAACCAGGCATTGAAGTCCGTCTGCACGAGGGAAAACGTCTTCATGTGGAAGCGGTCGATCATCGCCTGGACGGGATTTCCGGAACCCACGAACTTGTGAGCCGCCTCGGCCGCCTTACCCATGGCGTCGCCCGACTTCGCAAGGGCACCGGGTAGCTGCTTCAGCTTGTCGTTGATCTTCCCCCAGTTGGCCTGCATCAGATTCGTGGCATCGCTACCGAGTACCGAGTTCACGGTTCCGGCAAGGCGCTGGAATGCGGGGCCCATGCGCCCACCTGACGCCTCCGCGTTCTTGGCGAGGTTCTGGAGCCCTTCCATGAACTTCTGCGGATCCTTCTGGATGAGCGCGAACATCTCGTCGGCAGACGCGCCCGTCTCGGCGAGCTGCATGCCGAGCTTGCCGATCTCGCCACCCATGCCGCGAAACATGTTCTGGATGTCTTTCTTCTCGCCCGCGAGGACGGAGAAGATCTGACGCGAGAGGCCCAGGCTCTCCTCGGCCGGCTTGCCAAGTCCTTCGGTGATGGCACCGCCGAGGGTGACGATCGATTCGGCGAACTTCTGGATGTCCTCCGGCTTCGCCTTCTTGCCCATGTCGGCGAACTCTTTCGAGAGATCGTTGACAATGTCAGGCCACGCCTGGACAGCCTCTCGACCGATGTTGAAGACTTTGCCGATCGTGAAGATGCGATCTCCAAGGGTCTTGGCGGCCATCTCGTCCATGTTGAACGTCTTCTTGAGCGTCGAGAATGTGGTGGCGAGCTTTCCGCCATCGAGCTCGAAGACGCTCATGACCTTTGCCATGCGCGTCATCGTTCCGCTCATCCCCTTGGTGCCCATGGCCTTCTCGACGTCGACGCCCTGCTTGCGCATCTCCGTCAGGCCCTTGGCCATCCCATCGAGCGACTCGCCCGTACGGAAGTGAGCTGCGATGATCGAGTTCTTCCACTTGTTCGTCTCCTTCTCGTTGACGTTCATGCCAACGTTCATCGCAGCGAACGACTTGTTGAACTCGGCCAGTGCAGAGTCATATGGGATGTCAGGGTTCATTGCTCGGTCGACCATGCTGTCGACTCGACCGGCGATGTTTCCCATGAGCCCCGTCGCCCTCGACGACATGGAGCCGACCTTGTCGATGAAGGCCTTGCCCCACTTCCCCGCGCCCTCGCTCAGCCTCTTGAATGCAGCATCGGTCTGCTCGGTGGCCTTGAAGACTTCCTTCAGCTTGGAAACGAGACCAGAGTCTCGCGCTTGAAGGTCGACGTTCAACGTCCCCTGATCGTTGCTGCCTGCGCCTGCGAGTCCGTTGCCCATTTACAAACCTGACTATAACACACGTGGTGCACACAGCTTAGGAAGCGAGGTTCCTATCCAGAAAGCCTCGCTCCCATCAGCTTCGCGAAGAACTCGGACCAGTTCTTGTCGTTGCTCCGCTGCCTGTCCAGCCACTGGTTGAGCATCCGAACCCGACGCGCCCACGGCACCTTTTTGGCCGCGTAGTAGTCTCCACCGAACGCTTCTAGCCAGAGACCAAGCTCGTACTCCAGGGATTCGAGGTCTCCGACGGGAAGAAAAAATCAGGCGACCCGATCGACAGGTTCACGGTGAATTCCTTGTCGCACAGGGTGCAACGGTGCCGAACCGCCGTCTCGACATCGCACTCGTTGCGCTCGTACGCCCAGCGCATCTTCATGCGCTTGCTGGTGCCCATCTTCTTGATGTCATCGTACTCGACCGGCTTGCCGTTGATCAGGAGCGTCCTCACCGCAATCGCAGGCGTGAACTGATCGCCATGCTCTTCCTGTAGCTTCTCGAGCAGAGCCTCATCGGTGCCGAGCATGATCTTCATCTTCGCGACATTGCCGCCACCGAGGTCGACGTCGTACGTACGAAGCATCGGATCCTTTGGTCGCGTCAGCTTGAGCGTGCGCAGGTCGGTGAACTTCTTCAGCTGCCCCTGACAGCGCTCGCGTGGGCATTCGACGTCGTACCAGAAGATCGGACCAGGTGAGAGCTTCCGCAGCTCGATGAGTATGTGCGGGCGATCATTGGCCGGCATCTCGATCACCGCCTGACGGATCGCGCGACGATCTTCGAGCGGCTCCGGCATCGGACCTCCTGGCTCTCCGCCGATCGTCTGGCCAACCGCGGGCAGGAGCTTCTCCACGCAGTTGATGACGATGCCTTCGACACGTGCTCGCGGCGGGATATCCTTCTTCGCGATCAGCTCCTCTTCTTCTCCGCCGATCTCTCGCACAAGGACGCGGTCGTAGAGGATGCCCTCCTTCGACACGTATCCACTGAGGAGCGAGATCTCCCTCGGCCAATCCACGATGATCTGCGTGTCACTGTTGTCCATTGCCATGTGTCACTTCTCTCCTCGGTGCTTTGCGATCAGTTGATCGACCTGGTGTGCTGGGATGAGTCGAAGGCAGTCCTCCAGAACATCCTTTGGACTCATCGTCGTGAGCAAGACGCGGAAGATGCGGCGAGCAAGCTTGTTCTCCTTGCCACCCCGCGCCGTAGATGACTCTTCACGGCTCTGAGAGACGAAGGACTGGATCGCGTTGCGGATCACGTCGCTCATGTCGATCTGCTTGCCGACAGCGATCTTCTTGAACTCGTCGACGAGCTCCTCGCGAACCCATGCTCCGAGCCGAACCTGAACCTCGCCATTCGTAGAGACTCTTCGAGACGCAATCTTCGATGCGCGGTTCGTAATCGGGTCGTCTTTCACGCTCACAGTGTACATCCGAGCGCAGGCTCGCTCAGAAGTCTAGTGAGCTTGCTTCATGGCTTCGGTTTGATGACGAGGTACTCGCCGAGACGAAGTCCGTCCGCCGATGGTGTCGGCGTCGAAAAGGTGAACCATGTCTCCAGGAAGCTCGTCCAAAGCTTCGGCAAAACCAGGCCCGGCTCCGGATCCATAATGATCACGCTCTTGTCATCACAACCGACCACCAGGCTCACGTGCAGACCATCGCCACGCCGGCCATGTCCCCACCAGAAAAACAGAAGCGGGAGACGCTCCTGCTCCACAAAGCGCTCCACGTCGGCGCTCGTGCCGTTCTGCTTGTACTCAGCATCGAGCCCAAAGGACTTTGCTGCATCCACCAGGCCCTCTGGTGTGCAGCCCTTGTCGGCAGTCACGCCGGCAGCGGCCGACACTTCCAGTTCGGTCGTGTGGAGGCCGAGAAAATTCAGGAGACATGCGAGGGCAGCCGGGCCACAGAACTGGGTCGTCTGCTGTACCGGGTCAACCTTGAGCGTGTTCGGTGGAAGCTTCCCAGCCAGATCGATGTCGCCCAGCGACTCTTTCACGCTCGCAATCGCTTGCGTAGACACACTCTCGGGCACGAAGAACTTCTGCTCACACTTCTCGCAAGCCACCTCGTCCTGGGTGTCGTCCGGAAAGCCCTGCACCGCATGACAGCTCGGACACTCCACCTCGCCGACCATTCCGTCGATGGCTTCAGGGAACGTGCGACGAACGATGCCGAGAATCGGACTCTTGCCCTCTTCCTCATCCTTGCGACTCTTCGGGGTCGACGGCGCCACCAAAACGTCTGGCGCGACGTTGGCGGACATTGTCCCTGCGCCAAACCCATCCTCATCACGAAGGGCTCGCTTGGTTTCCTCGAGCACGGTCGCTTTCAGATCTATCTTCATCAGAACCCCAGGTCGATCTCGTCGATGTCAGAGTAGTCGAGCTGAAGCTCGCGGAGCGAGATGGCCGGACTCGATGCGGAGAGATCGCTCGCTGGACGGTACCCGGCCGGCTGGCAGTCGTACAGTAGCCAGGCTCGCGATGGGATGCGACCGATGAAGCCGAACGCTTCCGCCGAGGCGAGGCTCAGGCCCGCGCCAGCCAGGTTGGCGGTACTTGCGACGCGTGCCGGGTTGTACGACGACAGGATCCCGTTGCCCTTCAGCGAGAAGTGAACGAGCAGCAGGTTTCGGCGCGCCCCCGAAATCGCATTCAGCGACCCGCTCTCGCCCGTCAACGCTGCCAGGTACCAGCGCCAGAAGTCTCCGTCTTCGAGGTACGCGCCACGCTGACAGACAAGCGTGTTCGGCGTGCCGCGCTTGATGACTTTGTGCGGGTAGTACGCGTTGCCTGGCGTGATAGTCGCCTTGTCAAGGCTGAGCAACGGAGCCGTCACCATCGAGAACCCGATCGACGGGTTCAGCACGAACGGGAACAGGCTTGGGATCTTCGGACTCACATCGAACAGATGGAACCGAAAATCCTGGAGGAGATCGAGGTCGCGTTTCTTGGCCACGTCACCCTTTCAGGGCACGAGTGCCGTTAGGTCTTCTCTTCCCACTGCTCGACAGCAACTTCGAGCTCGCGGACGTTGATCTCGGAGTTCGTGGAGTCGAGGTCGCCAATCGGCTTGTTGCGAAGCGGGAAGCACTCGAACAGATCGATCTCCTTGACGACGTTCGGCGGCGAGACGTTCGAGTTGTCGTGGACGACGATCTGGAGGTCCGCTCGGTACTCGGCACCCTCGGCACACGCTTTCATCCACTTGAAGAACTCGGACTGCTTCTTGGTCGCGCCCTGGGCCAACGTCGCAGTACCAATTGTCGGGATACCCGGTTGCTTCACCGTGTAGAGCGTGAGGCCATCGCGATACTCGGCAGGAGCGAGGCTCTTGTCGGGCACGGTGACAGTCTTGAACCCAGCAGTCGCCGTCAGGAACGTCCCCGTTGGCTCCACCACGTGGAACCGGAAACTCTGGATGAAGTCGTCTTGCCTCTTGCGCGCCATCCTCGTTACTCCTCTCGGTTCCTAGCCCGGTTCATTCTACCCGCTGGTGACCTACGAGCCAAATCTACTTCAGAAAGACGAATCAGGTCCAGATAACGCCTCACCACGGATCCTTTGACTTCGGCGGCGGCTTGTTCAGCACACCCAAGAACGTCCAGCGAAGGTCCCCAGAGTTCAGGAGTTCACCATCGACTTCGTCGGCCAGCTCCTTTGCGAGGTCCGGTCGTCGCTCCATCATGGTCACGAACGCATCGACCTCGTCGAACAGCTTCGTAACTTCGGAGCAGTTGGCGGCCTTCATGGCGGGGCCGTACTTGCCCTTCGATGTCAGCTCACGGTACGGGAGAGCGATCGTAGAGCCGGGGCTGGGAAGTGTTGCGGCACCACTCAGTTCGTAGACCTCCTTCAGCCACTGAAGCAGATCCTTGGGATTCGTGTCGTGGTGCCCGACGATAGTCAGCGAGATCCAGCCGCGGGCGCCTCCGTTCTTGATCCCACACTTTACGATGAACTTGTACGGATCGGGAGCCTCCTCTTCGAGCTCCGCGATGACGTCGTACTTCGACGCCTTGCTTTTGACCGGCGCACTTGGGATCGCCGACTTTCCATGAAACGGTGCTGGGGCGCGCTGCTTGGCGAGTTCCATCGCCTTGTCCGCTTGCTGGCGTGCGTAGTCCGTGTACGACTTCGAGTACTTCGACGACTCCACGAACTGACGCAGTGCTTCCAGGTTGCTCATCGTTCCTCATTGTCGATCAAACAGAGGCGGGCCGTTATGACCCGCCTCCAGTCGACCGCTTCATCACGCCGCGAGGGCGATCTTCTGACGGAACCGGAAGCGAATGAACTCGCCTGGGGTCGTGGTTGCGAGGAACGTGTCGATGATGACTTCGCCGTTCTGCGAGGAGTTGTCGTCGTTGTTCGTGTTGTCGACCACGACCGCGAACGCGTCCTCCTCCTTCTTGGTTGGGAAGTACCCCTGAGCAAGCAGGCCGCGGAGGAAACCGCGGACGTTCGTCTGGATTCGACTGAACAGCTCCGGACCGATCGTCTCGAAGACCGTCCACCACGAGTTGACGAAGATGCTCTTCTCGACGAACAGAAAGAATCTGCGCGCTTGGATGTAGCGCCAGCGCTTGTCGAGCGAGAGCGTCCTGGCGCCCCAGACAGCTCGGCCCGTCTGGCGCTCGCCGATCATTGGGTTGACGCCAGTCGGGTAGACCGTGTCACGATCGGTCTCGGAGATCGTTCGCTCGAACCCGAGGGTTCCGACGAGTCGACCATCCGTGACGCCAGCGGGCGCCTTGGCGACGTTGCGCGTAGAGTCGGTCCGTGCGTAGACGCCCGCCACGTGTCCAGAGGGCGGCACGTTCTTGGGCGCTCCATTCGCGAGGCTGTCTGCGGTCTTGATCCACGGCCAGTACAGCGCGGCGTAGGACGTATTGAACGCGCCCGTGTCCCTGCGGTACGTGACCACGCCGGCGGCATCGAGCCCGGCCGCCGGATCCAGGATGACGAAGATGTCCTTCCTCGTCTCTGCCCAGGAGATCAGGTCGTTGTGCACCGACAGCACGCCTGCGAAGTCAGGCAGGATGACGTTGAGCACTTCATCCGTGATGTCGTTGAACAGATAGATGCCACCCTTCGTCGCGGCTAGCGACGGATCGGTGACGTCTGAACGACCCAGAGGACCAGTGCCATCCGTACCGCTTGCCAGATCGTACGTGACTGTGTCGCTAGCCGTGGTCGTGTACGCCACGTAGACGGGGGTTCCAGCAGTCGGAGCTGCGGAGAACGTGATACTGATCTCGCCGGTCATGTAGTCGACCGTGCCAGACGACACGCCCGTTCCGGAGAAGGACCCAGTACCGTTGTCGGTCACGTTCACGCTGATCGCACCGGTGAGGGTCGTGGTGATGGTGACGTTCTTGCGGTTCGGCAGGTTCATCAGGCGACCAGTAAAGGTCGTGAGCGACGCGTTGCCGACTGCGTCACCAAGGAACTCCTTCGTGATCGACACGGGTACGAGGGTGCGTGGGATGCCGTACCCGACACCTTCCGTCACCGTCACGTAGCTCGAGCGAGCTCCGATGTACCCAGCGATGAACGCCGGGTCGGTGTCGACATCGAGGACGACTTCCGAATAGGTCTCGCGCGTGGTGAACTTGTTGTTGCCGTCCAGCTCCTCGTTGATGATGGCGTCGAACTTGGTCCAGCCACCAGTCGAGGTCTTCCAGTTCGGGTCACCGACGATCTGGATCTGGATGTCGTTGCCCCAAAGACCTGCGCCGAGCGCAGTGACCGTGAAGCGACTCGCCACGGCAGCTTGGCCGAGGACAGTCTTCGGTAGGTCCGTCGAGACGATCCCGAACAGCTCCAGGCTGCACCCGCCCGAGACCGGGGCAGTGAATGCGATCTGCGATGCGGCGCCAGTCGTCGGAGATGTGAGCTGGATGCGGTACCGCACGCCAGCGCTCGTGACCTGCGTGATCAGCGACGCGAAGTTGGAGAGCGACACGTCCACGAGAGCCATCGCCGTGTTGATGTTCGTGACAATCGCCGACAACAGGTATGAGCCAGACACGCCAGCATTCGAAGTCACGTCGACCGTGGTCGGTGTGAAGGCGTTCACCGTGAACTTCATGTTGTACTTTGACGCCGACAGGGTCGTGATCGAAGTCGTCGCGAAGGTGCGTCCGATGAACACGGCCGCAGTTGCGGCATCGGCCAACGTAAGGTTCGCGGCTACTGCGTCAGACGGCGTCACGCGACGGATGTACGCGCTCTGACCGTCGTTGTTGAAGAAGCCGTTCAGCGCATAGGCGATGTACGAGTTCTTCCAGAACGTCCCCGTCTTCTGTTCGACCTCGGCGTAGCTTCCTGCCCTGACGATGACGTCGGTGCGGCCTCGCTTCGTCCACCCAGCAGTGATGACAGTGGACGTCGAAACGCCCTCAATCGCTCCCGGTGCCGCCGGCAGCTCTTCGATCGTAACCTTCGCGCTCTTGTTAGCCATGACTCTCCTCCGCCCTGTGATCCGCCAGGATTCTCAGAACTCGCCGCGCGTCATCCCCGCTTCTTTTTGGAAGTCGGGCCGCTGTCGGCTTCCTCACCACCACCGGAACCGCCCGGAGGTGCGAAGTTCACGGGAGGCGGCTCGTTCTTCGAGCCCTCCTCCGTGAGAACTGCTCCGAGCGTCTGAGACGCCTGGACCATTTCTCCATCCGGACCCTTCACGAGACCAGGCACTGCATCGAGCTTGGACAGATCGACGGTGCCATTTGACGGCATCGCGGTCGGACGCTTCGGCTGCTCCTCACCATCTTCCCAGGGGGCCAGAAGCTCCTGCCTGATGTGATGCTGAACGAGCTCCATCGCGTAGTCGTCCGACCAGAGCCAGATGGTCTGCTTGCCACCGAGCGAGATGCCGCCATGCGTGACGGTCTCCAGAGCAAGAGGGCCGGGCGCGAAGTTTCGGAACTTCCGCGGCCAATCCGTACGCTCTTTCTTCGGCTTCTCGTCTGTCTTGGGCGCCGCAACCTGGTTCTCGTCTGCCATCGTCAGCTCCTTCGATCACTTTTGCTGGGCCGGGTTTACGGTCGCAGGCTTCGTAACTGCTTTCTCAACTGTCGGGTCGTCAATGTCAAGATAACCCAGAACACGAACCGACCACGACCATCCACGTACTCGATGCGCGATGTCCATCGCCTCTGAGAGGCTGGTTGGGCCATCCACGAACATCCCGTATCCGTCTACGCTATCAAGTGAATCGGTAACGTCCAGATTATCCCTTGGCGGGAACCGCTTCATGATGTGCCTAAGCAGGCTCTGAGCCTGGGACTCAGCCCTGTTTCCTTCTGCGCGACATAGAATCGTGTACGGAATGTCGAACGGCCACGGCTGCGGCTTCGTCTCGTAGGCGTCGTACCCGGTAGCTGTCCTCTGAACAACCTTGCCCGTCTTGCGATCCATGCCCTTGGAGAGCACAACGGTCACAGGGGCGGCACCGGGCGCAGGTCGCACGTACTTCAGCTTCTGACCGGCCTGCCATCTCTCCATGGCCGGTACAGGATCCTGGCGTCGCACGATGATGCTGGGGTTCACCCAGTACTCGGTCGCATCGTTCGGTGCAGCCAACGTGATAGGAACGCCCGGCATCATGGTCCGGCGCAGAGCGACTACAGGAAAGTCGTCCGGAAAGTCCGGATACTCGACACCTGTCACCTTGGTGAAGAAATGCTCTCCGGTGACGACCCCGCCGAGCCTCTGCACGATCCCGAGGTCGTAGTCACGAACGAACGTGTCTCCTACGAGATGGTCAGGGGTTTCGGGAGAGAGCTTCGGCATCGATCAGTACGAGCCGCCGAGCCGCCCCCGCAACATGTTCCCGTAGTTCGGGGTGGCCGAGAGTCGATTCGACTGGTCCGTAGCGTCGATGCGCGCGAGTTCGATGGCCTTCTGCACATCCGAGAGCGCGCGGTTGTACCCCTGGAGGCTCGAGCGGCACGTGGCCACGACAGCTCCGTTGATCATGAACTCGATGTTGCCGCCACCAACTTCGACCCTCACCTCGATCGAGGCTTCTGAACCGTCGAGGCCGCCCGGTACGCCTGTCACCATCGTGCCCGACGCTGCGCCGCCAAGGCCGACCCTGATGTCCTGGTCGATGATCGGAGCAGTCGCACCGCGAGCGATGTCCGCAAGCACTTGCTGAACGATGTCACGTGGCATCGGCTCCGCACTGTCGCGCGAGTCCTCGAAGAGGCCGCGTCGCAGTCTGCTTGCAGCTACGTTCATAGCGCTGGTTCGCTTGTTCGCGTTCATTGCTGGGACACCACT